GCGTCTATGGCAGCGTGGCGAATAACAGTCTTGCAAAAGGCATCGTGTGTATGCCGGATATGTTCTTGATACTTTTCGTGTTCGGTCATGACACGGCAAGGCATTCCAGGGTCTCCTCAACCGTTACTTCAAGTAAAATAAAATACAAATATATACAAATAGATACGCCCATGTACAGGGCAATATGCACAGTTCTTTGCACTATAGTAATTATATGGTATGAGATGTATCAAAACATCTTATACCATATTTTTTTGTTTTGTGGGAATATGGTGGGAATTTGATGTGTAGCAGTGATACTTTTTGTCTTTTCCCACAAACATCTTGCAAACAACGTATTTAAGCCGAAATATCTAATATTTATAATAGATTGGTGGGAAACTCAATTTTTTCGTATTGACATATATAAACAAGAATTGTATAATAGATATTGAGGTGATATAAATGAAAGGCAGCGTAAGAAAAAAAGGAGCTACTTGGTCTTTCCGTCTTGATCTGGGCAAACAAGAGAATGGAAAACGTAAACAAATTGAACGTAGTGGTTTTGCTACTGAAAAAGAAGCTCAAGCTATGTTAGCCAAGTATATAGACGAGTATAATAACAATGGTGAGATTGTCGAGAACAAAAAGATAACTCTTAATGAGGTTTATCAGGAATTTATCGATAATGAAGCTAATACCACCCGTAAGCATTCAACCGTTACAAGATATAATTCTTTATATAGAAATCATATATGTAATGAAATAGGTTACAACTATATTGGTAATTTTTCGGCACAAAAATTACAAGAATATATTAATAGTAAAAGAAGCGAAAATCTGAGTGACGAATACATTAGAAGTATTTACAATTTTTTACTTGTATTATTTAGGTATGCTGTTAAAAGGAAGTACATCAGAACCAATCCTACTATCGGAGTTGTCCCACCAGCAAGTTATCGTGCATACGGTGAAATACAAACTTACACTAAAAAAGAATTAGAGTTAATGGAACAAAGATGTGCTACAACAAATTTAACTCCAGCCTTTAAAATAGGAATTAACCTTGGTCTTAGAGTTAGTGAATGTTTTGGATTAAGATTTTCTGATATTGATTGGAATAAAAAGACTATACGAATAAACAAGCAATTATATTTTCAAGATAAACAATGGTCTTTTATACCACCCAAAACAGTAAGTAGTGTAAGAACTATAAAAATGGGTGATGAATTTACCAATTACCTCAAAGAGCTACAAGCACAGCATGAAAAAAATAAACAAGAATACGGCGATGGATATGCTATAAATTTTGTTACCGATAGAAGAAATGACAAAACGCAAAGAATTATCGTTGATGACTTTATAAATGTTAAGCCAAACGGAGAAATGCTTACTCCAAATAGCATTAAGTTTATGAGACGCATATTTAAAGACGACCTCAATATAGACTTCAAGTATCATAATCTTAGACACACTCATACCACTATGTTGGCTGAATCGGGTGTAAATCCTAAGTACGTACAGAAGCGCTTAGGGCATAGTAAATTAGAAACCACTCTTAGATATTACACCCATATCACTGATAAAATGGATGAAGAAGTTGCAAATATTATGGATAATATTCTAAAATAACTAAAAATATCCCGCTCAAATAGTATGAAATAAATCATATTATTGAGCGGGATATTTTTAGTTATTTGCTATTTTATATTGATGAAGAAGCTTAATATCAGTTAAATCACTTAAATCATAACCGTCATAAGCCTCTAAAAAATCATTTAATGATTTAGCTGTTATTTTACAGCTACCTAATTTAATACTTTTGAGAATGCCATTGTTGATTAAATCATATACTGCATTTTTATTTATTTTTAATATTGAAGCCACTTCAGCAACGGTAAAAACAAGATTTGGAAGAATTGTATTGTTCATATTACTTACCACTACTTCCTAATGCACCCATTCCCCTATCAGATGCTATTTCTTTAAGTTCATTATATGTAAGTTCTTCAACCTTAACCTTTGGAACAGGAACTACAAGAACCTGTGCTATTGCTTTTTCATAGGGATAAATAGTATAACCACTTGTGTTTTTCATAAATATATAATCGGCATCTTTTTTAACAATAGCTATCTTTTTATTTGTTGTATTGGTAATGGGAACAAACCACTCGTTACGGTAGCCACTGTCGATTACACCACACCTCTGAGCAATACCCTTACTACCTGTTGACCCTCTCTCTTTGAGAATAAAACAATAATCTACATCGCACGCAGAAGCAATGCCTGTTGGTATCAATGTAGTTGTATGTGGGTCAATGATAATAAAATCATCTTCAAAGTCAGCATAGATATCAAATCCTGCGTCCTCATCTCTCTTTGTGGGTATAACCGCTGTAGGTCTTACTTTAGCAAATTTAACTGTTGTGTTCATTACACATTCTCCTTTTCTTTAACTTTAATTTCTTTTCTAAATAAATTCATATCTTCGCCGTGAAATGTGTCTTGTCCTCTATAAATATAATAACCATAGGGAACACCCTCCATATTTGTGCAATCGCTTATAAATTCTACATAATCATTTCTTGTATTGTCAAAAGATAGTTTTTCAACCATTTTCTTCGTTGCAAAAAATCTGACATTTTTCGTTATAAATTCAGATTCAGAGCCTTGAAGATGAACCTTACGGCAAAGACAATATCTATAAAGATTTTTTCTACACCAAGATATTAAAAGCAGCGTGAGACATTTTCCAATAATATGGTCAATGCTGGTTAATATAAAATATGGAACACATATCGCAAATTTCAAAGCTGAGTCTTCTGGTTCTTGTAGAAATCTTTCACTAAGTAATTTTGCAACACCATAAAATATTATCGTTATTACTTGCCAAATGAGAATACCAATTATACCAGCTATAATATAATAAGAAGTTATCATATATAACATCTCACTTTCATTACATTCTTTTTAATACTTTCAATAACATAATCGACTTCTTCATCTGTAAGTGTATCGTCCCAAGATAACCTAATACTGTTGTATATGTAATCCTCTGGTGTACCTATAGCTTTTAAAACGTGTGACGGTTCTAAGCTTGCTGAGTTACAAGCTGAACCTGCCGATACACAGATACCGTCCATATCGAGGAGGAGCATAAGTGATTCAGATTCTACATTTTTAAAAGCTACGTTAAGTGTTGATGATATACTGTCAGCTATTACGGTATTGAAATATACGTCTTTAAAATGACCAAAGGCATTATAGAATTTCTGCTGTATTTCTCTGCAATGCTTATCTCTTTCAAGAGAATAATTATAAAGTTCAGCAGCTTTACCTATTCCTACAATAGATGCTACGTTTTCCGTTCCTGCCCTATGGTTCGCTTCTTGCTGACCGCCATAAAGAAGTGGCTTAAACTTGTCAGATTCTTTTATGTATAATATGCCTATGCCTTTCGGACTATGGAATTTATGCCCACTAAGACTTAGAAAATCACAGTCAAGTTCTTTAACGTCTATTGGGACGTGATTGAAAGCTTGAGTTCCGTCAGAATGAAACAAAACCCCCATTTCGTGAGATATTTTTGCCATATTTGCAATGTCATATATCTGTCCAATTTCGTTATTAACAAACATATGGGAGACCAAATCAGCAGAACATCTAAAGATATCATTAGCGAGAGGTGCAGAGGTTCTCATTTCTGTCGTATGTGGTCTTTTGAGAATTGAATGATGTTCATATGGTGAACAAAGTATACTCTTAAAGTTTGAACACACCCAATTATTGCTCTCTGTAGCTCCTGATGTAAAAAATATCTGATTGGGTTCTGCGTTAATAGCCTTTGCAATTTGGTTTCTCGCTGTTTCTACAGCCTTGTGTGCTGTTCTGCCAAGAGAATATAACGATGATGGATTACCATACTGCTCTGTAAGATACGGCATCATAGCATCAAGAACTGGCTTGGTTATTGGTGTAGTAGCAGCGTTATCAAGATAAATTGGTTTGTTAATAATTATCACTCCCTCATAAGTTTATATAAATCGGTTGGATTATCGGCTTTGTGTTTAGTTTTTATAATTGTATCGTTTGTAACTTCATACAAGTAATAAACATCTCTGAGTACAGTAGATGTTATGTAGTATTTAGATTTACCATCAGTTTTATAGGTCAAGCAGACAGTCTCACCTTTACTGAATGGTGTTTTACTTAATTGTGATTTAGCATTTTCTGTTTCAACATCTGTTTTCTTAGGTCTTGACATTTCGCCCTCCTTTTAGGCTCTTGTCTTTAATTTTGGCAAGAGCCTATTTTTTACGGTTTAGTTTCATTCACAATAAAGGACTACTTTATTTTGTTTAAGACTTTCTTGAACGTCAATGACTCTTTGATTTGAGCTTCCTCGCCAAGCTAATGAAATATCTCTTTTATCGTGCAAATATGCCCCATCAACTACTATATGTAGTGTTTTTAGAACGTCAAAACACAATATATAGTTCCATTCATACCCTGTATATAGCCATTGCTTGATAGTTGGAAATCTATCATATACTTCTTGCGAAATTTTAGTAACAGTGTCTATATTTTTAGGGTCAAGAGGATGTCCACCCGAAAAAGTTAGCCGAGAGATATAAGGCTTGTCAAGCGCTTCGAGAATTTCCTGCATTGTATCCTCTGTAAAGGGTTGCCCTGCGTTGAAATCCCAAGTTTGAGGATTATGACAGCCGTGGCAATGGCAGTTGCACCCCGATATCCAGAGTACAACTCCTATGCCTGTGCCGTTAGCAGTATCACACTTACTGATTTTTATGTAATTCATTCGTCATCACCAAGATGTATAACTCTTTCCTTTATTTCTTGAGTTCGCCCCTGATTCCAAAAATTTGAACCAATGTCCTTTATACCCTTACTTTCGTAATATTTAAAAGGGAGTAGACTATACAATCTAATAACTTTTTGTCTTTATGCTGGATAAGAAAAATTGCTAATAAACTTACCAGTATCGTCTCGTATTACATGCTTTAATCTTTCTGTTTGATATGTATTTTCTTTAGCTGTACACCATTCAAGGTTTTCAACTCTATTATCATTTCTAACACAATTAATATGATTTACATATTTTTTATTATCGGGATTATCAATAAACATTTGTGCAACTAACCTATGTATATATAAATCTTTTCTTTTATCAGTTGATGTTTGACGAGCATATATTCTCGCATATCCCTCATTTGTTAATCTTGGTTTTATCTCATATAAGTCAACTGTATTGTTTTTATTTCTATTTCCTTTCCCAAGATTACAATATACTTTGCCAGCATTGCTTATATAATATCCTTTAAAATCAGGTATAGGTTTAATATCTTCTATATTATTTCTTCCTCTATTTTTATAAATTTTATTAGCAATTTTATTTGTTATTAGTAGGTATTATAGTCGTTGAACGTCCTCCATCACCATTATGTGTTAAGGAGTTTCGATGCGTTTGAGTGACTTGCACACTCGGTTATCCCTATCCTAATTACTTTTTATGGTTTCTATCCTGTCGGACTGTTGAATTAAAAATTCATACCACCATCACATTTACCGTTTCCAGTTCTGTTGTGGTGAATTAGGGTTATGGGGACTTCCCCGCAATTTAACCTATTTAATGTGGACTACATCAATTCAATCCACAAGTTCTTCTCGCAACATTAAGCTTCTTTTCGTCTCTATTACCACAATTAGGACATTCCCAGACGAGCTTGCCTGTATCTTTATCTTCAATAACCTGTATCTCACCGTCAAATCCGCACACCTGACAATAATCAGATTTTGTATTAAGTTCAGCGTACATTATGTGGTCATAGATAAACTTGATTACTTCAAGCACAGCTTCAATATTGTTACTTAAATTAGAGGTCTCCACATAAGATATTGCCCCTCCTGTTGAAAGAGACTGAAATTCAGATTCTATAGAAAGCTTTGTGAAAGCATCAATAGGTTCTGTAACGTGTATATGATAACTATTGGTTATGTAATTCTTATCAGTTACACCCTTTATAATACCGAAACGCTTCTGTAAACACTTGGCAAACTTATATGTTGTCGATTCAAGAGGTGTACCATAAATTGAAAATCCGAGATTAAGGTCTTTATTCCAATCGTTACACTTATCGTTCATATACTGCATTATCTTCTTACCAATATCCTGACCTATTTTTTCGGTAAGTTTATGACCAGTTAAAGCATAAACACATTCCCAAAGACCTGCATAGCCAAGAGAAATACTTGAATAACCACCTGTAAGGTATTTATCAATTACTTCACCCTTTTTAAGTCTTGTTAATGTTCCATACTGCCAAAGAATAGGCGCAACATCTGATGGTGTACCTTTAAGCCTTTCATATCTACAAATTAAAGCTCTATGGCAAAGCTCCAGACGTTCATCAAATATCTTCCAAAATTCTGTCATTATATCATTTGGGTTATTCTTCTTTGCTGTAAGCGCAACATCAACAAGGTTAATTGTTACAACACCTTTGTTAAATCTGCCATAGAATTTATAATTTCCGTTTTCATCTTTCCAAGGAGAAAGAAAGCTTCTGCACAATGGTCTTTCGACCACTGGACTATATCTTTATTAACCACTACGTTGGTTAATACTCCGCACTTCCATTCGTATTAAACTCGAATGTACCCTACTCGCTTCTTCGCACAGAACTGTCTGTGTTATGTTTTCGGTAGTCTCTTAACTTTACGCATACTTAAACAAATAGCCTAAATAATCTTCTTTTAATTCGCCTTTTAAAACTCTGGCTATCTTATGTCTGTCAACATTAAGTGATTCACCACATTTTCTAATTGATTTATATGTATTAACATAATTATTTTTCAAATCAAACACAGAAACACTTGTATTATTTTTATGAGTTCTATTTCCACTATCCCAACCGTGTTTAACGTTATATGAATTAGTACACCATTCTAAATTTTCTAAGCTATTATTAAGTTTATTACTGTCAATATGGTTAACATATTTATAGCCATTTGGATTTGGAATAAAGCAATGAGCCAAAATAACATGAACCCTATTACGATGAGATTTATATTTATCTATTTTATATTGAACGTGCATATATCCATCAGTTCCGATATAGGGTGTTAATTTTCTACCAGTTCGCTTGCTAAATATGTTAAAGTATTCATCTACTAAAAATCCATCGTATTCTTCTATACAAATACCTCCCATAGGCATTTGTAAGTATGCGTCTTAGCACAGGATTCTTCTTTTTTAAGACATTCCCTGTCAGCACATTTTCTAATCGTCATTTCCTACGATTCCTAAACGTAAAATGTACACCACTTTAATATGTGTTCACGGAGTTTTATATGAGCTGTATAGTCAACCCATACTTGTAAAGCAATGACCATCTTTAAGCTGTTTCATTACCTTTTCACTAATGTAATCTGGAACAAGCCTTTTTGCAGTACACTTTGCAGCAAGTTTGGTAAGATAATAATAAGGTGAGTTCTCGTGGATATTATCTTCTTCAAGGACATAAATAAGTTTCGGAAAAGCAGGTGTTATCCAAACGCCTACTTCATTCTTAACTCCCTGATAACGCTGTTTAAGCACTTCTTCAATAATCAGAGCAAGATCGTGTTTTGTTTGCTTATCCTGTACTTCCCCCAAATACATAAATACGGTTACGAATGGGGACTGACCATTTGTTGTCATAAGAGTTACTATCTGATACTGAATCGTTTGAACACCACGTTTAACCTCATCAAGAACACGATTTTCAACTATCCTATCAATTGTATAATTATCAAGTCCCATTGTCTTACCATTTACAAGATTAACCTCATCTTCTACCTGCTTTCTTATTTTCTTTCTTGAAATATCAACAAAGGGAGCAAGAGCTGATAAGGAAATACTCTGACCACCATACTGATTACTTGCTACTTGTGCAATAATTTGTGTTGTAATAGTACAAGCAGTTGCAAAGCTATGAGGCTTTTCAATCATTGTGCCTGAAATTACTGTGCCGTTCTGAAGCATATTACCAAGATTTACAAGGCAACAATTCGACATATGTTGAACGAAATAGTCAGAGTCGTGGAAATGGATAAGTCCATCATTATGTGCCTTAACAATATCATCTGGAAGAAGAACTCTATTTGTTAAATCCTTTGAAACCGTGCCAGCCATATAATCTCTTTGAGTAGGAAGTAATGTAGGGTTTTTGTTTGAATTTTCTTCTTTAACTTCTTCGTTAGCACAGTCAATGAGTGAAAGAATGGTATCATCGGTATTATTCATTTTTCTTGCCAGCATTCTCTTATATCTATATGTAATATAAGCCTTTGCAACTATACCATCATATTCAATGAGAGCATTTTCAACAATGTCCTGTATCTGTTCAACAGTAATCTCATTCATAAGTTGTATCTTATTTAAAACAAAATCAGTTATTGTTTCAGCATCTTTTTGATTCGTCTTATAATTAGGATAAACTTCCTCATAAGCTTTCAACACAGCATTATAAATCTTACTCTTGTCAAATGGAACTTTATCCCCATTTCTTTTTATAACTATCATTTAATCACCCTTTCAATCTCAGACCAGTCTTTACATCTGCATACAGAATGTTCTTCATCATCATGATTTCTATTCCAAGGATAGTCAAGTACAATCTTACTGTATTTACCACCTATGAGATTATCATAACAATCATCAATAAGAACATCTATTTCACTGAGCAGCTGTTTCTTCTGAATACAAATAAGTCTCTTGCGAATATTCAGAAATGGAAGTATTCTCTGCAACCAATTAGCCTTTTTAAGCATATTTGCAGGCTCGGTAGATGTTACAATATAAATTGTATGACCTAAATCGTTCCACTTTTTAAGCACATCTACACAGCCGTCAATTACAGAAATTCCTTTCCATACTCTTTTATCAGTGAAAAGCTTATAGAAATTATCTTTACACTCAGGCTTAACAAAGTTTTCGATGTAGTAATCAGTAATATCATCTGGTGTAAGATTGTCATTATAGTCTTCGTTATAGACTTTAAGAACGCTCTCGGTGAGATTGTTTAGGACATTATCACAGTCAACACCTATAATCACTTTATCACGTCCTTTATATTTATCACGTCCTTTATATTTATCACGTCCTTTATAAAGTCTATCGTGTTATTTCTAAGGTCATCAAGAGAACCTGTGTTCTGAACAATATAATCATACTCATAATTCTCTGCTGCTGCCTTGTCTGCCGAATTATCGGCTGTAATTGTCTTATTGGATTTAACAAATACTGTCTTTGCATTAAGTGCCTGTTTCAGACGTTCAATCTTCTTAGGTTCTCTGCAATCAATGAACAGCCAATCTCCTTCCAGCCAGTTCTGATGAAAGTTATCAGCGATATTAAGACAATCCTTAAAAGGAATATCATTATACTCTTCAAGAGCATTATTTACATCACAAAGGAGTTTTCTAAGTTTATTTGACTTGTCCTTAATGTTAATGCCCTTACTTTCAAGCATATCACTTGTAAAGTCCACATAAGAGTAATGAACAACATCAATACCGTATTCATTTATGTATTTTACAAACGTATCTTTGCCAGATGTATGTACACCATTAAGAATAAATATTCTTTTACTCAATCATTATCATCTCCTCTAATCTTTTATATTTACCGCAACTCTTATTTTCAGGGCAGAATGAAATCTTATTAGCTTCACACTTGGGAACGCAATAAGGTGCAAGTTCAGGACAAGTATCAATTACACATTGTCTCATTTTCTGTGCAAGTTCTCTTATTTCCCACTGCGCACGAGTACAAAGTCTTTCATTAAAGAAGTGCATTAAATTTCTAAAATCAAAAGAACAGTCAATAACTGTGCAACAAGCATTAGGCAATATCATTCTTGCATCTTCAGCAGGAACACCCATTGAAATCAGATCGTTGTAAGATGTTTGAATACGTTCCATAATATTCTTATAAATTGTATCTGCCGATTGATTATTGGCAATAGTCTTAGGAATTACATATTCAAAACCGTCTTCTATACAATATCTCTGACTTCTTACTTCAAATTTACCTGTCCTGTGACGTGTTATCTGTGCAAGTAAAGCCCTTGAAACACCCTCGATGTGAAAATGAAACTGAGCAAATTCCATTACTGACAAATGCCCTGAATTATAGCACTGTCTCACAATCTTGCCAGTAGATGAGGGTTTACTGTTATAGCAGTTGCTTGCAGCAGATTCCATTGCAAGAATAGGTTCGTTTGTGTATCTTACAAGTTCTACTTTCAATCCTCAACCCTCCACTTATCAAACTGACTAAGTATCTTACTCATTACTTCGCTACTCTTATCTGACTTGATTTCTACCTCTACAGGTTCGCTCAGATTAAGAGAAAGAATACCCATAAGAGACTTACCGTCCGTAATAAACTTGCCGTGCTGAACACTTATATCTGTACCTTTAGGACAGCTACTTGCTACTCTGACAAATTCTTCTACATCTTTAACAGTTACAAGATTTGCTGAAAAAACAGCCACACTCATATTTATACTTTCAATTTTATCGCTCATTTTATCACTTCCTTTCAATTTAACAGCGGATTAAAATATCTTGTCTTACGTTTATCAAGAATACTCATGTAATATTCGGTTTCCTCATTAGTTGCTTTATGTACTTTAGTAGGTGCTTCTGAGTTAATTAGCTCATACTCCTTAGTCATCTTATTCATATAATGTCTAAAATGCTTTAAACACCTCGCATTTCTATTCCACTGTGCTTGGGTCATTCTTCTGTTTCAATCCTTTCTATAGATTTTATATTTCCTTTTAAATAATTAAAATAGCTTACTGTTCCTAATCTTCTCGGTACTTTAGGTAAAACATCCGTGTCAACTATAAATTCAAGCACGTTACCACTAAAGAAGATGCCGTTTTCATCATAAATAGGTGTGTACTGATTGAAATAATCTGTGTGTACGTCCTGCTTAATATCCCCTATTATGACTGTTATTTCATTATCTGTATCAAGAGTTATCTTAAATCTGTCCCCAACATTTTCAGCATAATATGTTCCCATTGCAACTATGTAATCATCACCTATTCTGCGAAAACCGTCTTCATCAGTCCAAGCAAACTGTTGAAGTTCATACTGAGCAGAAGTTTTATCAGTAATACAACGGTAATCCATGTAGGTTTTAAATTCAGTATTGCAAGTTGGAATATCTAATGTTTCTATTGGTATCTCCATAGGGACTTCATAATATGTATTAGTAATGCTGCTTGATTTAGCAAGATTTTCAGCGGTGTATGTTATACTTGAATTTTTGTTTTTCATATTATTATTCACTTCTATTTCGTTTAAAGCAGAAGTTAAAGAATAAAAACCGGTTGCCTGAACGATAATACTTAAAGCCATAAAACCTGTCAGGGTGGACGTACCCTTTGTTTTTCTCTCATTATACATTATTCACGTTTCCTTTCAATAATCACTTTCTATGTAATCTTCTAATTTAATTTTAGGCACTGTTGAAATAAGACAATCTTGGCAAATTTGTTCTCCGTCATATTCAAACAGCTCTTCTACCTCATCTTCACACTCATCACAATAAAAGTGAGGAACATTTCTGTTTCTGCAAGTGCTTCCTCGACAATGTAATGCACAATCACAGCAATCATTTTGAAATTTTATCATTCGTTTCATCACCTCCTTAATTATGATACTATTATTATACCACTTTGAGAAATTCTGTCAAGTGATTTTTAATGCGTTTTTTATTATTTACTTATAATTTAACAAAAGAAAAATTTTATTGTAGGGTCAATTTTTGTATGTAAATAATTTTTCAACCGCCTTGCTTCTGCTTGCATTATTTAATGTAGTAGTCAATTCCTTGCTCCATATGCACTCAAAATCCGATGGAGCGTTGTATTCGCTACATAAAACAATATTATCTTTACTTATTTCTCTGACCCAATTCCAATATGTATCATAATTCAGCTCGTCTTTATATTTCGTAGTTCCCTGATATGGTGGATCACAATAGACTACTGCATTGTATGGTATAATACTGAGATAATCACCACAAGTAAACGTTACGTCTTTAAGCATAGGCACTTGTTTGAGTACGTTTCTTACTGCTTCATCATAATAATTACGCTTTGTGCCTATTTTTGTATGTACTATTCCAGCATATCCACCAAACCATTTAGCGTTATATGTGGCACACAATCCTGCTAAAGCAACCTCCTGTTTTAGAAATCCACTTTTATTGTATAAAAGGAGATGATTGAAATTAAGTATATGGGAAGTAAAAGCCGTATAGCAAAGGACATTGTACCGATTATCCAGAAGTATATAGATAATAATAACATCACAACATATATTGAGCCTTTTGCTGGTGGTTGTAACGTAATTGATAAAATTAAGTGTGAGAATAAACAAGCAAATGACAGTAATGAATACTTAATCGCCTTTTGGCAAGCACTTCAGCAAGGTTGGAATCCACTTAACATACATATGACTAAAGAACTTTATGATGATATAAAGTCCAATAAAAGTGGATTTTCATTATGCTATATTATTATGTTGGATAATGTTTTACAACAAAATCTTCATAATCCATAATAGCTGAATCCTTAAACTTTAACTTTGGCACTATGTATTCAGTCATCATTTTATCAAAACAATCACAACACATATCTATGTCAATGTGGCACCCATCATATATACTGCCATAACCAACATTGTTATAATGCAATCCGAAATGTTCTTGTTCATCAAGAGTGTTGAAGTCTTTACCACACAGGTCACATTTATGAATTTTCATTTTATATCCTCCCTCTTTATTTCCTTGTAAAAATCATCATCTTCAACATCATAATAATTTGGAGCTTCACAACAATTATACCAACAGAACTCTACAACCTTAACATTGTCCATATTTTCAAGAGTGAAGTCAGGGTTAAGACGTTGAAAAACGGGTAGGAAATTTTCTTTCTCGATGTTATATAAGTCTCTGACTTTACCGAAATCTCCACAGAAACTGTCCCATTCATACTCAAGAACAAAGTCAATAAACTCATCTTCTGCTGGTGATATTTGAAATTTACCAACCGTTGCATATTCAAATTCATTTGGGAACTTCTTTTCAAGCAACCAAGACATATCGTCTAAATCATCGCTGGTAAACCAATCTGAAATAGAACATATTTTAAACAGTTTTTCAAAAGGTATTCTTAACACCTTTTCTCTTACATATGTACTCATTATATTCTCCTTTCAATTATCACCTGTTATAGCGATTACTTTCTTCCAATAAGGTTCATACTTGCTGAGTTCTTTGATTAATAAGGTTTGAAATTCTTCATCAGATAGATTTTCGTATTCTTCACATTCAGCTAAGTAATTTAATAGAGCATCTTTAAAATCATCTCGGTCGTTATATACATAATCATCGCTAAATGGCAATGTACAATCAAGGATTTCATCAACACTAAAATGAATTTTAGTACAATATGTGTACCCATAATCATCCAAAGCTGCATACTGACCTACAAGAACTACAATAGGCAAGTCTGGATTTTCTGCGATAAGTTGTTTTAGTTTGTCTGAACTTTTTGATAGGTTGAGCGACTTATTCATATACATATTATTTCAATCCTTCCTACATAATATCACTTAAACATTTTCTGCATTTCTGATTTAACCAACTTAGAAATAATTTTCTGTAATCCAGACTCAATTTCCTTATCGGTGACAATATCAAACTCGTCTTTGAGTTCTTTATATTGTTTGGTTCTTATATATTTATTAGAAACATCAGATTTAACACGTTCTGTAATTTCTTTTTTCATGTCGTCATCAAGAGCATTGCCAATCATCTTGATAACAGTTTCTGTAAGTTTATCTTTAAAACTCCTACCATAATGGTCTTGATTACGCATTACTTCATTTAGCATTTGGATTGCTACTTCGTGAATAATCTGATTTTGAATATCTTCAATATCAGTATTTTCATCAACAGATATGTTTACTTTTAGATTCATTTTAACACTTCCTTTCATGAGTTACACTTATATTTACAACGTCCAATCCGTCAACTGCATAACCGCCTGATTTACCCTCAAGCTTTACCACAAGTGTACCACAACACATCCAAGGCTCAGAACATACTGTCCAAACCTTCTCTTTATTTTGATTGCTTACATAATAGTGATCGTTCATAACGACTTTATCACCAATTTTTATATTGTACACTACTATCAGCTCCTTTTCCACAATTTATACAATAAAACGAGTCATTTATGTTATTTAATTTCTGATTTTATATTTAAAAGAACACCCATGCAATCATCGCCAAAATACTGTTTAATAAAGCTTTTATCAATAGTTGTAGTTGCTTCTACAGAAAAATTATGATTGTTTTCTGCAATACAAACTTTGTCATTATCGTTGTATTTTTTTAAAATTGCTTTAAGTTCGCCAACTGTTAAAGTTGTATGATAACGCATATATGAATTACAAGAAGGACATATATCTTTAGTGGAGTATTGTTCTATATGTCCACAGTTGCTACATTCATACCAAGAACGGTTTGTATGTCCTCCATCCCAATCACGTTCACTTTCCCATTGATATTTCCAATATGGTTTCATATTAACATACCCTCCTTTCATTAAATACTGTTTTTCATTGTATAATTTTGACTACATATAGTAATATTTTGAGCATAAAGTACCATATATAGTATCTTAAATTTCGTTAACCACTTCAAATTGAACTGAGCCATCAACATAATCATCTGCTTCAAGAACAATATCACCATCGTAATACTTATCCTTTACCTTTTGAATTGCTTCCTCTGAAGTTTCAGCTTCAATTTCAAGTCTACTTGCAAGCAACTCTGATACCTGTATTATATATTTCATTTTTATCCTTTTACATTATGTATTTATCCATCCGATAACAGGTGCGTTATTATAATTGCCTATTTCCCAGACAAACCAAGCATAGCACTTTGCAGATGACATTCTTTTTTCTGTTCCGTCTTTATTGTAAAGAGTATTACCGTCTTTATCTTTTGCACTGAAATCACCGTTCATTCCACAAAGTAGTCTGTTAGCAGCTACCCACACTCTTACAGGTGGTCTTGTCTTAAAAAGTCTTGCTCTTTTATCACTTTCAAGGAATTGTATCGGAAGAAATAGTGCAAGTTTCTTACCGCTTTCAAGCAAGTCAAGCGAATGTTCCGTCCACTCTAATGCTGTTGAATAGGGTGGGTTAGTAACTATATTGTCAGCAAGAGATTTATTGCATTTGAAGAAATCAATATTACCTTCTCCATAACCTCTATCAACTAAATCCGTGCTTACAACATCATAGCCAGCTTTAATCATAGGCTCTGACAAATGACCCCCCACCACAACAATTTTCCCAGATAGAGCCATTGAATTTTTCTACTTTCATTAGTTCTTCAACGGCTTTAGGTTCTGTTGCATAATAATCGTGTTCAGCTCTATCGTGGTCTGTATGATTACTTGCACCAAGTGTAACGAATGTTGTTTTCTTATTACCTGTCCAATCTTTATTATTACTCAAATTTTAACATCTCCTTCTGTCAATGAAATTTTTGTTTTATAATAAAATAATGACGTATTTACGTGGTTTGAGGACTATCATTTTTTGTACTTTCAGCTAAAAGTGTTTGAGTAAGAGCTTTTACGTCAGAAACAGACATATCATTTATTATTCCTTCTGCAAAATAAAGATTGAATAAAACAACATAGTTTATTTCGTCATTGGATAACTGAACTTTCTCATTTTTTATAACCAAATCATTGAACTTACGTATTGCTTCATCAATATGGTTGAGATAAATCATTTTACTGACAAAGTCTTTGCAAGGCTCTTCACCTTCTAAATCTCTGCCATAATGTTCAATTTTATAGCACACATCTTTATGTATACAATCATTACAAGTCATTCTTATCACTCTCTTTCTTACTCAATCCAAAACGTCGCAACACTTACTATTTCAGGGTCTTCTTCCATACGAAACTCAAGCCAAGCATTAAGGATTCTTTGAAAAAATTTAATTATATCTTCTACTTTTCCGTATTCAGCATCCTCATATTGTCTATATCTATTTGGATTTTCCTGAAGTTCACAAAGCCCCTTTTTAATGTAAGGTATAATATTGATACATCGTCCATTGTTTGCATCATACTTCCAGTCCAGTCCTGTAACAAGCGTTATGATTCGACGGACACCCCAAACAATGTTAGCATCACAGTTACCAACTTCTATATACTTGTCTATACCTTCGACTTTAACTTTAAAAGATATATTGTAGTTCATTAAGTACCGCCGTCCTTAAATATAATTTCGTACATTACATCATTGTGATATTTCCCATATCTGTCCCTGTAGGCATCTGTAAAAATAAACTTTTTACCGTTATATCGGTCACAAAACTTATCATAATGCTTTTCTACAGGATTGCCACCGACCATTCGCCATTCAATACGATGAGGTTTATAGTCTTTGATAATATGTCTTATTTCTCGCAGAACGTCTTTGCCGATAGTGGAGTTATTTTTATCAAACGAATATAAACCAAAGTTGCTGACACTTCTATTGTGCATATCATATGTATAGCAAAAGTAACCGATGACTTTGTTGTTATCATTATCATCAAGGATAGCATATCTATAATCCCAACCATCGAACTTATCAGGTATTTCTGGAAGTTCAAAACCATTCCAACCCGAATAATAAGTCATTTCGTCATCGTATATATGTTTCTTTAAGCCATTAAGAACGGCTTCTTTGTGTAACATTGCAGGTTCAAGCATTTATGTATCATCTCCTTCCCAGTTTCCGTTAGGACACTTTAATTTAAATTTTAATTGTATTTTAATATACATTTTCCAATATCTGTGTTATAATTAAATCATTGACAAATGAAAGGAAGATTGTAATGTCAACCGAAGCAGAAAAAGATATTAAAAAAATTAAAAGCAAACTAAAATCTTACATACCTAAAAATAAGAGCGATATGTTTCGATTAAGCTTATCTCTCTTTATAGTAGGAATGTTTTTTGGGATAATAGAAATATTGACAAAAGTAGATTCATTTGCTATAACCATTATTACGTCTATTTGTATGATATCTGCGATATTTTGTTTTCCATACGCTGACAAAACCAAAATTATGGACGGAATAGCAAATTTTTTATCTTATATGGGTTATACCTTTATTACTGCGCTCGCAACAATTTATTGGCTTGCTGATTTATCAAACGAAGAAATCACTATTTGGCTTTCCATCGTGACATCTATACTATTAGTTATCTTCTTCTACATAACGTTTTCTCCTTTATTTAAAGTAATTTCTATGATTGTCAATACAATTAAAACAAATGCTGCCAAAAATCACAATGGTAGCATTATCACTATGTTTAAGTGTTTTTTCACTGGTGCTGGTATAGTGACAGCCTTTTTAATTGCTTTACTTACTATCGCCAAAACTGCTCTTGAAATTTTTGAAATGATTCCAAAATCTTAATATAATTTTCAACTTTACAATAAAACTGTGATTTAGTTAGCTTGCTTTTCATAAAAATCTTCAAGTTCTTTAAGTCCTTTTGTGTCATATGACATATTGCAATCAAAAGCGTTTTCAGGAAATATATCAGGTCTTGAATGACAGTCTGCATAAAGCTTGCAATATTCCTCTGGAGTTACTTCAACTTCCTTCTTAACCTTAATAAAGTAATCAACTGTAATCTTCACTTAATCACTCCTTACAACTCCACACATAATCTAAAAACCTATCCCAGTTCATCATAATCTGTTCATAAATGTCTATCTTAATTTCGGCATCGCCACCCACCCAAGCTTTGATAATTACTTCGTATTCTGCCTTACTACAAAAATAATAGAACAATGAAGCCCTTATCGAATTGTCAAATGAGTCCTTGTCTTTATAATGATTAAGTGCATTAATTACATCTTCTCTAAACCTACCGTGTCTGAATATATTAAATGGTTCGATTTTGTCAGTATTACAGTTGTGGTAAAATATGTTCCAAATCATTCAGTATTATCACCTCTTATATCAGCTCCACAATTAGGGCAGTAACTCCAATTCAAGTCGCTATTTCTTAATTTTGATTTGTGGATATTCCAACCGCACTCGCTACAATATCTTATATCGTGTGCTGGATAGTTGGGGTATGGCTTGTCTATCCAATGTCCGTGGCGAATAGGTGTGACATCGGCGATAAGCGTATCTTTAGGAATAACATAAAAATCATTAAATAATTCTTCAAGATGCTCCTCCGTCCATACTGGAGTATCGTCCTGTGATACTGAATTGATATACCAATCTTCAAGCGTGCCTATGTCATAAGCCGTATCAAGACTTATGTATTCTTTTTCAGTCATTGTCAGCCCTCCGTCATTTCTTCTACAACATCATCTATAATTTTAGGCATATAATAGAATAGCATATCATTCATTGCTGTTTCATAAACCTTATTTAGAGAATTACCCTCCAATTTGAATATAGTATTTTTCAGCCTTTCCGCAAACTCTTTTATTGCTTCATTTCTGATTTCCTTTTCTGTATCAACTCTCCTTTCTGTAGATGTTCGCTTGCTGTCAATTTCAAGCATATCGCCACCGCAGAACGGACAAGGCTTCAGCTTATATTCAACCATTACATTTCCTCCATTCTTTATATTCGATACAGCTCATACAGATTTCATCATAATAATTTGAATTATTTAGAATGTATTTAGGCATATCACATTTTCTACAAGGACAATCTTTAGGAACGGTTACTAATAGTTTGCGATAAGGTTCATCAAGACAAGCCTCGTCAAAATCTACAAACACTTACTTTATCACTCCTTTTACGCATTTTTTCTTGCCCTTTTAATCCATATATTTTGTAACGAATGGAAAAGGACATATACTTTCTACCGCTGTCTTGACAGTAGCTTCAATAAACCTTTTCGATTGTGATTTTGTTAAGCCCTTTTCCTTTGACTTAATCTCTCCGTTCTTAGCTTTTATAGCGGTCGGATTATGTTTGTGCTGTCCCATTTTAACTCTCCTATCTATCATCAAATGAAATTTTTATTGTATTACTATTATCTTAGGTTCTGTATTCCCACCACAACCTATACCGTGCAAAGTCGGAGACAATCCTTCGATAGAATAAACTCTACGTCTACTTTCTCTCCATTCAGGTTTATCAATTTCAGCAACTTGAATTAATTTATTTCCGCAGTCAAGTTCATCTGCGGTTATATAAAATTTTCATCAGTACACTTATATGTATTATCATATTGTGCCTTATACAGATGTTCTGCAAGCTGTTCTACACAGTTAGTAACTATTCCGTTTCCTGCTTGCTTATAAAGCTGACTATCAGCAACACCAATATTTTTAGCGTTAGCACAATCTTCTTCTGTAAGACCCATCAGTTTCCAACACTCATTTGGTGTTAGCTTACGGACACGAAAATTATTATCTGCAAAATCAGTTACTTTTGGCTGCCGATCCCCACCCTGCATTGTATTAAGTGTAGGAGAAATATAATCAGACGAATAAATTCTCCCCGTTTGTGGATTAGAAAAATTATTACTATCGGGTCTGTAATTGCCTACTTGGTTTACAACATTTGTATTTATCATTCGTGGGTCTTTATAGTCTCGTGCTGTTAAGGAAGGTGCAAAATCATTATATTCTCTACTTTTGCCTTCTCTTTTACATTGACAACCATCATAAAGTATTGCTTTTCTTGAATTTTCAGTTGTAATAAATCGTGAAATTGTTTCGTTGCTCAAATAATATTTCTCATCAACTTCTTTATCAAGAACATCTTTAAGTCTAATACCTGTATCAAAAGGCTTTGGAAAATCATATGTACCATTATCAATATCTTTACGAATACTGATTACAAACACACGCTCTCTATTTTGAGGTATTCCACAATCCTTTGCATTGAGAACTCTCCAATAGGAATTAAAACTGAGTTCATCAAGAACTTCAAGCAGATTGTTAAAGTCATCAATAAATTTCTTACTTACAAGATTCTTAACATTTTCAAACATAAGATACTTTGGAAGCGTTCCATCATCTTTTGCTCTTTTGAGAAGTCTTATATTCTCCCAAAGAAGAGAACTTCTTGTTGATGTATCTGGAGATAAGCCTTTCATTTTACCGGCGACAGAAACATCGGTACAAGGAAAGCTGCACGTCCATAAATCAGCATAAGGCATTTCTGTTATTTTGCTTATATCCCCTAAATTGCCACTTAGCTTACAAGCAAGCCAATATTTTTCAATATCATTGGTTTTACGCCTTGCAAGCTTGTCCCAATCATAATATTTATTCTTTTCAGGCTCATAACCAAGATTGATTTCTTTAAACTGTCTTACCATTTCTTCTCTTGAAGGATATTCAGTATATGTATCAACCATTTCCTGTGTTAGTCCACAATGAATAACTGCGTAAGAAAGAACTGCTTCTTTATTGATTTCTGATGTATTTACTACTTCAACATCAAACAAATTTGAGTTTTCAAAACCTCTTTCTTGACAACCAATTCCTGAAAATAAAACGTTCATTGTTAATTTCTCTTTATTCAAATTATCACTCCTATCTTATTATTTACTTAGATATTATAAAAGCAATTTTTTATCACATTACTCAATTCCATATTCTTTGAAAAACTCTAGTATATCCAGCCATTCGTCTTTCATAAGATTTCCTATCTTTGTAATTGACCTGCCCCAACCATTTGAAACAACTCTGATGTATTCACCCTTACAATCTTCCCATTTGCTCACACCGACTACTTTCATTATTCGAGTTATCAGTCCCATACTGTAAGGTGGACAATAACGCTTCTTCGTTTCCTCATTGTATTTGTCAAGAGCATAACCACCAAACACACAACTTGTTCCGTCAGCTATATCAAGACCAAGACCGAATGTCAATATACCGTGGTCTTCGTAGCCGAGAGATGTACTTGTAATGTGTGCATTGAGAATTGTTGAATTATTATTCATATATTATTACCTACTTTCTAAGTCTATCAAAGTTATTACGTCTGTAACACTTATTTCCTTTTCCTTTGCCTTTTCAATTAACTTATTGGTATCAGGCTCATAGCCACTCCAGTTCCAACATATTGCTCCACAGCCATAATGTTCATCATTACATTTGCAAAATCTACACTTACTATATTCGTTCATTATTATTACCTCCTTTTACTTAATAAAAAATCTGTTTTGTGATAGTTCAATGATTCTGTCTTTAGTCTAAAATGGAATTATTTTAGACTAAAACTTATCACAAAATTTCACTTTCATTCCTTTATTGGAATAGGAATCATACTAATTATCTGTCTCCAATCAAGCACCACAAGCTGGTCTTTGTCATTAACAAAATATAGTCCCCAACCACCAAGACTGTCCAATCTTAGCTTATTATATGCAAATCTTGTCGTATCACATCTTGTTTCCTTAAAATCCATATGCCTAAATGGTACACAGTAACATACATTATACCAAGAATCTACTGAATTAGACTCTATGTTTTTCATATTTCTTATATATGAAGTATTCATTTTTTAATATCTCCTTCTCATTTAAATATTCTCCTTATAAACACCATTTATGCGATCACGGTGCATTTGAGCATATCTCAAAATACTACCATGTAAACAGTTAACCCTTTTATCAATTTCTTCCAAATCATGTGTAACAGCAATACGATTTAGCAATCCATCAATCATATCTCTGAGATTACGTTGTTTATTGTACTGTTCCTGATTTACATAGGGCATATTATTATCTCCTTATCTTTCACTTGCAATATTTCTTGCTAATTTCATAGCGATGCCATTAGCAACCTTGCCGAAATTATCAATCTGCTTTACTGTCTCAGATTCTTCCTTAACACAATCCTCGTAAACAGCCTTAGTTAAGTTCTTTACAATAATAGGCATTTCCTCTAAAGACCAATTCTCAGGGAGAATACCTTCATCAACAAACTTATTAAGAAGTTTCCTTACTCTTGCTTCTGTAACGATAGTTTCGGCAAGCTTCTGGACTTCTTCTCTCTTTTTCATCGTCATTGGGTCAACAACTCTTGCTTCTTTATGAGTATGTGTTTCCTGAAATTTTTCAGCTACAATCTTGATGTAGAACGGCTGACGGGCATTAGGATTGTTAAGCATTGTCTGATTTTTAATTACAATTCCTTCGCCGTGTTCACCACCAAGCTCAGTTTTACCCACAAAACTTATACAATGTTCCCAAGAAATAAATTTACCCTCATAAAATGTAGGAACATAAGTAAGATTAAGTTTGCTTACAATAGCTTGAACTGTACTCTGAGGAAGATACTTTTCTGTATTATTATCATACACGTCATAACAATAAGTATGATTATAACGCTCTTCTGGATAGGGCAAAGTGTGAGGTACAAGCCATTCCATAAACAATATAAGATTGTCACCGAGAACAGATTTTACAATCTCTTTATCAAGTGTCTGTGACCACTCATAAAATCCTCTAAGATTATTACCGATGCCGAGAATATTCTTTCTTGACTGAGCGACTATTGTATCAGTTTCAGCATCATATCTGATTGCTGCGTTTACACCGTCAATCTTTTCTTGAATAACTATGTAATCACCAACGTTAAAACCATCAGCGTATTCAGGCTTAATTCTTTGAATATTCATAAATTTCTTATGTATCATTTTAACATCTCCTTTATAAAATCAATCTTTATTGTATTAAATAAAATCACACTAACAATTATTCAGAAGCAATAATAATTAGCGCAAACGAAATTATTGGAAGCCAGATCGGAGCAAGTATGTATTCCCAATCCCAATGAATAATATCACAGAGCTTCAAAATAATAGATATTAGCATAAGCGTAAGTATTCCAAAAAACAATAAAAATACAAGACGTTCACCAAATGTAAAGTTAGAATTATTATTTGAATCTTTATTTGACATTTATCTCACCCTTTCTGCTTTCAACCCAGTTCATAAACTTATCATTGGCTGTTTCTTGAATTTCTGAAACCATGTTATCATAGTCGAAACAGGATATAAAGAGAGTAATAACATTTATAACAGGAACAGCAAACATAAGATAAGTAAAAAATCCACCACAATATTTACTATTTAAAGTGTCATATTCCTCAAATTCTTTGGTCAAACACTTAAACTTTGCAAATCTTTTGAGATTTTTATATACTTCTTTGCTGATACAATCCATATAGGTCATATTCGCAACAAAGATTATCGCATTTACTATTATTGCAAACGTCATTACTCTCATTTTAATATCTCCTTAGATATTACTTTTCAGACCAATCAGCTGGCACTCCATACTTTTCTTCAGCAAGTTTAGATGCCTCGTAAGCTTCCTTACGTCTAATTGCTTCCATACGGATTCTATACTTTTCACGTCTCTTCTTATCACGTTCCGCAAGTCTCTGTTCTTCTGCTCTCTGAGCATCAGCCTTTGCACATTCCTCGGCTTCTCTCTTAGGCTTAGTGATGAGCCAGTAATCAGCCATATTCGAGATATTCTTACCGAGGAACTTCTTTGCTATATGCTTTGCATAACAAGTTGTGAAACCATAATAAGCATCTGCCTTGTTAGCAGGACACTCCACCGATTCCTTTGAACCGTCTGCAAAAGTAAGCACTGTTCTTATGTATGTAGTATCATACTTAGTGAACTGCTGTATTTCACAATTAGATACTGCATAGTTGACAGCATGACTAATAGGAAGTCCATGTGCAATATTAGTCATGAACCTTGAATACGCTTCATCTGAGCATCGTACTGGTATAGTTTCATCATATCTCATTGTTGTTGCTGCTGCTGTTGACGTATACGTTTTTACATTCTCCGTTGCTGTATACATTTTTATATTCTCCTTTAATTATTATATTTTGCGTAACCATATTATTATTTACTTATAATTTGATTACATACTTATTATACCATATCTAACAGAAATGTCAAGTGGTTTTTCAAATTATTTTGCTCATTTTTATTATTTACTTATAATTATACATTTGGCTCGGTTTTATCGAATCTTACTGTCTGAAACACTGGAAACTGTAAAGAATAACTACCATCTTTATTCTTAGTTTCTTCCTTATACTTAACTGTGACTATCTTACCGATGATTTCATCAGGATTATCCCAATAATAATTTCTCTGCTCATCGGTAAACCCAGAACCAACTTTTACAATGTTGTTTTTATACTCGCAGAGGATTGAGCCAAGAGTATTTATGTTCTTGCCTGTTCCCTGCTCAATATCAATACACTTTAAATCGCAGTCATAGAAGCACTTGACCTTAATGAGTTCCTTGGTTCTCTTACATTTATATGTAGTATCAAACTGAACCATACAACCTTCCTTATCTGTGCTTTCGGCATATTCAAGCCATTTCTGTATCTGCAAATGGTCTGTACCCTCATACCACATTGGAACGATTCTAAGATTTTTAATATCGTTGTTCTTTATCTTTTTTGCGATTATATCAGTAAGATACTTCTTACGTTCTCCATATTTTAATAGGCTCTCACCAGCCATAAACTCATTTTTAGGAAGGCAGTCAAAAATCACATATTCAAGGCAAGACTTATCTATATCTTTACTATTTGCAATTCCTGTACCTATTTGAAAGTTTTCGCTGTCTGATTTACCGTCTGTATTTTTACGAATAAGTTCACCGTCAAATACAAGGTCAGGAAGATTGAATTTCTGAATATCGGAAATTATATGGTCAAGACCTGTAAATTCTTTACCTGAACGACTATATAGCCTACCATTATAATAAACACATCTTGTTCCGTTCATTTTTTGACTTATGTAAATATATTCATCACCTTTAAGCTTAACCTTATCAATAGGAGTGCCAAGTTGCACATCAAACACAGGAATAAATCCTTTACCATATATACTATTTACTGTCTTAGCATCTATACCAAGCTTCAGAGACTTCGTTACAAGCTGTCTGTAATATTCCTTATACTCTTCGGGCTGTAGACTGATAAAACCTTGCACAATAGCTATATCTGTATCTCTGCCTGTATTGTTTGCTTCAAGATATATCATCATATCTCGCCAAGTCTGAATTGGAGTCGTATCATACTTAACTGATTTGTTAAGCTTTTTGGTGCTGATTCCTGTTATCACAAACGGATTTAAAAGCCATTTTAATGTATCAGTAAAAAGACTATTACTCTCATTAACTTTAAGAATTGTTATTTTTTCATTTTTCTTTGACGTAGATTGAAGTTGATTGAAAATTTTAAAAACATTATTCATCTGTGTTCTCCTTTATCATTCATAATCAAAACCAATCTCAGAAACGTTATTAACATAACCAAGACCCTTACATTGCGGACACTGGTATAAAGGTTCATTAATCAGTTTGATTAAGTTTTCTAACCACATATCAACTTTTTCTTTTAACTCAGCTTCGTTGTTTGCACACATCTCGGGTATAATAGGATAACCTTTATATTGTTCATTTTTATGTGTCATAGAAAAAATTTTCTTTTCATCGTATTCTTTTATAACTGTATGTATCTTATTTCTTTCACGTTTAGTTTTTGCAAAAATATTTGTATATGTAACGGTTTCAGGTTCAATCATTGGTATAATTTTTCTTACTTCAAAACAAAAATCGTAGTTGGAAGTAATTTTTGCAACCGAATTATCAATGTGTTCAATAATGTACTGTCTTGTAATATCGTACATTTGCTTAGATGTAAATTTGCAAGGATATTCATGAAGTGTTACTTCTGGAAATATTATTTTGTCTAACATTTGATGCTGAACATTTGCATTTGTAATAATATATCGCTCGTCAGAGCAACTACTGCGATTATGATGAAAGCCCTTATATTCAATTTTAGGAGGGAAGTTATAATTTTCTATCTCACAAATTACTTGAATATCATAAATTATTTCTTTTAAATGTGGTGGCTCTTGATCCCACTTATAAAAATATAAAGCATCAACAACATCACTATCATAATTTTCGGCTTCTTCATAAGGAATAACAGCTGGTAGGCTATCTGAGATCAAAGATTCATTTTTAATCTCATATCTTCTATTGATACTCTCTCCTGATTCTTTTCTTTGGATAAGTGTTGGATATTTATCAATGTAATACCAATTCTTACAATGCGCTCCTACAGCTTTTTTACCATCAAACAGAAGATTATCAATTTCAGTTCTATGATACTCATAATCGTAACCATTTACAGTAAGACAATCAGATATAAAACAACCTTTATCTGTTTTTATACATAACATTTGTGGTAAATTCGTAGTTGAAGTATTGTTATTCATTTGCAGTTCTCCTCTTTTAAAACGATAAAATGTTTCTTTCATTAGCTTTCAGAATTTCAATCTTTTCAAATTTTTTGCTTGTTGACTGGAGCTGATTGAATATCTTGAATACGTTAGTCATCTCATTCATTTGTAAAGTCTCCTTTCAGGTCTTCATTATTAATAAGCATATCCTTGAGATATGTTTGTTTGTTATTAACTTCCTTATGACTTATAGCACTTCTGACAGCAGAATTTGTTGCCACAAGGATACAATATTTCTTTGCTCTTGTGATAGCTGTATAGAGCAATTCTGCATTATTCATTATATAGCTACTACCATCTAAAGCTATTATAGTCGATTTAAAACCCGAGCCTTGTGATTTATGAGTTGTAATACAATATCCTAATTCAAGATTTTTGAATTTGTCTCTGCCAAACCACACTTCTCCAATACCGATGAAATCAATAGTGATACCGTTTTGTGTTACATTGGTGACTGTACCTATATTACCGTTAAATACAGGGCAAACATTACCATCTAAATCAGTACAGGTGTAGTTATTCTTAGTATTGATTACTTTATCACCAACCTTAATCCTGTATTTCTTGACAGAAGATATATCTGTTGTCTTACCCTTCTTTTCAGAAAGCTTAATTTCAATGAAAATATCGTCCTCTGAAATGGGATTATATACTTCTTGAATTTTGGTATTTAAGTTATAACAACTCAGATCGCCTCTTGTTTTCATAGCTGATACAACCTGAACTTCATTTATATCTTTGAATTTTTCATATTCTTGCTTAAACTTTTCAACTACATAATCAGATAAATTACATTTTTCAGTAGTAATATTTAACTCCATATCTTGCAATTCACCAATGATTTCTGAACCCTGATATGTGTTTGAAAACAACTGTTCTTGGTTTGTTACCTTAATAGATGTAGGAATGATACCACTATTCAAAGCTTGTCTATGAAGTTTAGTCAGTCTCACTGTTGGAACTACACCACTGTTTAACATATCAGCAAACACCTGACAACTTCCTATTGGTGTCAACTGCTGTACATCGCCCATTATTATTACTTTCGCCCCTGTTGGAATGGCTTCAAGCAAATCTCTAAATAATGAGCCATTTATCATAGTTGCTTCGTCTATAAGGACAATATCAGCTTCGAGAGGATTTTCCTTACAATGAATAAAATGTCCCTTGAACCACCCTAACGCTTTATGTATTGTACTTGCCGGAAGTCCTGTTGCTTCTGTTATTCTCAAAGCTGCTTTACCGGAAAGTGCCACTGCATAAACTGAATAACCATTAAACATTTTACAAATGCCGTTTGCTGTTGAAGTCTTTCCAACGCCTGCACCACCTGTAATAGCAATAACCCTGTTGTTTAAGCAAGTATATATCGCACTTTTCTGTTCGTCTGTAAATTCAAAGCCTTGTTCATCTTCAACTTTCGCTATTACATTTTCAGGATTAAAGATATTAAAATCTTTGGGAATATATTTAGGAACAGAATTTTTATCAGTATCAACATTGTCTTTAGATGAACCAATCATAAGTCTCACAATTTCATTGCTAATATCTTTTTCAAGATTATAATATCTTGTAAGACCTATGTTTTCACCATTTTCAGATATATGTATTTTTCCATCATCTATCATTATCTGAGCTGTCTTATTGACTATTTCTTCAGGCACAAAACCCAAGGTATCATATAACATTTTCATAAGCTCAGAATAATGAAGATAACTTCTGCCTAATTCTGCTTGTTCAAGCAAAACGTGAATTAAATATCCCTTAATTCTCTGACAATCAAATTTATCTACTCCCATTTTAAGAGCAATTTCATCTGCTTTTTTAAAACCAATACCATCAACTGTTACAAGTTTATATGGTGTTTTTCTGATTACGTCTAATGCCTTTTCGGGAGATTTATAATAATCAGTTATTTTCTTAATGAGATTTCCTGACAGTCCAGACCTACTAAGTTCTACAAAAATTTGACTATAATCTTTTGTATCGTCATAAGCTCTGTACAGTCTATCAACATTGGATTCCGTAATGCCTTTAACTTTACACAGTGCTTCTGTATTTCTCTTTTCAAGTAATGAAACAATGTCATCATAGGTATTAAACAAATTTTCTACTGTCTTTTCAGGTAAAATTGTACTTAATAATTCCTTTTGACTTTCTTTATTTGAGATATTTATTTTCTTACTCATATAGAGAATTTCATAAGTATCACCATAAATTTCGTGATGATCGGCGAGAGAAGCTGTGACCTTATATGATGTTCCATATTCAAGAACAGGAACATTACCCTTGAATTTGATGACATCATCTAAGTAGCAGTTCTCAATAGGAACAACTACTGTGCCTGCAAATATTGCATATTCCCCTGTTTCTACAGATTTCACATTCTTAGGATAAAATATTCTGCTTAATTTTATTTCGCATTTTATGATTGACTCGTCATTTTCAAACATTATATTATTCCTCCACCAATGATTTATTGGACTTTGAGTAATCTCTGTACAGAATATCATATCCAAGCAAGTATAAATACTGCTTATTATAATCTGCATCGGTGATGTTTACTCCGTCTTCGTCTTTACCGATGATTTTAACTCCATATCTATACTCAGATTTATTGACTTGAACGATGTCACCATCTTGTATAAAGAGAATATCAAACATCTGTTTATCAACTTTAACATTAAGAATATTACCCGTACTAAGCTGATAAATTATTAAATTGGGCTTTATTTCATTTCTGGTATTGAGAACATAATAGTAATTTTCATTCATTTCTGAATTTACATATCTTAAATTTTCAAATAGTTTTATCTGCATCTCCAATATTTCAGGTAAATATAAATCTTCATCTGGAATATTATCAAATAGTTCAATTAAGATTTTCTTGCTGTCTATAATAAGAGTTTTACCTGTTGCACTTAGTTCTGAATATTTATCAATTATAGATTTAACATTATCAAATTTAGTTTCTGCCTGTTTTACTGTTAATTTGTCTTTTCCATACAATAAGTCAAACCATTTGATAAAATCAAGTAAATGCTTTGTTTTACCGTATTTAAAACAGCAATCAGCAATTATGTAATTAGTAAATATCTTATTGCTGATTTTAATAGGCAAGGTCTGTGTGCATAATTCCAGAAATTCATAAAAATTATTTGTTTTGAGCATATTATCATACAAAATTTCTGGAATGACATCGTGTTTTTCCTCAGTGACTTCAAGAAACTGATTCAATCTATCAGTTGCCATATTGATATAATATTGACGGTCAAGTTCTTCGGGGACAGGAACATCTAAGATATTATCGTTATTGATAAAACAATGGTCAGGAGTATAAGCTATCTTTTCATAAACCTGTTCCCCCTTTTCTGTTTTAGTTTTATACAGCGCTTTTGCGTGAGGATTGGTTGAGGCAAATACTCTATGCACTTTTTCTCTGAGATGTTCTCCATTTTTAACAACAACTTTTGACTTACCATCTATTGTTTCTGTAACACATTCTCCATAAACAACACCCTTATAAAGACTTGTGAGCTTGACAACCTTTTGAAAATCAATCAACTTATTCGATTTATTTATTGTATCTGCAATAGGAGTTTGATGTACAAAATATTCAATCAAAGCAGTATTGATTATAGGCAAGTCATTATCAATGGGACTTAGTTTTTTAAGATAAGCTCCTTTTGATTTATAATGTCCGTCTTCGGAGATGATGATATAGTTATTTACATCTTTTTGATAAATCTCATTGTAAATATCAAATTCGAGCGAGAGCCTTGTTCTTGTCTCCCATTCGTGAGCAATATCTTCAATTATTTTTACTGTCTCCATATCTTTAACAAGCATATAGATACCATCTGTATTACTTTGAATCAACTGACAATACGGCTCTACCTTTTCAATCAAATCAAGAAGCAAAAGTTGACCTGTAACACAAACGTTATTGCTCATAAGAGGGTCATAAAGTGGATTATTTTTATCTTTGAGTATTCCATATGTGGAATTAAGTACGATTTTCATAGGTTGCTGACGTTTATCCTTTAACTTTTTAAGTCTAAGTCTTTCGTCTCGAATCTCTTTGTACTTTTGAGGATTCTTGAGTTTACGGCTGAGATAACCATATTCAATCATAATTGACGGATAAAGGCTGGCAACATCCAGGCACAATATTATTCCTTTTGCGTGATAGTTAGGGATAGCACCATGTACTCCACCATAAGCAAAAATATGAGGAACACCTGCTATCATACAATCTAATTCACGTTTGTGCTGATTTTCATATGAATAAGTTGCCGTCTTATAAGCTTTATTCACAGGATTTTTAAACCAATCGACTACAAACTGATACTTTTTGCCCAATTTTAAAGTCGGAGGAATTGTAAATTCAAATTCATCGTCCATTGTGTGCTGTTTTACTGCACCGAGAATATGAGCTGAAAGCTGTGCTTTAGTCTTATTAAACATCTCAAAAGGTAAATCAAATGCTTCAATTAGACTAAATTGAGCATCGAAATCACCGATTTTATAATCGAGAACAGCCAAACACTCCGTTACATCGTGAGTACAATACTTAATTGTTTCTTCGATTTCGGCTTGTGTCAGAGGTCTATCTATTGTAAAATCAACCTCCGACTCTTTAATATCGTGACCCATAAAAGCTTCAAGCTGCTTTAAACTATGCTGAATATCCGAAACATCATAATTATTAAAAGGAATGTCCTTTGCTTTTTTCACAATCTGATAGCCCGATTTCCCTTTAACAATCAATTCTTCATTGATAATTGCTGGATTCATATTACACGAGATGCCTTTAAAAACGAACTGGTCGTAATTTCTTGAATTATATCCTACAAAAATAGCGTCTTTATTCGTATTATAAAAATCCTTTAAAGCTTGTCTGTCATTAACGATTACTGTTCTTTCAGATGTATTCTTATTAACAAATACAACAAGCCAATCGTACTTAAAAACTTCAAAATCGTAACCAAAGATATTGTAATCCACTTTATCACTTCCTTAAAATCTGAATTTAGGCTTTTCGGTACAAGGTTTATACATCCAGTTTTCCACTATGACCTGTGGAGTTTTCTTTCCGTTATATTCATTGACTGAAAACTTGCCCACTATTGTAAATTCAACCATTTTACCAAGAGTTTTTATCTCATTGTACTCATTTTCAGAGGAACGAAACTTAATAATCTCAATATTATGAAATGTCAATTTTATTGTGTTTTTTTCATTTCCAAGCACCGTGAAACCCCCATCAGTAGGGCATTTCAATTTTAATAAAAATAGAGGTTCTTCAATATTTGTTCCCCAAACGTCAGAAAGTGCAAAAATTGACTGAATTACCTCTGCGGTGAGTGATTTTTCGTCAAAAACTGCATCCACGGTATAATTTAAAGTATTATCAAAATTTTGCTGAGAAAGATAATCGTAAAACTTTGAAATATTATCCTTTTTAATAGTTACACCGCAAGCGTTAGGATGTCCCTCTGCCAAATCAAACAATTTTGTCTGCAAGCAGAAATCCTTAATGTCTTTAATATGAGATTTATCGAATCCCCTTGCACTTCCCATAAGAATATCATTATAATCTCTCAGAAGCAGACACGGCTTATTATACATAGATGTAAGTTTATTTGCAATCAGACCTGTAAATGTTTTTTCAAATGACTTATCGGCTTTACAACAGATTACAGGATATTCGTTCAATCCAAATTCATTTATTTGCTCTTTAAGGACTTCTGTGTAATCACTTGTTATTTTCTGCTGTTTGCGTTTATAACTTTCGCATAATCTTCTCGCTTGTTCCTGAATTGAAACCTCAATTTCACCTTTACCACGAATTTTAACAATCGCTTTTTCCGATGAATTGAGAAATGCTTTAAGCATTATTTCTTTGCCGTCTTTTGTACCAAGTCGGATCAGAGCATTTACAAGAGGTGCAATATAAAAGCTTATACCTAAAATGGTTGCTTTACTATGTAATGAATAAGCCTGAGACTTGACTAATTCCGAAATGAATTTATTATGATTTGTCTCGTTTTGTATCTGTTTAATGCCTTCGAGAACTAAATATCGTGTCTGCAACTGTGACAAATCACACGAATCAGCTATCATTCCGAGGGCTACCAAATCAAGATATTTATTAACTGTATCACGCTTTAGTCTTTCATCAACAACAGAACAAAACTTATAGACTATTCCTACGCCTGTCATTGACTTGTCATTTACTTTTGATGACATCTGATTATTTACTATCACTGCGAAATCATTAAGATTATTAAGCCTATATATAGACTTTAATCGTGTAACCTTTTCCGATTCATCGTGATGATCGAGAACAATGACATCAATACCGACAGATTTTAATGTTTTCAACTGTCTCAAATCATTACTTCCGGCATCTGGAATAATAAGCAAATCAGGCTTTTTCGGTTCAATCTCAAGCATAGATTTATTATCAAGACCGTGTTCTTTATTGTCGTGTATAATATAATCCACTGAAATTGACGGAAAATTATCATTTATATACTGTATCATTAAAGCTGCGGAAGTCACACCGTCACAGTCACAATCCTGCAACACTACAACTTTACTGTTATTATTCATATGTTTAAGAAAAATATCAACTGACAAATCAATATTATCTAACAGGTGATTATCCTCTAAACAGGATTTTGTAGGATTTAAAAACATAGGAACATTTTTTATTCCCCGATTTTCAAGAATTTTTGTAACAGGATTACCTATTCCAATACTTCCTCGTGTTTGATATTCAAAAGTCACTTAATTCACCTCGTTTAATCATAAGACGGAACATAAATTTTATTTTTCATAAGCTTTAACAACGTTTCTTTACCTTTATCGGTAGGAGATTGCTTATAATCAAGCAAATTTTCTGTATCCCAAAGTACATAAACCGCAAAATATGGAGACAAAGGCTTTATAAACTGCTTTATTATATGATTTTGCCAATCCATAGCTTCTTGTGAATCGGCTGTTTCATACTGTTTATCAAGTGCAATTATCACTTCTTTTACTCCGAGCATAATCAACATATCTCGCTGATAAGAATGAAATGCACTTCCGCAAACAGCCAACGTGAAATTATTCTCTCCAAACAGTGTGTCTGCTTGCAGAACTGATTTCTCAGCTTCTACAAGCATAACTTTGTGTTTGTTTTTTATTGTGTTTAGGTTTTGATTGATGCCGTAAAAGTTATAAGAAAGGCAATGCTTGTACATTATATCTCCTACTTTAATGGGAGAATATTTTCCATAGCGTTCTTCATCTTCCTCTGTCATCATTCGTCCTCGTATTCCAACTAAACGATTTGTTATATCATAATGAGGAATAATTATCTGGCGTAAGTAAGGAGAATACTTAATGTTATATTTCTGCATACTTTCTATGGAAATGCCCTCATCAATCCAACCTTGATAGTATTTGTTCTGAAAAACATTTAGAATTTTACTGTCATAACTATCAAGGTCTTTGATGATCGTTTGCTTTGATTTGGATTTATCGTAATCCTTTATAAAAGACCAATCGGAGATATAACTGTTTCCGAAGCCTCGTCTTTCATCAATATGGCACTGATTTGAAATCCAAGTAATAGCTTCTGGAAGATTATATTTTTTCAGTCTTTTCACTATTTCAATAATATCAAGACTTCCACATTCGGTATAACAGTAAAAAGATTTAGATGATTTGTAGTAATAAAGTTTATGACTTGTACCGCAATGGCAAATAGTATCATATATCATATAATCATCATTATCTGTATATACTGTTCCACCGAGAATTTCCATCAAAGTCTTTATATTTTCAGTAGTTAAAGCTGATTTGAGTTCTTCGGCAGTCATTTATTCACCGCCTTAATTTGGATTCAGAATGTTATCAATGACCTTCACAGCATCAACATCTACTGTTGTATCAAGCATTTCGGCGTTACCAACATCGTCAAATTCAAATTCAATAATCGTTTTTTCAATATCATCTATAAGCTCATAATTATAATCAGTGACAAAACAATCCATCTCTCGCATTGTACCAAGATTGATTTTAGTCCAGATAACGATAGCTTTCCACTTTCCTCCACGATTTTTGAATATCCAATATGCCATATTGGGAACAGTAGGATTAAAGTTTCCTCGTGCTTCAAGTATTGGCTTAAGCTTTTTAAGGTCTTTAGTTGTAACAGGTAATGCAAGCATACCACCGTCAGCTTTTTCAATAATACTCTTTGAACCTTTCAATGCTCCCGAATCCTTATTTATATCATCTTTATATGTATCATTTAGCTGAGTAGATGTTCCTAAGAAAACATCGTACTTATTACAAGCTGATTTTAAAGCTGCACTAAACAGGAACAAAATCTGGTCTGTTCTAAGTCGTGTTTTGGTTTTTTCAAAGTAATAAGCATAAAGAGAAGGACTGTCATTGATATAATCAAAGAAAACATATTCTATTTTCTGATTTATTATGTATTGTTCTATGGTTTCGCAGATAGTATCAATGGTAAAGTCGGGTTGATATTCTCCATATAGCAGTGATTCTTCTACAATTTCAGCGGATTTATCGAGAACTTTTTCTTCTTCAGGAGTTATATCTTTCCATTCTTCAAGTCTGTCCTGTTCAATTCCACTGATATGTGCAAGCAAACAGTCTTGAATTTCTTCCTTTGTTAGCTCTGTTGATATGAATAACACCGGTCTTTTTTCACCTGTTGCTATCCACTCTTTCTTTTGCCAGTCATAAATCTTATCACAAGCTATATTTACAGCATCAGCCATACTTGAACGAGATTTACCACCGCCTGAGATGGAACTGCGAATAATCATCTTTTTGCTTCTCATTCCACGATATACTGTAGTGAGATAACCGCTTTGAAAGGGATAGCCATATGTATTTGTCTGATTTTTATATTCAGATATTCGATTTTTAATATCATCGCCTGCGTGAAAAGAATAATTATCTCCAAAAGCACTTTTCCAAAGATTTTTAAAATCACTGAATTTACAGCATATTTCATTAAGCACGTCTGTACTTGTCATACTATTGAATTTATCAAGCTTAACCTCGTCCTCTTCATCATACAAAAATGATATGTCCAACTTTAAAGATTCAATCGCATTTCTAATAATTGAATATTTACGCACTGTATCTCTGTAAAATCCAGCGTTTAAAAGCTTATCTGCGGATTCTGCAATAGCCTTATCTATGTAATTCCAACCGTCATTATTCTTCCAAACAGTAGTCGCACTTGGGAACTGAGCAATTTCATTTTCTATTTCAACAGGTGAAATTTTTTGTATATTTCCCTTTTTAGCGATATTAACAATAGCTCCCCAAATTGTTTTATGAAACGTTTCTGAATAATCATAAGCGTTTGTTTCATACTTTTCATCAAATATCATTTTAGGATTATTGCAATAACAACCTAAAAGCAGGAATATATTTCTTTTATCAACAAGACCTTTAACGTCCAACTCAGTAGTCACTCCCCTTCTACAAATTTATCTAAATCTATAAGGTAATTATTTTTCTTTGATTTAGGCTTTAATTTTACTATCCGTTCTTTTTCTTCGAAATTATAAGCCTTTTCACTGATCAACTGCTGTTCCTTAAAATATTTTTCAGCGTTTTTATATTCATTTTTAACTTGAAAGATGCCGTATTTTATATTGAATTTATCTCCGATAATGTTTTTGATATACCAAAGTGTATATCCAATAGCAGCGTAACTTAAATCATAGTCTTTTTTGTAATTTTTTATCTGTGTCATTATCATTCCGGTGGGTTCATCACATTCAAAATACTCACAAATCATAGATATAAGCGTTTTATAATCTTCACTTTCAGAGTGTATTATTTCATAACATTGCTTGCAATATGACTTGTTATTATGTTTGAATATTTCTTCTCCTCGGATTTCTTTATTGCAACATTTGCAGTGTGCAGGTCTGCTTATATAATCACTTCCTGAATAGACAAAACAGACGGTAGGCTATCCACCCACCGCCCTTTTTTGTTATCTGTTTAATTGTATTATCAGATACCCTTAGATGTCTTGAGTTCTTCAAGCTTCATAACTACTACCTGCGCAAGGTCAATCTGAGTAGGAAGAATATCATCAAACATCTTAGCAGAACCGTCCTCATTCTGACCTATTGTAGTCTTGAGTACATTCATTGCTTCATTAAGATAACCATTTTCAGCAAGAATTGAACCAAGTTCCATACCTCTTGACTTTACTTCATCAAAAGAAACCTCGTCCTTGATTTCTTCCAGTGCAGGAACATCTACAAGCTCAGTCCTATCATACTTGGCATTAAACAGCTTTTCAAGATTGCTCTTAATTTCAGATACATACATCTTGTCAGGCAGTCCCCAAGTATCCTTGAGTTCAATATATTCGGAAGTCTTCTTAAATGTAATAAGTCTGTCTGCATTTACATTACCCTTTGCCTTTGGGTCAATAGAAACCATTCCGACAAGGAAAGCATCGTGGAAAATCTGATTCTTAGTAGCCTCATTCAGCTTACACTTGTATGTAATTGCGCCTGTCTTGAAATCAGTTATCTTATAGGACTGCACTGCAAAATGGACAGGAAGTCCGAGATTTCTGATTTCGCCTACAATACCCATTACAGACGAAAGATACTTCTTACCACGAGCAAAACCAATATCTTCAATAATCTCCGTTTCCTTATTTGAAGCTATATATCTACTTGCCATTTCCTCAAACTTATCGGCTGTATCAAAAACTACACAAGAGAAACGTTCTCTTGTCTTTGGATTCTTGAGCTGGGAAGCAACAGCAAGTACATCAGGAATAGAATGTACTCTGACAGCCATAATGTTCTGAATAGTTTTATATCTATCCTCAAACATTACAAACAGAGGAACTTTGCCTTCAGGAGCAACAGAGCGGAGGAAACGATTGAGTGAATCTGTCTTTCCGTCTCCTGTCTCACCCATAAATACAACAGGATAACCACTAAAATCTGTACTAATCTTATTTTCTTCAAGTGTCATAAGGTTAATCATATATTATTATTTCCTTTCAATATCACAATTACAAATTTAAATAGACAGTTATTTATATACAATTACTTAGCAAAAGGGTTCTTTGAAGCAAAAGGATTAGATGTAGAAGCTGACACTGTGTTTTCAGTTGTTGTGTTTGACGATGAACTATTCTTCTTGCCATTCTTTACTTCTGCAATAGTTGCATTTCTTCTCGAAATGAGCTGAGAACAAATTTCATCGGTGAGACCAACGGAATAAATATCTACAGGCTCTACGCCACTCGTTACTTCATTCTTTCTTACTGTATTTGTGAATGTCTTTACAATATCCTTACCGAAAGCTGCCTTTTCAGTCTTTGTTGTGGTTTCTGTTCTATTAATTACATCTCCACAAACCTTAGTAAATACACCCTCAGAATACATACTTCTAAAAGTGTCTGCAAGATCGGCAGGAATAGTCAGTCTAAGAGGAAACATATCCTTAACGTCAAATGTAGCATCCTTACCGTTGCCCTTCTTAATCTGATTGATTACATTCATAATAACAATCAGATTTCCAGTAGGAGTTTCCTTAATAATTTCATCCTTAATACTTGCTATTACACCGGCAACCTCAAATGTCGCTGTAGGAGAAGATGCTTCATACTTTTCCTTAGTAATTCTGTTGATGAAGTTAGAAGAAATAGTATTGATCGTTACAAGCTCATTTGTATTCTTAGACACATAGTCCATTACACCAAATGAAGCAGATGTAATCTCGACATAATCAGGGTCATCAGGATATTCTTCCAGAGTTCTGTACTCATTCATAACTGTACTGAGCGACTTATAAATCTTATTTTCTTCCGATGTAAAGTTACCATTCGCATCCTTCTTATACTTATTAGCAAAGAATCTAACCGAGTGTTCGCCTTCATCGGCTGTTCTGATAATTACTTCACCACGAATACACTCAATATCATTGTTAGTTCCGTATGTAGCTTCTTCAAGTGTATGCTTAACAAGAATACCAGCCATTGTAATTGTGTTTTCAAACTTCTTCATACTCATAAATTCAAAATCCTTTCAATATGTATAATTTAATAATTTTAACGCTTATATTATTATTTACTTACATTTTTAAAATCCAATAAAATCTTGGTTTAGTCGTGTTCTGTCTCTCGCCCTATAACCCACAGCTCAATTCCCTCCTCGATAAAATATGTGTGTCATTATTGTATAGCCACAATCTTCGCAAGAGTAATAATATTCATCACTACTATTCCTAATGTGAGAAGAGCTTACAAATTTATAATGACCGCCACATTCAGAACAAATGCCGTTATTATATTCTTTTTCAGACTGATTTGATTCAATCGTTCCTCAGTTCTTTAGCATTACCCATAAATTCTATTTATTCCATATTCAACAGTACACTGGTGTTCTATCTTACAACCTCTTGCCGTATCCCAACCAAAGCAAAAATAAGCAATGTCAGCATCTGCAAGAAGTTCAATAGCCTTGGAAAGATACTTTAGAGGAACACTTCCACCCGTTGGGTTATAGTCCTCAAAATAACTATCAATAACCTCAACTTCTCTGTCAGGGAAAATCTTCTTGACCTTATCAATAGCAAGATTTCTTTCTGTAAGAATTTCTTCCTCTGTCTTATCTCTCATTACCTGAGAAATAAATACCTTAATCGGCTTTGTCTTAGCCATTTCAACCACTCCTTTTACAAAATAAGAATATCTATATAAACGTCCTTTCGGACGGAATTAAGGTAAAATCTATATAAACAGCTTAGAGCTGATTGATTGTTTTTTATACATTTCGTGACATTATTTTCCTTTTTGTGATATTTACACACAATATATGCTCAATAATTATGCAAATTGGTACTTGACTTTTACATTAAAACATGTTATATTATAGGATGCGTTCACAATTAGTAATTAATTGTGCGAAAAATAGTCCGAGACGCCTTAGAAAATTATTAAATATAAGGAGGTCTATCAAATGGAATCAGGAGGGCATCTCGGCATAAGACCACAGTTAAACACCAACGTAAATACTCAGGAAAAATCAAAATCTCAGACAACCTGCAAGAAACAAAAAAGCAAGAAGCTTAAAGGTGATCAGTATAGACCTACAAAAAACTCTATTGTAAAAAGTGGAAACCCCAAAGTCAATGTTGTGTCAAACTTTTCTCCTCCACAGCTGAAGGCTTTTGCGAAAATTATTATTTCTATAGGCGTATCATTCGGAATAATGATCATTTCGGTAAGCGTGCTGGTGTATTTTATAGGTCTTATTAGGTAACAAATTAATAGAGAAGGGACGAATCCCAATGTCTAATACCGAGGAATCAGCTATGTAGCGATCACTGTTTATTACAATGGTGGTCGCTTTTCGTTTATATAAATCCACCACAAAACATTTCTTTTATTATATTATATACTTTCCATCATAAACTTTTCTCTGTTGAGAATTTCGCAAGCCTTTTTTGCTGCTTTCGCATTGAAATAAACAATAAATTCTTTCATACTTTGTATATTATCGCAACACCACTCATTCTTTTTATAATGATAATAAATATAACATTTGCGTTCATCATCTTCCCAATCAGGAAAATAATCAGGACACAGCAACTCGTGAAGCTGCATCAGCTTATTCTGAACACGGAGAACGTTGTCACGATACCACCGAAGATGTCTTTGAGTTTCAGTGTCTGGTTTAAACGCAGCGTTCATATTAATTAATCCCAAATCATAGGAACTAATTGATCTATAAAGGCCAATCAAAATATTGCCATCACCTTGGATACAAGAATAACCATCTCCGCTTTTAGGCAGCCACACTGTTTCATTTTTCTCAACAAGTTCAGCTTTGAGTCTTTCGATTTTCTCTGTCATTGCCTTACAGCTGGTTTCAAGTTCTGCGATTTTTTCTTCTGTTGTCATAATTAATCATCTCCATTTAATAATTCTTTCAGGGCATTATATTCTTCCTGCGTGAGACTATCAACTCTGTACTCGTATTTAGGACAGCATAATCTAAGCTTACCGCCATTGATATTGGGGTTTATAGCCTCAATATAGAAGTATCTTTCACCATCAGCAGCTGCTTTCGCTGCCCATTCAGACAGGTCTGGTCGTCTATAAAGTTGAACTCTTCCGTCACTGTCATACACGGGAAATCTATTCACGCAAACTTTATGTATCTTACTCTTGATTTGTGCTTTAGTAACTTTGTTTACACCATTAGAATTAAGTTCCATTATCTTTATCCTCCAAGTAATTTCCAAAATTCATCATCATAAGCATCATAATAAGCTGGTGTATATATTGGAAAAGTTTCTTTAAAATATGAACGACAAGCATCTTGTACTCTTCTCCAAGACTCAGCTTCACTCATACCTTTTTCTTTAGGCTTAATTTCACCATTTTTGACTTTAATTGCTATTGGATTATGTTTATGCTGTCCCATATTTCATCACCTTCTTATCATAAATTTACATAACTTATACTGCAATTTAGAACAATAACCGTATTTATAACATCTATCTATGTTGATGTTATTATGCAATATAGTAACCTCAAACCAACACCAAGGAATAAACGTTATTCTATCAATAATCTGTCTTATTCTCATTCTTTTCTACCTCACCAGATGCTATTACACAAGATATTGCCGTGAGTGTGATTATTCCGATTATAAATCCTATTGCAATTCCTATCCAAAACATATGTATATTTCCTTTCACAAAATCAGAATTTTATTCTATTCTTTTCCATTCGTCATATGTAAATTTACCAAAAACATAAGCAGTCGGTTCATCTACACCAAAAGCATTGAAAATACTCTTCATCTTTTCCTTATCTGTTGTATCTATTGTAAAACTATCACACAGACAGGTTGCAAGTGTTTCGCCACGCTTTGTATTTACCTTGACTAAATCCCCAGTTTTGAGCGTTTTGTCTTCAGGAACAAGAAATACATACTTTGCTCCACAATTTTCGTGTTTAACTATTACAACTACAACGTTCATTTTAACATCTCCTCGGTAATACTTAATATTTTATAATCTTTTGTAGCTAAATTTTTCAGATGCAATATATCTTTTTTATGCTTTATTTTTGATTGATGTTTTTCATTGTAAGATTCAATTATGCCAATGACCAAATCCCTTATTATTGTTTCTAAGTTTAGTCTATCAAAAACAAAAATTATATCTTCAATTGACAAGCCATATAATCCCATTTTTATATTTTATTGATTTTAAAAAATCCTTTTCTTCAATTCCTACTTGGTCATTGTTAAACTTCTTAAATAAATATTCTTCCCATTCTTCATCCCATCTTAAATTCATATTTCTATAAAACCAATGACCATAATATGTAAAAGAAAATTTAAGAATAGGAGAATTATCTATTCTACTGACATAGAATTTATATTTCACTTTCACTTCCGTTTTTAACATCTCCTTTGATACACAATAAAATTTAAGTTTAGTTGGAGCGGAAGTGTGGTGATGAACCACATAAGTTTTGATGTAATCTCAACTTTAGCATCAGGCGTTCCGCAAAAATAACAGATAAGACGATAAATAAAATAATATCCTCAACAGAATACTTAGTTTACTTGTGTCTGATAAGAAATCTTCAGAATAACACAAATGTAACGTATGAAACAATAGCTGATAATCTTGGCATGGACGAAAGTAATGTTGGAACAGCTATAAGAGGATTATATGATGCAGGTGCTATAACTATTGATAAGAGTTACAATGAAAAATAACATAACTATAATAAAACTATTTTGTTTGTCTTATCTGTTTTGGTACTCCCAGACGGATTCCAACCGTCACACCTTTCGGTACTTGATTTTGAGTCAAGCGTGTCTTGCAATTCCACCATAGGAGCAGATGAGTGCCTGATTATCCTCACAGGCTTTTGGGCGGTTCATTCTAAAGTTATCCTCATCCGCTAAAACCACAAAGTTGCTATTCGTTTCGTGAACTACTCGCCTACTCTTGTTCTACAAACAACCCTAATGTTGCTGTTTTTTCCAATTTCAGATTTGGTCTCCCAAGTGGAACTCGAATCCACACTGTCAGAATTTTAAGTTCTGTGTCTCTGCCGATTGGACTATTGGGAGATATTTAAACCACTTAGCAGGTTTTTCATCCGTTCAAAGTCGCTATTTGTTAATATGAAACCTCATATTCGATTTTTAGTGCCAACAGAATACGACTTGTTATTGCTGTTTAGACACTTAACACATATTTTAATGAAATACTTATAAAAAATATTGCGATATCTTTTATAAGTATGTCTGAGCTTTGCAGAGCATCAGACAAAATATGTATTAGATTGAAGATACCTTGACAGTATCAATCAACCACCAATGGTACACCATATCGGTTCTGCCCCGATGTTTAACGATTAAAAGTCGTTTGTTCTACTATTGAACTAATGGTGCTTATTCCTGACTTTTTTATACGGAAGTCAGAGAAACCGTAGGGAGGCTATGCCAGAATAAAACTAACATTTGGTTTGGGATTTCGGCTCTGCCCCGAAACTATCAGTGTCAAAGGCTGATGTACTTCTCATTATACTAATCCCAAATATATTTATTTTGATACTAAATCTTATTACTTGCTTATCATTTGACTACATATATATTATACTCGATAACCCTGCACTTGTCAAGTGCTTTTGCAAATATTTTATTATTTGCTTTGCTTTATGTATTGGAAGTGATTTTCACTTCCATATTTCTCTTAATTTTCTGCATTCTCAATACTCTGTCTGAACTTATTGTATTCGCTCACCATACGATATGCTTTGGTCACTGAAGTATTGAATGTCCGAGCATATGTTTCTGCACTATTCATGTCTCCAGAAAAGACATAATCATTTTTTCTTTCATACTGATACATTTTATTGAACATACCTGCTTTTTTAACATTGGGAGCTTCCAGTCGCACATCCTGTATAAATGCCCCCATTGCGTTCCACTTTAAATTTACGAAACTTGATTTCTTTTCGGAATTAAATAAATTATCATATGTCCAATTCTTTGTTTTTCTTTTATACTGTCTTTTTACGCTATTTTGCTCATCCTGTGCTTGCAATTCTAATATTTCCGAATACAGGTCATCAATAAACTGAATTTCCTCATCTGAAAGTTCAATAGACTTTCCGTTGACGGTCAGCTGTTTGGTACTGATTATATTCCTTGCATCAGACAATGTAATAGAAATCATATCATCTGTTGTAAGTTGCTCCCAAAGAAATACATTAAATACATTGAATTTCTTTTGTCGCACAACTAAACTTTCATACATTTTTTCGGATAATTCAGATTCTTGCAGAATAAGATAATCCTCTTCTGCCTGAGTTAAAGCCTGTTTCAATTCTGAAAAAGTAGTAAAGTATTCATCTTTACCGCTTTCGGTTTTTATATCGGATACTATACTTTTAAGTCTATTGATTTCGTAAAAACTATCCTTTATGGATAAATCATAAGTCTTATTTACCCATCTGTAATAGTCACACAAAACGCCGTATAAAGCATTTAAAGTAGTAATTTTCTTTTTATCAGCTTCTACAGCATCAGCAATTTCCTCGGCTGACATATCAAATATATTTTTCTCTACTTTGTTTAAACACGATATCCTCAGTGCGTAATTACCAAAACTGGGATTCTTTTCAATAATATGCTGACAATATTCTTCAAAGTATGGTACCATATAATCGTCCTTTCTATATTCACTAAATCAATTTTATCATCTTCTTTCTGATTTGTCAAGATAAATTATACAGAATACGCAGAATTATTTTCCAGACCAAAGCTTGCAGCGATGGCTCTATCAATACAAGTCATCATTCTTTCACCAAGCTTTCCTGCCCAGCTCAGAACTCGGCTCTTATCAATAGTTCTTATCTGTTCTGTCATTACAGTAGTAGGCTTTGTTAATCCGGTCTCTACAGATGGATTTATACTTACGTGCGTTACCATTGGCTTTTTCTCCTTACTGGTCATGATAGCCACTATAAGGCATGGTGAGTGTTTATTTCCTACTTCATTTTGTATTATTACGGCTGGACGGATATCACCTTGTTCTGAGCCGACCGTATTTCCAAAATCGACCCAGACAATATCGCCACGGTGATATTCCATCACAGTTGAATGATACTTATTATCATAATGTCTAAAATCAGTTGAGCTATTAGCAATCATTTTTTATTTTCTCCTTTCATTCAGATTAGCAGTAAATCCGTTGTTCTACGTTTTATTATCTATATTTTATCATTTACATATTTTTATTTATACTATATTTTGTGTCTAAATTGCAAATTCTATTATTTCAGAGAGATTGTTAAAAAGCAATATTCCGTCTTCTCTGATCTGACAATAATCTGTTCCTGTTAATTCATCGGATCTTATCTTCCCTTCCAGTTCGTATTTATCTTTGACAATATTTCTTAAAATTGGCTTGAACCACTGTGTAAAGGCTATTCCAAGGATATTATCATATGTATCTTCTATAATATATACTATATTATTACCTTTCATCAATTCAAATTCCACCTTCTCTTTGTGAGGTGTGATATTGAGATGAGTTTCTTCGCTGGTGTCGGTATCAATATCTTTTATATTTGTGTATATGCGTTTGACTTTACTACCATCTATAAATGTGAGAAATTCGATTTTTCCGTTTTTAAAACATTGGGACAACTGATTTTTTATACCTTCTATACTCATTTTCATCAATCCTTTCGTGTCATTTACAAAATCTTCGTCTGAATTGCCACACAATTCCCTTATATACGGACTTGCCGTATAGGAACGAGAAAACATTCCCATTGGCATTTATCCATATTTGATGACTTCCGCTGCCGTTTCGGAGAAATGTGAAGCCATTATCCGTTAGCATTGTAAGAAACTTCCTTATATCCATAGTATTACCTCAGATGCAGAATATCTGTTACTTCTTTAAAGGTTATTTCTCTATATGTATTGCCCCTGACATCAATTTCAAAACAAATACAAGGAACTTTTTTAGCATAACAAATCTTAAAAATTATCATTTCAGGGTCTGGTTCTTGACAAGCAGGTTCACCTTCGGATTTATATGCAAAGTTACTTTCATAACAAGCCAAAATTGTCCTGCCATAATTCTTTGCCTTGCTATGTTTATCTATCGAGTCAAGTTCATCATTAAGCCTAATAAGTCTTTCGAGCTTATCTCTCTCACTGAGCAGATACTTTTCGTCTGCTTTTACCTTCCCATCATATCCGAGAAACTGAGCGTATTTGTTGAGTATTTCATCATACATATTCATTTGATTTTCCTCCATTATTTTAATAATTCTGGTGCAATTTTTATACCGCATTGTTCAACCTCTTTTATTTTAAACCTTGCAGTCCTTATTCTTTCTACATCATACGCCGTAAGTGCGTGACCCCAAAATTCTTCAAGTTTTCTATTCAAGACTTTATCGTTTTCAATAACAGTGTATTTATCCCTATATTTTTTATCAAATCTTTTTATCTTTAAATATGGGACATAATAAGTAGTCTTATTTATCCTATCATATCGCAAATAGCAATACAAAGGAGAGGTAAAGATTTTCTTAATTTTGTACATGACTGTACGAATTGCATCGTAAATAAAAAATATTACAAAAGCAAAAATTTGAAACAATAAATCTTCCTCATTCTTCAGCACTATAACATTTATGATGCTGTTTAAAACAGTACCAATAATAATACCTATTACAATTTCCATACATACATCCCTATTCCATTGAAATTGTTGTTTGTGTACGATCTGCAAGGGTATCAATGACGATATTTCCGCAGACAGTAGGAAATATAGCTGTTACTCTCTCACCGTTCTTCGCCTGCTCATAATGTCCGGCTGCATTTTCAGCCCACATTCCAGTTATATGAGCATATAAAGCTGTCGCAACATCTTTTGCAAGTATGGGATTTTCTTTCTGCTTTGTCTTGAGGTCATCGCTGACCTTGTATTTACCTATCTGCAACACCATTATCAATCCTTTCTTATTACTGGAAATTTACCCTGATATCTTATAAATTTGAGAGCCAAATATCTTGTATATCCATCTACAAGTGTGTTATTTTTGGATATCGTTATTGGCTTTGTATCAAGATATTCTGAAATAGTATTAGTTCTCAATGCTTCTTTCATATTCATAATTGTGTTATGTAACTTTTCTTCTTTTGGTGGACTTTTCTTAAATGAGGACGGAATTATTATTTCAGGAAGAGTTACCCATTCCGTACTATCCGACAATTCAGCATAAAATTTATCTCTGGTGACAGAATCTACCAAAACAGCATTTATAGTCTTTATGCCATCTCTGATTGCAATAGTATAGTCTTTCCAACCCGTGATAAGGTTATAAGTACAGTCCTTATTATCATGTAATATTATCAACAGTTTATTTTTGTCTTTGTTAAGACTAGGTATCTGGGAGAGGTCGCTATTATAATGAACCTTCTCTATCATTCTTATCATTGATACCGGTATCTTTCTTATTTTTCCACTTTTCCGAGCCAATGCTCTAAATTCTTTAACGGTCATTTATATCATTCCTTTCAAATTTTATATCCAGACAGCTTTTCAAATTCTTCCAGTCCAAGATTAAGGTCAAGCCATTTTTGACGAAGTTTCAATGGATTTACCGTCATATAATGATTCATTGTTGTATCAACATCGGCGTGAGCTACAGCCACACAAGCAACCATTACATTCCTATTATCATTCCAATTCCGTGAGATAAACTCACAGAAAGTTTTTCGCATAGCGTGAGAACTATAATGTCCCACTATGTTAAGTTTTTGTGTTATTGTTTTAAGCCATCTGCTCACTGACGATACGGTCATAGGAGCAATTTCTCTTTCATTGCCATTTTCATCGTACCTCTCCCCTGTCGTAATTACATCTGTAATTTCTCCGCATTTATCATAGATAAATTTATCGAAATATGCTCTACGGTTTCCATCACCTCTAAAAAGATAATTTTTAGAAGTTAATCCCTTACGATCAATAAGATATTTAAGAGCCGTTTTTACAGCCCTATTAAAATACACAGGTCTTGCCTTGCCTGTTTTCTGCTCAGAAATATACTTAACATCAAGAATGTTTCCGTTTTCATCTGTTACATCTTTTACTTTAAACGAAAGAATATCACCACAGCGATAGCCTGTGTTTATTCCGAAGATGAACATTACCATTTTATGATATGCTCTTTCTTTGAAACACTGACGAATAACAGCGTTGATATCATTTTCGCACATAAACGCATCGGCAGAATGATTAGTAGGAGCTTCCACCTCAGTAACAACAACTTGTCTCTGAGATATCTTACGTCTGCTTTTTCTGCCCGACATATCAATGATATTAGCTGTTGTTGAATTATAAGCTATAGCTGCGTTCATAGTGATTATCCTTTCATTTAGAAGTATTATATTTATATAATCAAATTCCGTATATCGGCTTTATCTTACCACGCTTGGATACCTCGTTATACTTGTCTCTAAGAGTTTCCGTCCAGTTAATAGGATAGGACATCTTGAGGTTCTTGGCTGTATTTGTGAGCATCTGAGGAGTGTATTTTGCAAGTGCATTGACAAGTCTTGATGTGACGATATTATTTCCGTAAAGTTTGAGAAACTCTGTTGTTCCTGCTATGATATCGCCCTGCAAACTGGATTCTCTTCCGTTATACGCTTCAACAAGACACTTTATGGCAAGAATAGTATCATCAGAATCCTTCTTATATAGCATTTCCACCTTTTTAACTGCATTGATTCTCATTCCGGTAGTGGTCTTTTTATCATAAGGTAATCTACCACCAACACGAGAAACTTTTAATGCAAGCTCACAAGGAAGTTCTCTGCCGGCTTCATAAGAAGCAAGTGTCATTTCATTAAATGTATGTCGATGTTTCTTTTCATACTGGTCAACATAATAATCAGCTTCATCAGTATAGGTCATTCCCTTATGTACAATACACTGAATATCCACAGGCTTATTTTCGTTAACAGCTTCGAGAATAATGACTGTATGCTGTCCATCAATTACGTAATACTTTCCGTCTCGATAAGAAACGTGAACAGGGTCAACCTTATTAAGATTGAAATCTTTAACACATTTAGCAATAAATTTCATATCAATTTTACGCTAATATGGCTGTTTGCTTTTAAGCTGAGATGAGTTGATCGTTCTTGTTGTCCAACTGGGCTGTGCTGAAAATTCCATAATTTTATTCCTCCATTATTATATTAGACTTTTCTATAATTGCTTCTTTTAAGGAAGTTATTGTATTTACCACTGTACTTAATGTAAGTGTTATATCAGCTATGGCTTCTTTTTTGGTATATTGCTTATCAGAAACTCTATCCACCATTTCAATATAATCTTTAAGAGATTCGATGTAATTTTTAGTTTCTGATTTGAACATACTTGTTATCATTGCAAACGTAAGGGATTCTTCTGAATCGTCCTTCATTCGCTTGGCTCTATCCAACATTGTATCTGTTGCTTTAGTACCGACAATAACAACATTCCCTTTGCGTTTATAAAGTCCCGTTGAACTTATTTCGTTGTCGAGATAAAGTGTTTTATCTTCGTCACTGCAATAATTTAAAGCGGAAATTACTTTTGTAGCTTGAGATGTTGAATTTTCCGATAAAACTTTATTGACGCACTTGTCATTTATTTCACTTTTGATAAGCTTATCATAACAAGATAAGACACATTTACAATCTCTTGCAGTTCTGTCAGGCTGACCTAAAGCTTTGCCCACTTCCCTGTAGGACGTTTCCATCTTCATTGACTTCGGATTCAATTCCACTTGACGAGTTGCCAGTTCCACTATCCTCTGACACAATTTCAGTGTCAAACACGTCTGAGATAATGTCTGTTTCAGTTCCATTATCTCCGTTGTTAGTATTTCCTGTTGCTCCGCTTTCGTCAGTGCCGTTTTCTTCGCCATTTATTTCACCCTCATTCTCATCAAGATATTCGTCCATATAATCATCTATAGCATACTGTCTGTCTTCTACCATTTCAGCAGAATACAGAGAACTTCCGCTACCATTAGATTCACAGCTTGATGTAAGCAGTTCAAAATTATCACTGCTCCAGAATTTATTGAGAAAGTTTCTGTAATCAGTGGCTGTTTTGTTCTTTCTCTTAAACGAATTAAGACTCATTATATAATGTGGAATAGTCACAGAATCTAATCTTGTAGATTCTTCTTCCGACAGATTCATCTTAATTTCCGCAAGTTCCTCTACGAGTATAGATAGATTAGCGATATCCGATGCTTTTACATAATCATCAAAATCATCTACAAACTTAGTCATCGTTGCAGAGCCAAGATTATTATAATTGTAAAATGTCATCATCATAAGAGTTCTTACTATACAACAAAGGATACTGTCATTTTTTGCCTTGCAACCATTAACATCTTCCCAAAGTGTGCTATCACAAATTGGCTGCAAAGAACGCATAATTGTTGAACCGAGAGCAAAACGTATTTTCTGATAAGCATTTGGAGACTTTCCGTTATTCATACAGAATACAATGTCGTCCAATTCTTCATCAGAAAAGCCCTCGTGCATATATGTGGTAAGACTATATTTATTAAAGAATGTCTTTATCGCATCAGAAAGCTGAGAATATTTTTTCCCTGCAATATCAATTTCAACTTTTTGTTCATTGCCATTTTCGTCAACACATCTACACACAACAGGTAATGCTCTTTTATCCAAAGCAAATTTATCGTGATAAAAGTCTACAAGTGTTGTGGTTCTCTGCAATCCATCTACGAGAGATGTGATTGAATAACTTTTACTCTCAGCTCTACCCTTGGCAAGTGCCATACTTCCGATAGGTCTATTATGTAAAACAGCTTCAATCAACTTAGACTTCTGCTTTTTTGTCCACTGGTCATCCGTTCTCTGTATAAGTGGATCACGACAAATCTCTCCATCGTCAACTTCTTCAACATACATTTTTACTGAATAAGGAATCATCCGCACATCAGATTCTTCTCTCACACGCTCTGCAATGGTATAAGCAGTTCCATTGATTTCAATAGAATTGTAATCTTTTTTCTTTGCTGTCTTTGCCATATGTATATCCTCCTTTGAATTTTTACTTACTTATATAATAACATATTTTCTGAAAGGTGCTTGACAAATCTCAGAACATATGTTATTATATAAGACTAAGGTTTGAATCCTTTATGATTTGACCTTGATATAAGTATATCACTTAATTAAGTGAATTTCAATACACACATTTCACAAAATTAAGTGAATTTTTATGGTGATTTTTCACTCATTTGAGTGAGGTGTATTAAATGCTTAATTATGATAAACTTTTTAAACTTTTAACAGAACATGGTTATACGGCAACAAAAATTCGAGAAACAGGTCTTATTGGACAAGCAACTTATTATGGATTAAAGAATGGAACAAAAGGTTTAGATGCTAAGACCATAAACAAGTTGTGTGCTTTATTTAATTGCCAGCCCTCGGATTTAATGGAGTATATACCTGATAAATCAAATCTTGACAAAATTAACAAATAATACAATAAAAATAGTGCGGTCTGACAATTTTTCTATCAAACCGCACTATTTTCTTGCTTTTTTGTAGATAATCTGGTATAATCAAAAGTAGTTGGAAGACCCATATACCCCTTTTCCCCGTATTACTTACGGCAGTTTGACTACCTACAGAGGAGGGGATTTGTATAGAGGTTTTGATTGCGTTGCTGTCCATACTCGGCACAATCGTTATTCCAATAACGCTCGTAATTATCGTGAAAATGTGCCTGAATGACAAGAAACATCGTTTCTCCATTCGTCTCGGAAAGAATGGATTCAAGGTCGATATTAGACCGATAGATTAACACCCAGAGCGTTAGTATGGGTGGCTCTCACGTTATGGGTAGTGGGAGCTTTTGCTTTTGATTATGTATCAGATTACCTACTATATCTATTATACTGCAATGCAGATAATAAATCAAGTCGATTTAGTGCGATTTCCTATTATTATGTAAATTATAATATCACATCGTTGTCTTCCTTTCTTACTACTTGACTTTTTTATTGAAATATGTTATTATGTAATACTAAGGATTTGCATCTCTGCATCTCTTTGGTATGTATTAAGTATATCACGAAATTCGCATAATGTCAATACGAATTTCGTGTATTTTGGGATAAATAATATATAAAGTTATCCATAACAATTTATCCATTTTATACAAGAGGTGTAACACTATGATTAAATGTAATTTAAAAACACTGAGATTTAACCATAATGAATTATCTCAAGAAGAATTATCCAAAAGCATTAAAATTAGAAAACAAACGATTTCTGATATGGAAACTGGCAAATCTAAAACTTATTCTGTTGAAAACTTGAATAAGTTGTGCGATTATTTTAAATGTGATATATCAGACATTCTCAGTTATATCCCTGATATTTCCAAAATAACTTGCACATCTTGTAATAAAAAATTATTTCCTATTGCTATAGTTGCAGCTGGAGCAGGAATATCAACTAATTTTTATTTAAATAATGCTTTTGAAGAAATAGAATTTCCAGACGATATTATTCCGTCAAACGCTGACTGCGGAATACGTATTAACGGCGATTCAATGTCTCCAGATTATCCACACGGAAGCATCGTTTGGGTAAAACAAACTACTGAGGTCAAATATGGTGATGAAGTTATTGCTGTTTTAAATGGTAGTCCTTATTTCAAAATATATGAACATGATGGCTTACACTCAATAAATTCAGATTATCCAGTTATTAAAGTTTACGATACCGATAAATTTTCCGTATTTGGAAAAGTTGTTGGCTCATATGATGAAAATTCTGATGAGATCATTCAGGAAGCTGCAAAGACACCTGACAATACTATTGGAAAGATTACATCAAATGACATTCAGTCTTTAAGTTCTCTTCCTATTTCCAATAATGATTTTTCTAAATAATTATTTCCAAACATATTTCACCCTTAGTTACAAATTCTAACTAAGGGTGATTTTATTTCTCCGTATAAAGATTATGTACGTGCAAGAGACAGAGCTTGTCAATGCCTCATTGATTGCAAAATAAAAACTTTACCTTTAGATTTTATACCCTTATGTGTAAATTATAACACCGACATTATAAAAAATTCCAATATTCCAAGCAATAATTTTGCCAAGCTAAAGCCTTTAGAGTTGGGGAAATCTTTTACAACCCTAAACAAATCCAGTAAAAACTATATTATTGTTGATGATTCTGAACCGTTTTATCAACAAAGATTCATTATTGCTCACGAGTTTGGGCATATAATTATTCCAACTTTAGATGAAACCGAGGCAGATTATTTTGGAATAAATATTCTCGCTCCTGCGTGCGTTTTATGGGCTTGTAATATTCATCAAATAGAAGACCTCATAAATATGTGTCACATTCCTGAAAGGGCAGCTAAAATTCGTTCCAGACGACTTGAATTACTATATCACCGGAATGATTTCTTCACATCCTCTTATGAACAAACGGTCTTAAACCAATTTTCCGAATTTATAAAAAATAACCGTCACCCTTAATTGAGTGACGGTTTTATTATTGTGAAAAATTATTTTCCAAGAAATTCATTGATAGATTTTTCTATAATATTTCTTCTTGCTTTTATGCTTGTGGGGCTTGTGGTATGTTCTCTGACGAGAGAAGCATATTCTTCGGGCATATTACCAAAGAATTTTCCAGTCCATTTTGCAAACTGATCTGGGGTATCAAATTTTTCCAGATAAGGCAGATATCCTATAAGATGAGTTGGTTTAAACATCAGTTTGATGATATCTGAATTTTCCTTCTCTATTGCCATAAGCTTATATGCTTCAAATATAAAATCATATGAAGACTTAAGCTGTTCCCTTTCGTCTGCATCAATACTGAGGACTTTCATAACCTCGTTGACATGAGCTGGAGTGAGGTTTGGTTCTTCCTCAAAGAGAGCTATCCACGATCTGATTATGATTTCCTGCTGTTTAAGGGCTTTTCTTTCCGTTGAGGTGAGCATTACATTAAACAGCTCGTGGCTGGTAAGCTCCTTGATATCTTCCATTCCCTGCTTATAGGAACGGGCGATATCGAACTTACTAACCGTTTTTCCGTTATTAAGTCTGCGAAAAATAAGGGATTCCTGCTCGGGTGTAGCATTTTCTATTATAGAAACGTTCAGAGTTGTATCAAGTATCCAGCTTTGGAGTTTGGGAGGAAGCTGCTTAAAACGCTTGCCCTGAAGCTTAACGGGTTCTCCGTTGAGGTATATATCAGGCTCGTTTGTCAGTCCCGTGAGGGCAAAATCTCCGTCTATATAATGGATTATGGTTGTTCCTCTTTGCTTTCCGTCAAAGATTTTCAGGAGAGTATTTCCGTTAGGAAGTTCCCTTACACCTGCAATAAATGGGGACTGTGCATCGGTAATCTTCAGTAAGATTGAATGAATATAGAGAGATTTTCGGGTATTACTCCACACCTCTCCACGCTGCATATCGTCCGTGAAGTCAACCTCGGGAACATCTTCATAGTACATATTGTAAAGGGATTTAATGCTGATACCTTTTTGGTACATTTTAAATTTATCCATAAAAATCCTCCTGACAAAATTAAAAGTAATGATAATTTAATATTATCACGCTTTTCCCAATTTGTCAAGAGGAAAGTTCTATTTTATTATTCACTTGCAAATTCATAGAACTTGCGTTTTATTATATCTTAGTTACTGAAATAATATTCTTTCCGTCCTTTCTTGAATATGTTGTTCTTGCAATAGTATTTATACTATATGCTCTTGCTTCTTTATCAGCTTGTTCAATAAGTTCTTTATAACGTTTTTCTCCAATTTCATCCTTAACAAGCTGTTTGAACCATTCATAGATATTCATATTCATTTCAATATTATATTGAGATTTTATATCTTTAAGTTCTTTTAACTGTTTAAGTTTTATATTTTTTGCTTCAATAGCACTTTTTTCCCACTCCTTATTTCTTTTGCATTCTGGAAGCTTTTTATTTTTTGAAATTTGATTATTTATTTCTTCAATGTCATGTCCTAATTGTTTTATTTTCTGAGAATAATAGTTTCCGCTATAACTCCACTCGTGATGGCAATTTGGACACGATATTTGATATACTCTATTTTCATTTGACATAATAAAACCCACCTTTCATTAAATTATTCCAGTTCCTCAATCATCTTTTTTACACGTTCAATTTCTTCCGATGTATGAGATGTTCCACCTGCGTTCATATCAATATACCATTGCAAAACTTCCTTTTCGTTTTTTAGATCATTGACATTGAACCTTAATGTATGTCTCATTCTTGGTTTATCCTCGAAGTCTTTATAATAACGTCCAAAGATAGGGATTTCGTTATTGACAAACCTCAGACAAGCTGTAATTCGTTGTAATCCGTCAACGCAAACATACTCATTATATGCTTCATCGGGAACGTGAATATTCCAATCGGGTTTATTGAAATAGCATACCAACCCTGATTTTCCACCACGAAAGAAATATTCGAGAAATGCTATTTGCTGTTGTTCTGTCCAGACGTGTCCTCTCTGAAATTTAGGATTAAGCTGTAAGCCTAATTCTTCCTGCTCTTGCTTTATCCAACGGGCAATGCCTTCTATATCAAAGTTGCATTCCCACGCTCCGTCTCTTGTGAATTGTGGTATATCGCTAAATCTTTTTATTCCAGTCATTTGTTTTCACCTCGAATTTTCTTTATCATCGTTTCTGCTATTTCGTCTATAGCTTCTATGTCAACAGCTTCAAAACTTATATAATTTATAAAATCATAAAAACAAGAATGTTGTTTTAATTCTTTTACAAGTTCTTTTATTCCGTCAATTTTTCCTTTATTATAACCTGTTATTTCCACGCCATCAAGTGCTTTTTCTGTAACTTCTACAACAAAATTCTCTAAATTAATATCAAATTTCTTTTCTACATCACACTTAATCCACTTTTCTCCTAAATGATTTTCTTGTGGTTTATAAAATTTATTATGATAATATTCAGCCAAATAATAGATATTATTTTCCTTCTTTACAACCACATAAGTGTATATAACTAAATCATCCTCGTTTTCATATGTAAAATCATATATTGTACCTACCTTTAAATCAGCTTCAATATATTTCTTATATATTGCGATGCCAGTTTTTGTATCATAAAACCAACCTAAATTTTTAAAATTGATATTTAAAGAATCACATTCTCCAGCTGCATGAAATTCTATATGTAACGTTTCATATTCGTTCATCTTAACATCTCCTTAATATCCCCTATATTTAATAAATACGATAGTTACCATTATAGTTCCTCATTCACCTGATTTATTACAATATTCTTTATAAAAATTTTCTCTTAATTCTTCTTGTTTTACAGGATCTCTGTCTCTATGTGCTTTAATATAGTCATCGCAGCATTCACTACACGAAACTTGTTTTTGATGCAGATAACACTTTAAAATATCTTCTTCAATCCAACTATATTCGCACCATAAGCAACAATGTTTTCTTTTTTCTTCTGATTTTTTAAACATAAAATCATTATAGCATTTAGGACAAAGGAATTTTCCATCATCACTACAAAGCCATAAAGAAACCTTATATTTAAGTTCTGAAAAATCCTTTTCAAAATTTTCATTAGATTTAGTGTTTTGATACTGTAATTTTTCTGTATGTCCGCACTTTGAACATTTAAGTCCAAAAAATAAAACAGCATCATCATTCTTGTGCCAGTCACGATTGTTAATTCCGTCATTTGTTAAATTATGATTCAAACGACTTTTTAAATTAATATAATCTTTTATTTCCATAATTATTTACGCCTTTCATTAAACTATTTCATTTCCACATCACCTTTATATTCCGTGAAAAAGTCCGAGCCGTTTATTAATTTCATTAGCCATAACGATGACAACTATTTTCCGTGCTAACAGCTTTGGAATACCTCTTTCTTCTGCTATTTTATTTGTAAAATAATCAATGATCTGTTTACCAGTAAGTTTCTCTAGTCCTTCCATTCCTACACGTCCTTTCTTCCGATAAAACGAAGTTTTCATTCTACAGGGTCAGGCATCGTCCATAAAATTTCATCCTTTACCATTTCATAACGAAATGCAGCTTCCTCTTCCGTAAGTTCTCCATCTTTTACCTGCTCTTTGCATTCCTCTTTAAGTTCCTGTAATTTCATGTTGTACAGCTTTACAAATTCTTCGTTAGTCATTATTATTTTCCTCACTTTCAAATTATTCTACAATCTGAATTATATAAACGACTGGATAATGTGCGTTAATGAGTTTCTGTTTGTACTCTTGTGCTTTTTCTAATGACATTTCGTCTGACATTGAAAAGTTTCCATTAAAACCTTTATATAGTACCCTGTACATAATTTATTTCCTCCATATTCTTTCCTACTTTGATTTTTCCAACCTTGACAGCCTTACTCAGACTGCCAAACGCTCCGAGCTTAATGGACTGTTTATAGCTGCTCGGACAACTTTTTAGATCACTTCTTCTATCTGCTCCCAGTATTCTTCGGGAACGTCCTCACCGAGAATGTCATAAAGTAAAGTAATTTCTGCCTGAAGTTTAGCAGTAAGATTTGCTGTTTCCCAAACCGTTTTAGTGGTAAACCCTTTTTTGTTCAAGTCTTGAAGTTCAGCCAGCTTTGAAAAAAAGCATCTGTAAAAGTTCCTGTTTTGTTTTCATAATAAATTCCTCCTGTTAGTGCCTTCGGTTTTGTGTTTATGTATTGTTTGGTTGCTTCTCTGTCATCATGCAGACTTTGGAGCATATGCGGAAGTTGTGTGCTTCCGCTTGCGGAATAGCTTATTTCATACTCTTTACATTAATTTCTCCATGTCAAACGCTCCAAGTTTAATTGATGTTTAACGTAATAATATCGTTATCACCATAAACATTATCCATAGAAGAAACTTCCTCATCCAGAAATTCATCGGGTATTTCACTTCCAGATCCGTCAAATATAATTTCCTCCTTTTCGTTGTCATAGACATTGAAGTGTTGTGAATCTCCGTCAATAAGCAATTCCATAAAGTCCTGTATAGTCATAATAAATTCCTCCTATAAAATGTATCTTTATCTCAATTCAGTTTTACAATGTGTTTTCCGTTTTCTTTGCGTTCCCAGCTGCCGATTTGAGCAATGGCAGTACACGCTCCGTTGTAAAATATCATATTTGCACTTCTTACAGACATAGACTCATTGATATCAAGCGTTAAAGAATATCTTTCGTCTAAATATTCCACAAGCTTCTTTTCCATTTCTGATTTATTCACAATATTTCCTCCTACAATGTATTTTCGTTTACTTATTGATGTCTTTAGCGTTATTGTTTATTGCAAATTTATCCCGCTTAAAGTCTTTTATTACCTGTAAACGCTGTAAGCCCTCAAGAATTTCCATTGCTATTCCTCCTACAAAATCGTGATTTTATCCATACACTACTACATTTAATTATATCACTTTATAAAGTGATAATCAAGGCTTTTGCTGAATTTCATCGCCTCATAATTTAAACGATCCTGTTTTCTTCTGTCGTATTCTTCTAGACTAAATGTATTGTCATATCGGATGATCTCCGCAGCTTGTTGTGCCTCTCCTCTATTCCCACTGAATAATCCAGTAAGAATAGTTGAAAATTCCGATGTGTTAATCATATCAAACCACCTTTTCCCTTTCTATAGCTCTAAACATCACTCTACAAGGAATCCCATTTTCAGTATAATATACTGTATCATTCTCGCAGTCAATATCTTCCACATCTTCCACAGTGTCATCAGAAATCATTGAATCCTGATAATTATCAATAGCCATTGAAATGGCTTCTTCCGCAGTATCTGCATCCACTTCAGGGTAGGCATCAGAATCCCAAATGTTATAATCCGGTTCATTATAAAAATTCTTGTTAACCTTTACTTCAACAGTGTAATTTTTCATAGTAATTTCCTCCAACTTGTTTAACTTGTTTATTCGCTCATAGCCTGACTTAACAGGCTAAAAGCGTTATATGGATTTTCCAATGGATCAGCATCAAGTTTATTATGTATATTAACCTCGAAAAAACTTCCGAGGATATACAATAATATTACAGTGCTTACAAGGTTTATAATATTTATATTCCGTTTTGTTGTTCTTACTTTTGTTCTCATTTTATTTTTTCCTCCGTATTATTTTTTGATCTGAAGCCATATATCTTCACATACGCCTGCGAAAAGATAGAGCATTAAAACTATTATGAACATTGAATTTTTCCTCCTTTTATCAAAGTCATCAAAGTATTGTTTTATTCCGCATTGACTTCAATTTCTTTTCCATTATCAACAATAATAAACTTGTTGTCACCCATCCAGACTATAGAAGTTATTTCAACGTTGTATGCTGTTGCGAGTTTACATTTAGCCTTATAGGCTTTTTCTATTGCTTTTTCCGCTTTGCTCATTATTGTATCCTCCTCATCAAACAATTATTTTATTCCGTATAATCGGCTTTTATAGTGCTGTTTGCGTTTAACCTCATAGGCAATATAATTATAGCTCCTATCTCTGATTCTATGTATAGCTTTGAATATTTTTCATTGCTGATGTATATCCTGCTTTTTGCGCCTAAAGTTTTCAAAGCATCAATTATATATCTGGACTGGAAGCCATAATTTTTACCGTGATATTCAAATATAAACGGTGTTTTTGAATTTTCCTTTTTGTGCTGCCTTGCAAGCTGCAATAAATCAGACTGATTTATATTTATCTGATTTATTCCGTAAGTAGCTATTGTATTGAATACATCAGAAATTAAACGGCTGTAATTGCTTTTGGGAATTTCCTCTACAGTCTCCGACAAAACATTAACATTTATTTTATATGCCCTATGACCTTCTGGTGTAAAGTAAACAAAATTATCCTCAATAGTAAATGTGCTTTTTGTTTTGTCTGTTGCATTCATTTGTGCAATAGCTCTTTGAAGCTCTTTTATCTGTGTTTTATTCATTTATTTAATCCTCCTCAAGCATCAAGTCTCAAAATTAAATCAAGAATTTGGTCTCTGTATTTCCAATGTGTTGTTGCTTTCTTTAACGTTTCCTTTTCGGGAATGTCAGGCAGTATGTTAACAGCAAGCTGTATCAATGCTTTTTCCGCTTCAAGTCTTGTGTCTCTTGCAACGGCTTCAGGAACATACTCTTTTCCTCGGCTGTCTGCTATCCCTGCCTTCTGATATTCTGCATAGCACTTTTCAAGAAAGTCATTGATGAATATTTCTTCGTCCATTAAATACGTGTGTTTAGGTTCTGTGACACGTTCACCAATACCCCTTTTGTTCTGAAATTCAGGTGATATAATGTAAACATTTTCAGCAAGAATTTTCCGCTGTATATCCTCAGCAATTCCCTTTATAGCTTCCTCGGCTGCTTTTGCTGTGATATAGGCTTTTTGCGCCGTTCTGATTTCCTCAGCGTGTGTTTGCACGTTTGTTTTAAATACCGATAAAATGTTATTATCCATAGCTTAAACCTCCATAATATGTATTATTCCGCTTGTGGCGTTTGGCTCTCCCTCATACCCTCATGCAGATGATCGGGAGATATTCCAGCGGAAGCGGTTATTCTTCACGCTGATATTAATATGGTTGAATTACCATATAATGCGTTTGGGTATAAATTCAATTTCTGCATTGCTATATGCTGTTATATAGTTCAAGTGCTTTATGAAGCTGCTGAAATTATCCGCTCTTTAGCTTTCAGCAGCTTGAAAAACATTTGAAAATATAATATTAATCAATATTATATTTTTTAGCAATAGTTTCAAGTGTTTCCCAACACTCTTCGTTACAATAGACTTTCTTCATAATCTCCGTTAATTTTTGGGGAAAATATTTCCCGTTCATTGTGCGCAAATTTACAATATTATTTTCCTCCAATGAATTATTTATCTTAATTCTGCAAAAATCAACAGCGGTTTTTGATTTTGCTGTTTGTAATTGTTCATCCCATATCAACACAGGTATTAATCTGCAATAAAATTCTTTATATGTTACTTTTTCCACATTTCCCATATTTAAAACCTCCATCAATTCAATTTTTAAGGGCTTGCAACCTTTTAACGTTTCCGTTAAGCTGCATTATTACAAGCGGAATTGCACCGCCTGCAATGCTCTGCAATTAATCTTTAAACATTGAATAAAAGTGCTTTTTACAGCTCTCAAAACTCCACAAATATTCTTTACGACTGTTGGCAGCTTCGTATTCATAGCAAGTCAATGAACCGTGTTCAAAGTCTGCTATTGTATCCCAGATTAGGCAGTAATTATCAATCTGAATTGCAAAATTACGGTCTTTTTTAAGTGCTGAAAACGCTTTTTTCAGATCATTAAAATCTGCATTTTTCTTTATATCCTCTGTATAATCTTCTAAGTTGAAAAAATTTTTGCGGTTATATTTTACGGTTATATCCATTTTAAAACCCTCCTATCAAATACACGTTTTATTTATTTAGCTGTCTCCCACTATTGCGAGAGACTAACGGCTTACAGCCGTTTAACCGTGCTGTTATGCTTATTGTGCATACCTTACGGGGAAAAATCCCCGTAAACGCTCAGAGCCTAAATGCCTTTTTATACACGCCCTGACGTGTTTAATGTTCTGCTACCGCATACGCACCAAATTCAAAATTGTTTTAACCTCCCAAAATTTTTTTAATTTGTGCAGATAAAGCACTTTATGAAACTGTCAAACAGATTTTATTATTTACTTGTGTTTGACAGCTTGAAAAATGTTTATCCTTCAAAAGCTATTGTTATAATCATTTTTGCAGCTTGATTTAATGCTCTTGCCTGAACGTCAAGCCATTCTTCATTTTTATTTGGCTTGCGTTCACCGTTATGTGTTTTCTTCAACTCTGAAGGTGTACAGAACATTTCAGCAATATCGCTATTGTAAGCTATTGTAAATTAAATAACAGCCTCCCCAACTGTATTCACTCCAATTTGAAGCACCGTTCAAAAGTGCCTTTTTAAGAAGTGAAGAATTGGAAATTTCATTGACTTCATAATCTGAAATGTTTTCAAGAAGGTCAATAGCTGTGTTTATTACTCCCTTTTCCCAAGCTGAATGGGCTTTTTGACTTTTAAGAGTCTGCATTATTTCCATATAACTTTTCATATGTTTTAACCTCCATAATTATTATTTGCTTATCTTTGGCACGGCTTGAAGGGATTTACCTTTTTGTCGTGATATTGACGGCTGATTTATTGGTTCAGCCGTTGAAGCCGTTACTTTTAAATTGATTCCATTGTGCAGGCTCTTGTAACCTGCTTTTTGTGCGACCTTCTGAAAAATTCGGAAAGCCTAAAACAGAGCACTTGAATGAACGTTGCTTTTATTGTAGTCATTTTATAACTTCCTTTCGATTTTGTCAAGTTGAAAAATATGCTTGACATTTTTGTTGGTTTATGATATTATTTAGGTTGGGAATTTTGTTTTCTTTTGTTTTCCCTTCCCTTATCTTGATTATATTATAACATATACCTAGCAATATGTAAAGCGAGTCAATTTGTGCAATATAACGGAATTTGTGCAAAATGACAATGAAATATGAGTATTAAACAGCGTATAAATAGTTGAATATACTGTATATAGTGTATATTTGTTGTGATATTGCACAAATTGAGGAAATACAATCACAAATTTTGAAAAATAGCATATAATAATGCACAAATATTATAATTGAGGGGGCTGATTTAGATATGAAAGAAAGTGTGAAAAAAGCATTAACAAATTATTATAATAAAAACAAACAATTAAACATTACAATAAGTAATGAAATATATGAATTATTTATTAACTACTGTAAACAAAATGATATTACAAAAAAAGAAGCTATTGAAACGATGATAACATACTGTATTGATAATAATATACTTAATTGATATATTTTAACGCAATAAAGTATTTGTATAAGCGTCGGAGCTAATAGCCAAATGCAATTAGAACGTGCAATATTGAAATGTCAATAGGTATAATATATAAATATAACGGCAGTGTATTGTGCATATTGTATAATCAGACTGGAAGCGGATAAAATCGTCGTAAATGCTGCTACAATGCGCTGTATGACGTTTTGTTTATAGTGGTATAATTACCCTAACAGGTGCGTTAAAATGGCGTGTGCGTGATTTATTGTTATTTGATATAATTTTATTGCGAATTGATATTTTGTTATTGATAATCAATAATTGACGTTTATAATTTAGTAATAATTATGTGATTTGTTAGATATATTTATGTTGTGACATTGCATAGTTTTGGGACGTGAAATTTGGCTATTTTGCAAAATATGAAAGTGCCTGAGCGGAAGAGGTTGAGCTTACCTGAAGAGCAGAGCAGATTTGAAGATGGTTATTTATGTACTGTTTAGGTGTGGTTATATATGGTTATGTGGTGTAATTTATAGTAATGTGGTATAGTTTAATGCTGTTATGGATTGGCGATTAGAGAAATAGGCTTATGTATTATGATATATTATGATGTATTATGATGTATTTTTTAAAATATCTCTTGTAAGCTTTTGTTTTCTCTTATTTTCTCTTGTTTTCTTTATTATGCTTTAATTTGGTTTTAATTATTTAACAGTGTTAAATAAATTAACAACGTTAGCGAACCACTAAAAGTAACCATTAGTCATTATTTGAAAAAGTGACCGTTAGTCATTATTTTCAATGCTACCGGCAACAATATTTATATAAAAAATTCAAGAAATGTTAATAAAATTAGCTTTAAAATTCATTAAGAAATGTTAGTAGAAATATTTCTAAAATATTTCTGTCTATGTTGCTTTTGGGACAAAAATAACATAGAATCGGCAGTACAGGGGGGGTGTTTACATTTAAAAGTTTGTTAATATTTGCTTAGAAGAGTATAGTAGTTCCACTCAACTCACACGTCTAAAAATCCAAATTGACACTCATCCATAATTTCTTTTTCTCATGATCCATTCTCATAATCCAAAAAAATATTCCAAAAATATCTCAAAAATCATTCGATACTATTCTTCGGCTGACTCCCCTATTTATCTCACTTACAGACCAACAATAACAACCTCAAAACATATCTATCTCAAGAACTCAAAATCCATACTCACACTGCACTCTCAGACAAACCACAGAACACTCTACACTCACTTTACCATTTCAAACAACAAATTATCCTACCCACACAAATGCCTCTCAAATCTAATCACAGAGCCTAATACAAGTATCTCAAGAATAATACACAATACTTCATTTGCACTCAACTCTAAACCCAAAATACAACCTATTCACTTCAAATCACATGTCAAACACTTCAAAAATTAACACAAAATCTAAATCGCTCAAACACCGATAAATTCTAAATTTTCTCCGAATACTATAAAAATCAATCAAAAGTATCAAAGATCAAACCTATATTTAATATATCAGAAGTATCTCAAATCAAGTAAACATCATAAATTCATAGAAATAAATCGAAGGTTATAAAAATTACAGATTGTTTTCTTGTGTTTTTATGAAAAATTTATAAACTTTTATAAGCTACAGGTCATTGTACGCATCATATTTAAGATATTTAAGTAAAAGATAAAATTCAATCAAACAAAAAAGCGCTTGACATTTTTATGAAATATGATATAATAGTATTGTGGATATATTATAAGTAAGTAATAAGATTTGAAAATCTACTTTTCTTTTTTGCTGACAAACTCGTCCATTTCACGTTTTATGGTCTTTGCTACGCAAAGCCTCATAAAACTATGTGAAATAGCCGACTATCGCCCAAAAAAGAAAAGTAGCAAAAGAAAAAAGGGCGAATTATAACTTTTACTAATAATAAAGGAGATGATAAAAACGAATAATAAAAATTGTCCAAATTTAAGATAATAGTATATTATAGTATATATAAAACATATAATTGGACAATTTTTATACTTATAAGTTTCACGAAGTAATAAGTTAAGTATGGATTAACGGGTTTGTACAAATTTAACAGACAAAAGTGAGGTAGATATAAAATGGTATATACAGATTATAATAAGAATACTTTGGATATTACTAAATTCAAAGAATATATAAAAAACAATGTAGAAGAAAAAGAAGATAATACTATAAAGAATTATAAAATTATGTGTCAACTCATTGGAGAAGAAGAGTGTACAGGAAATTCAAAAAAAGCACAGGTTAATCGTTGGAAAAGATATTTTGAGTTTCATAAGGAAGGACAGAAATTTTTTATTGATGAGATATACGATGAACCATTTCCTACCGATGATGCTCGTAAACGCAGAGAAGGTCTTTATGTAAAGTACATAGAGTTGCTGCTTTTAGAGTTTCTTTCAAAACAGGTTGATTATAAAGTAACATTAGGTAACAAAGAAATGTATCGTATTCTCGGTATGACTAATGACCGTTATGATATTAGAAACAGAATGGGTTCTGCTAAGGCAAATGAGATATTAAGACAGACTATTATGAATAATGAGGATAAATTTGCTTTTACAAATAGTCCCAAGATTTCTAATTTTGATATAAACAACTTTTATTTCAGAGCAGAACAGAAACTCAACAGGATACTTTATTCAGCTCTTAGGAGTATGAAAAATAGATTCCTTATTGATTATAAGAAAGTCAATATTATAGCTGAGTATGACGATGATGAAGATTCTCAGTATCTTAATTATAGAGAGTCAAATGCTTATGAAGATAAGATAATACTTGAAGCAAAAAATAAAATCATCAAGGAAATGGGATATGATAATATGACAGAGATAATGCTCCGTTATAAATGTGACGATTTTTATGAAAAGTTTAATAAATATGTCAAGGAAGAGTATGGGTGGGAAAAGTGTTATCCCCAGCTCAGAGTTGTTTACATTGATGATATTGCTAAACAAATACCACTTAAAGAAGAAGAGATAAAAAAGCTTTCTATTGAAGACAAAAGAACTCGGCTCAATGAAGAGATAATTAAATGTCTTAATACACAGGCAGAAAAGAAATATAAAGAAGCTGAGGCAAGGTTCTTTGAATATGAGTGTGATAAGGCTGAAGCAGAAGAAAACGGTGAATGGGGTAAATATAATCCTTTTGAGAGAGAACCATTTATGTATAAGTCTGATTACGTGGAGATTCAAATAGCATTAACTGATTATCTTTTGAATATTCGTTTTGAGGAATTAGAGGTAAACCCTAAGAAGAACGATGATAAAAGTGCTGAATAACCTATTCATCAAATATACTACAGGCAGTTGTTACATAGACGGTGAACCAAGGAATGTCCCTAATATATATGTACTTCCCAATGACCAAGCTGAGAATAACATTAAGGCTTTGCTGGAAGAACTTAAACAGAGATACGGAGTTGAAGAGTTTGCCTCTGTAATTGCTCCTGCTAAATAATAAGCAAATAATAAGATTTATTGTGAAAATTACTTGACAGACTAAAATTTTCAGTATATACTATACTTAGGAGCAGAGAAGGCTCAAAATTAAAATACACATATTAAAGGAGATGTTAAAAATGGCAAATAAAATTAAAATTACAGATAATTTCTATTTTACGGCTGATTCAGATCAGTATATTCTTATAGAGTGTGGTAAGCGTGAAAAGATTGACCGTAAAACAAGGAAGCCTACTGGTGAGATAATAGACTATGAGGATATTATTGGTTACTATTCTTCTATTGAAGCTCTTATCAGAGGTTGTCGTAAGATTATGATCAGAGAAAAGGTGTCCGATGGTAGTCTTGACACTATTGATGATATTGTTGGTTATATGAATAACATCAATAATAGGCTTGATGAAATTCTATCTAAAATAGAAAATTATTAATACGATACTCGATACTAAAATACTCAACTCTGCACACGATACAGATACTTTGCGCCTTTATAAGTGAAATTATACTATTAAAGTTAAAGTGGCTGAAATCAGTTCAGATTAGTTCAGAATTATATGCTTATATTCTGCTGACAGCTCGAAACATATTTATTGAAACGGGGCTTGGCTCAGAGGATATGGACGATGTGGTTCTGAGTGAGATGTAATGAGTTAAGTGGCGATACTATATGTAATGTGAAAAAGGAGATAATAAAAATGACTGAAAATTCAGTAGTAACAGTAAATACAGCAGGCTCAAATACTACAGAAATAGTATTATTCAATAACCCCAATTTTGGTCAGATTAGAACAATGATGATTGATGAAGAACCTTGGTTTGTGGGGAAGGACGTGGCTAACAAGCTCGGGTACCAAAACGGTAGTCGAGATATTAACCGTCATGTAGATGAAGAGGACAGACATAAGGTTATGATCTTTGATGGTAATCAGGATAAGGAAACCATCATTATCAATGAGTCAGGTCTTTATAGTCTTATCTTGTCAAGCAAACTTCCAAGAGCTAAAGAATTTAAACACTGGGTAACATCTGAAATTCTTCCCTCTATTCGTAAAACTGGTGGTTATGGTGTTACAAATAATAACGCAGAGTTATTTGCTGAGATAACCAGTCTCAGACAGGAGGTTGCGGAGATAAAATCTTTAGTTACTCCCACACAGTGCAATTATTACCTGTGGAAGAACAGCATTGCAACACCTCTTATAAAAACAATATCTAATATTCTTGGTCTGCCGATAGCTGATACATATAAAGTAATTTATGATGATATGGTTCTGAGAGGTTTCAATCAGTCTTATGCTATGAATAGATTTTGTAATAAGTATAAGGTAGATAGTGTTTCAACTATTGATGCTGTGGCAGATGTTGATGAGTATATAAGAATGTTTATGGATAGTGCTAATAAACTCTTGGAAATGAATACTACTACCTCAGATACTTCGATTGTAAAATCAGAAGTAAATAATAACATTAACACGACAAATTCAATCATAGACTATTCTACTCTTACAGTAGAAGAAATTATAAAACCACTTGTTGATCTGTATCACGACACATCTGTAAACAACGCCTATACATATAGAAGAGTTTATAAGGTTATGCGTTCCGATAGAAGTTGGAAGGCTCTGATGACACGCAGACATTGTAAGAGTAAGAAGAACCTTGTAACCAAGTTTGATGATATTAGACGTGATTTTACCAAGGCTGTAAATCAACTTGTGGAAACTGGCACTATGGAAGCAGGTGGTATAGTATGAACTTTGCCAAGGAATTTGCTTCTGTAGGGTTGCATTACGATTGTTCTACTTGCGGATTTAGAAACTGTTCAAGCCGAGGTCTTCCCTATTGTTGTGACAACTATTTCCCTAAGAATATGAGCAAAATTATGGATAGCATTTCGTTCAATCTTCGTATGAATACTGGTAAATCACATGATAAGAGACTTATAAGAAGACCTGTTGATGACAGACATAAGATGACTTGTGACGGTGACACTTTGGACAAGTATTATGTTGGAATGATAAACGATACACTATCTGAGATTAGAAAAGGTAAGACAGCTTATTTATTTCATCTGTCACAGATACAGGAAGTTATGAAATTTGAGAATATTGATTTTACATATGATATTGTGGGCGGTAATTTTGCTGTTAGGTTAAGAAAGGAAGATAATAAATGACTAAAGAACAATTTATAAAACTTATGACAGTTGTAAAGGAAAGATACTACTCGTTGGAAAGTATATACGACAAATTCAACGAGTTATTTGGAGATGTTGGTGATAAATTTATTGGCAACACATCATTGTTTCCTATTATAAAGACTATTTCTGACATTATCGGTGACGATGAAAGTTGGATAGAATGGTACATATACGAAAAAGAATGGGGAACTAAGGAAGATATGGAAGTTACTGATGTAAATAATAATGTTGTACCTTCTGAAACGTTGGAGGATTTGTGGAAACTGATACAGAGTAGTAAGGATGGTGACAAGTATGAATGATGTTACTCTTTGGTGTGGTGACTGTCTTGAACTTATGAAGAATATCCCTAATAAAAGCATTGATTGTGTAATTACTGATTTGCCTTATGGTTCTACGTCCTGTTCTTGGGATATTATAATTCCTTTTGATAATATGTGGAAGCAGCTGAAAAGAATAGCCAAATCCACAAGTCCGATTATATTATTTGGGCAAGAGCCTTTTGCCTCTGAGTTGAGAATGTCTAATCTAAAAGATTATAAATATGATATTTATTGGGAAAAGGAAAGATTAACTAATATTCAGCAGGTTAAAAGAAGAATTGGTAAAACGGTAGAAACTATATCTATATTTTATGAAAAACAACCTACATATAATCCACAGATGATTAAATATGAGGGTAAGCCACGCTCAAACAAAGTAAAAGATGGTGTTATCGGTAAGTTGTCGGACAATAAAGAACATAAGGTTACAGAATACATAGATACTGGGTGGAGATATCCTACTCAGGTGTGGAAGTTTCAGAGAGATTGTTTAAAATCTAATTTTCATCCAACTCAAAAGCCAGTTGCATTATTGGAAGAGTTAATAAAGACATTTAGCAATAAGAGTGACATTATATTGGATTTTACAATGGGTTCAGGTTCAACGGGAGTAGCTTGTAAGAATCTTAATCGTAAATTTATCGGGATTAAATTAGATAATACATATTTTGAGATTGCTAAAGAAAGAATTAAGAATACAAATGTATGAAAACAGATTTTTATTAAATTTGAGGAGACGATAACATATGAGACAGATATATACACTGAAATTTAAATCTTCGCTTCTGAAGGAATTTGGGTATAAAATTAATATGGAATTTGATGAAGCTAAAAAATTAAAATGTGTAATTGCATTGGCTGATAGTCAGATGCTTCGTACAATAAGAGAAGTCCGTGGGCAGGTTATTGATTTTGATAAGGTTGAGGGATTATATACAGACAGAGAAATTTATGATAAAAAGCTTTCAAATTCAAAATCTCTTGGAAAAGATGACATTGAAAAGATTGTTGCTAACAGAAACAAAGTACAATCTGAAATAGACGATATGCTATATGTAAAAGATTATGTAACTATCGTTATGGAAAGCACAAAAGATTATGATTATATTTGTGAAAATGGCGTTGAAATAAACGGCAAGGTTTATCACAGGTTGAGTTGTTCTGCTGGACAAGCTCGTAAATCAACTATTGTGGTTTGTCCAGATGATATTATTGATGAAGTAATTCACAGACTTGATAATGACAGAAACAAGAATATTCCTCTCGCTGCAAGTAAATATAATGCCTATTTTGGACTTAGCAGTTCTGCAACTCAGGTTGTAAGTGAACCAAAGTTTATTGTAGTTAAAGATTTTGAAAATACCGATACCTTTGACGTACATTTTGTAACTGAGATAGCAGGAAACACCGATGATTTAGTAGAAGATAAGACCGTTACACAGACTTTTAACAGAACTGACGGAATGGGACTTATATCTCCAAGACAGGCTAAGAAATGGGCTAATGAGTTAGGATTAGATTATATACCCTCACAATTTGGATTAAGGCAAAGCTTTATAAAGGGTATGCTTTGTACGTTCCCCATTCACGAATTTTGTGAAGAAATAAACGGTGGCAATTACATAGTAGATACGATTTATAAAGATGAAAGTGGAAATTATATAAAAGTTGATCTTCGAGATTACGACATTATTATTTCTGAATCGCAGTTTAAGCTTTGGAATTGTTATAATGGTGTCGATGATTACCTTGAAAAATGCCACAAAAACGGTTTGAAATGGGGTATTCCCCAGTATGCACCTAAAGAGTGTAAAAACATTCTAAAGATGAATTACCAGTTCTTACAGACTTTGAACTTGAACGAAACTGACATAAAGGAACTATGCAAGCCTTTTGTTGATTGGATAACGGGTGTTTCATATGATAACTTTGAATATATGTTGCTGTTTTTGCTTGGAGCAAATAATACAGAAGAAAGCATAAACAATTTTTTGAGAAGTAGTGATAATTATTGGTTAAAGTCACTTGTGGTAAATCCCGATTTGAAGAATGATAAGTTTATTCGTACAAAAATAAGGGATTTGATAAAGAATAAAATAAAAAAGGGTTGCATGGGTGATATTTATGTCAAGGGTAATTTTCAGACTTTAGTATCTGACCCATATGCTTATATGCAACACGTTTGTGGTATTGAACCAACTGGATTACTTGATAAAGATGAATTTTATTCAAACTATTGGAATGAGCGCAACGTAACACAGGTAGACGGTATGAGGTCTCCCCTCACTTTCAGATCGGAACACGTTGTTATGAATTTAAAAAAGAATGCTGAAACTGAGAAATGGTACAGGTATTGCAAAACTGGCATTATAATAAATTGGTTTGGTCATACAGTGCAGAATTTCGGGGGTGCAGATTTTGATCTTGATATTTTAGCAACAACGTCTGACCCCACAATTATTAAGGGTGTTTACAGAAATGAATTAACAATGACGTATGATGCTCCAAAGCCTGAAAAGAAAATTTTTACAAAAGAAGATATTCAGAATGCCGACAAGTTTGGTTTTGGTTCAATTATTGGTCAAATAACAAATAAGAGTAGTAATGCTTACGCTTTACTTAAAGAAATTGAAGATAAATATGGCAAAGATAATGATATGTGGAGAATTACATATTCAAGGTTAATCCAGTGCTGTAAAGCACAGAGCTGTCAGATTGATAAGACTAAACTGGGACGAGAGGTTAAGGGTATTCCAAAATTATGGGTTGAATATCGAAAAACTGATGATAAAACGGCTGAAAAGAACAGCTATACGCCAGAGGATATAGAGAAAATAAGGTTTTATAATAGTATTCTTCTTGACAAATATCCATATTTCTTTAGATACAGATACCCTGATTGTAAGAAGAAGTATGATAAATATGTTGATAGCAATGAAACAGCTTGCAAACAGCGTTTTGGTATTTCCTTAAAGTCTTTAATTGATTTAAGTCAAAAGACCCCAGAACAAATGACTTTCTTAGATAATTATTATAAGTATATGCCTGTTACAATGAGCGATAGTTCAATGAATTTGCTTTGTAAATACATAGAGGGTATTAACTTTGAAATTTCAAAAAAGATTAAAGAAGAAAGTTCTGATAAAGCTGTATTAGATTTAAAATACGATATTGAATATGATAATTCTGATTATAAAAAAGTATCAGGAATTATTGATGAATGTTTACTTTTTTATAGAGAGTTACAGTTTGAGAATGCAGAAAAAGAAAAGGATAAACGTGGCATATTTGATTTTTCAAAGTATACATATGATATTATAGCTTCTGTCGGAAGCGTATGTTGTGCGTTTAATTATGTAATTGACTATTTTTACATAAATAATCCTCAAAAAAGTAAAGATGTTATGTGGGAGTTAATAGGTAGATATATTTATGAAAAACTTAGAATGAACAAAACTACAGTGATGTTTCCGATGCCTGATAAAAACGGCAATGTTACATATTTGGGTGAAAACTATTCTGTGCAGGAGGTTGAAGTATGAATGAGTTTAAATATAAAGACTTAGATTATGCTGAAAATATAATTAAACACGGATTTTCTAAAAAGTATTTTAACACAGAAATTAAACTTGTGGCACTTTATCTTCGTGATATTCTTGATATAAGAAAAAAGGAAGATAGAAAGAATGAACTACATAATATTTGTAAGAAATATATCAAAGATTATCACAGAATGAGATACTACAAGGTGGTTAATAAGGCGATAGATTATTCTACTTGTAAGAAAAATCAATTAATAACAATAGAAAGTGTTCCTGTTCTAAAGTGTGAGATTAATTATTTCAATAGTGCAGAACTGACTCTTGATGAAAAGAAACTGTTGTTTACATTGCTTATAGTCTATAAACTTAATAAAGAATACTTTGAAATCAAGAAACCAGATGAACCTTATGATAACATTTATTTTAAAGGTGGAACATCAAGATATTCTAACCTGAAGAAAATAAGTAATATTTCGAGTAAGGTAGATATAAATATAGACCTCATTTCAAAACTTGCTAAGAGGGGTTATTTACAGCTTTACAATCGCGGTTGTATCAGAATGAACTTTATGGAGCAGATTGATTATAATGGTGATTTTGGCGAGGTTGCGTTTGAAATAATTAATTATAATAATATTGGATATTGGTTTGAATGGTATAACGGTAATAAGAAAATTAGAAAATGCAATAAGTGTGGCAATGTGTTTTATAAGAAATCTAATCATCAGATATATTGTGATAAATGTCAAGGATATGAGAAAAAGAATATAAAAACCATTGTTTGTTGTGATTGTGGTACTGAGTTTGAAGTTGTCGGTATAGTAAAAAATAAGAAGAGGTGTAATGAATGTCAAGATAAATATGTGAAGGAATACGATAGAAAGAGAAAAAAGAAGTAATTTCCGTATTTTTATTTAATATAGAAATCACCCACAAATGACGTATCTATGTGGTTTGTGGGTGATTTCTATTATTGTTAATATATGATATGATATAGTTTTAAATAAGCCCCCTAGTATATACTATATCACACAATAAGTCAAATGTAAATTGACAAATTAAACAAAAATTTATTATGAATGGTGGTTAAAAATTTGATCGCAATTTCAAAAGCCGAAGCGCAGGAACTCAGAAAAATACTTTCTAATGTAGAAATCCACAAGACCCTCAGAACTAAATCAGGTCGTGGAAAGTATTATCTTGTTGAAGAAAAGAGAAATCTTATTGCTTTGGCGAAGCTCAGAAATACTGATGTTAGGTCAATTACTGAGTAACTAACTATCCCTACTGTCCCAGAACCCTACCTACTATATCCACAAGCCACTGTGGTTCATCTCCTTTTACAAACTCTTTTCATAAATATATACCTCCTGAAAATATATTTTATCTCCTTTTCTTATAGTAGGTACGGCTGTGGGACAGTAACAAAAAATCAAATATCCTATGTAAAACATAGGGCTGTCGTGTGACAGTAACTTATTTTTAAGGAAAATTTTAATATGATTGACGTTAAGAAGCCTCTGGAAAATGCAAATCTCACTGTAAATTGTGAATATATGGACTTGTTTGATATGAGTTCGCATTCGGAGAGAAAAATCTATCTCAATGATGAAATTGAAGCTATTTCAGCTCACGATGTAATCTATGAAATTTTGAGATTCAATGTTGAAGATAAGGATATTGATGTAGCTGATAGAAAGCCTATTTTTCTGTATTGTACGTCTGTTGGAGGGTCTGTTATAGACGGGTTTGGAATTATAGATGTCATTACAAATAGTAAAACTCCAGTGTATACGATAAATCTTGCATACCAGTATAGTATGGGATTTCTTATTGGTCTTGCAGGACATAAACGTTATGCTATGCCAAATGCAACTTTTCTTCTTCACGATGGACAGAATTTTGTGTGGGATAGCTCTGCAAAGTGTAAAGACCAGCTTAAATTTCAAGAAAAACGTGAGCAGAGAATTAAGGAATATGTTCTTGAACACAGTAACCTTACTGAAAAGGAATATGACGAAAATTATCGTGTAGAATTTTACACTTATGCTGATGAAGCAAAGAAATATGGTTTTACTGACTATATTATTGGTGTAGATTGTTCCTTGGACGAGGTGCTTTAATATGGGAAGAAAATCAATTTCTATTACATATGATAATCCACCGGAAACATTAGAAGACAATCCTTTCTTTGGATTAACACTTGATGATGAGCAAAAGGCGTTTAGAGATGCTATTTGGAACAAAGATAAACTTATAGTATTTTGTAATGCAAGAGCAGGAACGGGTAAAACAACAATAGCAACTGCAACAGCAGACCTTCTTGTTAAATTTGGAAGGTATAATGGCATTGTATTTATTGCTGCTCCTACACAAGAACAGAAACAGGGTTTTCTTAAAGGCTCAATCGAAGAGAAAAGTGAACCCTATTTTGAGCCTTTTTATCAAGCTTTGGAAAAGATAGGTGTAAATCTAAATACAGCTATGTATTCAGATATAATGAATGAAAAGAATGGTACTGCATATATAGAATGTATGACACACACGTTTTTGCGTGGTTGTAATTTTGAAAATAAAATCGTCATTGTTGATGAGGCACAGAATTACTACACTGATGAATTGAAAAAGGTGCTTACAAGAATACACGATAATTGCAAGGTGGTTGTTATAGGTCATTCAGGACAGATTGATTTATATAGTAACCCTCAGAACAGTGGGTTTGTACGTTATCTTAATCATTTTGCAAAAGATGAAAGGTGTGCTGTGTGTCAGCTCACGCATAATTATCGTGGTTGGATAAGTAACTATGCAGATGAATTAGAATAATGCAAGGAGATATTTATAATGGCTTCAAAAATTAACAGAAAATATAGTTGCGACGTAAAGGGTCTTATTTCTACTGATGACGGTATAATTACTATCGAGGTAGAAGATATGGAAGAGCCTGTTGTGCTTGCTGACTTTATTAAGGATTTTGTAGGTAAGCCCGATGTTAAGATTTCAGTTTCTTATGGTGAGAAACTGTAAAGGGAGGGCTTAATATAAATTTTTCTACATATGAAGAGGAGCTTGAATACCTTGTAGACAAGGTGGATAATCCTCTGAACAATAAAACTTGGGTGGATATGGTTGATGAGTTAAACACTAATACTCATCCAGATGTACTTAGAAAATCATTTACTGGCGGTCGCTATGGTGGATATGCTGTATATAAGTATTTCGTCAATAAGATTGCTGAGGGTTGTTCTACTGAAGAACAGGAACGTCTTGAAATTTTAAGAAACGAAGTATATAAAGAACGTTGTAAAAATGCAGACATTCTCAGAGAAAAGAGAAAAATTTTGCGTGATGAAGCAAGATTTGAAACACTTACAGACGTTCTCAAAGAAGAAATCAAGAATTTAAGACCTATTAAGTTGAATGATTTTAAGTCAAGCATAAAATTAGAAAGAGTTTATGGTATTGCACAGTTTTCAGATTGGCACTATGGCAAGCTAATAGATAATCAGTGGAATTATTATGATTTAGATGTTGCTGTTGAACGTGCTAATATCATTGTAGATAAGATTATTGCTAAGAGCAAGAAACACGGTGTAACAGACCTTATTGTTGAAATAAATGGTGATATGTTGGACGGTATTATAAATATATCGTCAAGAAATGTTGAAGAAGCTGATATTATCACTCAGATAGTAGGTGTTTCTGAACTTCTTGTACAGGTCATAAATAAGCTTATCCCATATTATGAGAATGTTAAAGTTGTCACCACATTAGGCAATCATGGTCGTTGCTTCGCTGATAAGAAGGCTTGTGCGACATCTGAAAATTTCGAGATGCTTATTCCTGAATTTCTTAGGCTTAGACTTGATAAGCGTGTAACTCTCATTACATCTCACGGTCTTGATTTTGTATCATATGAAATCAATGGTGAGTTAATTTGTGTTGCACACGGTCAGAATGATAAACTTGCCACTGTAATTTCTGATTTTACAAATGTATATAAGAAACTTCCAAAGGAAATTCACCTTGGACATACACATTCTTATAAGGATATAAACGATTGTGATGTGTTCGTTACTGTTAATGGTAATTTGTGTGGAAGTGACGATTACGCCGTTTCATTGCGTAAGATAACAAAACCAAGTCAGAACTTTATTGTTTATGACGGTTCTGATAGGTGTATTTATAGTCTGATGGCAGACTAAAATTTATTGATATTGAAAGGAAATTAAAATATATGACAAAGGCTGAATTTATTACAAAGGTTAGAGAGAACTCAGAGCTTTCTAAGGCACAGATTGATGAGGTGCTTACAGTGATTCTTGATACTATTGTTGATAGTGTTGCTGCTGGTGAGAGAGTAAATTTTGTCGGTTTTGGTGCTTTTGAAAAGCATAAGAGAACTGCAAGAACAGGTGTGAATCCCTCTACCGGAAAGCCTATTGAAATAGCAGAGAAGAATGTACCTTCATTTAAGGCAGGTAAGATGTTCAAGGATACAGTTGCTGAAAGTAAGTAATTCGGGGGTAATTATATGTTAAAGGTAAAGTCCCATAATACATATCCTACAACAGAAATGTTAGTTGGTGATATACTTGATGATGTTAAGCAGAAGATTGATGTATCTGTAGTAGTACAGGGTGATATCGCAAAGCCTATTATCAAAGCAATGATGAACATTGACGATGATATAGATATTCAGCTCCTTGATTATAATGACTTTGACTATGGTGGCGAATATTATGTAAGTGTCACTTGGCACGATAATATTCCTGAACTCTGGGTTGAGAAAGCTTGGAGTGATGAAACAAAGAGATATCTTGGCAGTGAATCAGATTTCTATTATGTAGCATCTGATGTCAATACAGATATGTATAAGTGTCTTGATGGTCTTGGAACGGTGTTCTCTGTTGAAGAATAATTAAATAATAACATTGAGACGGTGGGTTGCAATAGTAGCTCACTGTCTTTTTATTGCGGAATGGAGAAGTCAGAATCTCGCTTGTTTCATAGGCAAGAGGTCGTTGGGGCAGAGCCAACTTCCGCACCCATATGAAGTGAATACCGACACTCTTTTAATAAACGGTACGTCCAGTCGAGGGTGGAATGACGTTAAACTCTACCCTACCATAATGGTTCTGAGAAAATAATTATTTAAAAGTTGGAAAGGACGGGATGAAATTGGCTCGTAGTAGAGGTGTTTATAATAGGGTTTATACTCCTGAACTTTGGGAGCAAGTAAATCCCGAAAATAAAGCTATACTTGAAGATTTTCTCGCTGAATATAGACAGCAAAAGAAAGCTAATTCTACGATTGAAGCTTATTTTCAAGATGGAAGGTTTATTTTAATTTATGTATTACTTCATCATAAAAATAAATCTATTCTTGAAATGAGCAAGAAAGATTTCAGAAATATGAGTATTTGGCTTTCTGAAGATTGTAATATGTCGGCAAATAGAGTAAATAGGCTTAAAGCGACCGTAAACAGTATGCTTACTTACTGCGAAGAGGACGATGAATACAATTATGATGTCAATTATGCTAAAAAGGTAAAAGGTCTTCCGAGGGAACGAGTTAAAACTAATGATGACGATTTTTCTTTACGTTTAAAGAATTTATAGCAGTTAGAGATAAACTTGTTGAAATGGGTGATTTACAGACAGCAGTTTTATGGAGTTTAAGTTATGATTCTGCTGGTAGAAGAAATGAAATATACCAAGTTAAGAAAGCAGGATTACTTGATGGAAACAAGACAAATATTGTTAAAGGAAAGCGTGGCAAGACATTTCCTCTTGTTTATCTAAACGACACTAAAGAGTTAATACGTCAATATCTTGAAGAACGTGGAAATGATGATATTGAAAGCCTTTGGATTAACGGACACGGTAAGAATAAGGTGGAAGTGACCAAAGATGCCCTTTACAACCGTATATTAAAATGCTCAAAGATATTATCTGAAATTCGTGGTGAAGAAGTTAATATATTTCCACATAGTATAAGACATTCTCGTTTGGAGTGCTTATCTACCGGTCAGGATGAAAGGCTTAAAAATCCAGATGGAACTAATAAGGTGTTTGATTTAGATCACGTCCGAGTAGTGGCACATCATACAGACGTGGGAACAACCCAAGGATACTTAAAGAACAAAGATGAAGATGTCATAAATGATATGTTTGGATTTGAAGGATGACATCGTCTCACAGCAGACACATTAAAAGACATAGTGGTTTACCCACACAATATAAAACGAAATGTCGGAATAGAGACAATAAACCTATTCCATTGTAGAAGGATACTACTAAAAACCGTAAAGGTTACTGCACCTAAAGCAGTTTTATATAGGGGTTACGGAAACCGTCTAAAATCCGCAAAGCACCATTCATCACAAAATGGTGCTTTTATTAATATCTGAAGTTCCGTGTTAGGAATTAAGGATGACCAAATTAATAAAAATTGGAGGTGGGATAATGCCACAAAAAAAACGAGCTAAAGCACCTGTTGGAAAAAAAGTATGTCGAGAATGTGGAAAAGAAAAAAATTTATCACAATTCTACGTTGTGAGTTCATCATCGCCCTCCAAAATATCATCTGTTTCAAGCGATGGTAAAACTTACGATATTTGTAAAAATTGTATTAAAACAGGGTCTTGCAATTCAGATGGAACTATAAACGTTGAAATGTTTAAACAGAAGTTAATGTTGATGGATAAGCCTTATGTTCCAGAAGCTTTGGACTCTGCTATAAAAGAAGTACAAAAATCGGTTGAACTTGGAAAAGGTAGAACTGATATTATAGGGTGTTATTTTAAAAATATAGGAACTTTACCGCAATACTCAAAATTGGGATTTCTCGATTCTATAAATCTTTTATCTCAAGGTAAAACTGTTTCTTCGGCAGTTACAACAACCGGTAAGACCGTTAATAAGAATGAGGAAGTGTATGTAAAGCAAGTCGATGACTTTGTAGTAACCGATGATGTTTTAGATTTGTTTGGTGATGGATATACAAAAACGCAGTATAGAAAAATGGTTAAAAAGTTCAACAAACTCAAAGAAAATTATTCTATACAAACAAATTTGCACGAAGAAGCACTCGCTACATATGTACGTTTTAAAGTAAAAGAAGAGGAAGCCACTGCACAAGGGGACGTAGGATCTGCGGACAAATGGAACAAAGCAGCACAAGAAGCTGCCGATAAAGCAAAACTTACACCCAAACAACTCACACAAGCTGATTTACAAGGTGGTGTAACTTGTATCTCCGAAATATCCAAAGCTTGTGAGCAAGCAGTAGATATTGTTGAAATCTTACCAAGATTTAGATACCAGCCCAATGATGCACCAGATTTTATTATTTGGTGTTATATTAACTATTGCCGTAGGCTTAAAGGGCTTCCATTGTGCGAATATAAAGACGTATATGCTTTTTATGATAAGATGAAAGATGATTATTTATCTCAATATGGAGACCCCTATGGGATTTTTACGGATGATACCTCTAAAAAAAACAGACCTTCTGTTGAAACATTTATAAAATTACCAAAGGATTATAAAAACGGTGATGACGAATGAATGAGCAGAGAATAAAAGAGTTTGAAAAAAATAGTGATAGTATCTTTGGTAAAAATCTTCATAACTATTATAATTTTATAAGTTGGGCAAAATTCTATCCTGATTTACTTTTGGACTTAATGAAGCCCGAAACAGGCGGTATAAATCTACATTTAGATCAACGAATTTTTTTGCGTTGTGATGTAAGATTTATGAGTATGTATGGGGTATTTTCTCGTGGTTATGGTAAAACATTTGATGAGGTTTTATCAATGGTTGTTGTAGCTATGCTTTTCCCTAACATTGAATTAGCATTGTCGGCACAGACAAAAGAGAACGCTGCTGATTTGCTTAAAGCAAAATGGAATGAAATATCAAAATTATATCCATTATTAAAAAATGAACTTCAAGATGACCCCAAGTTTTCTAAAGGTAACGCATTTATTGAATTTAAGAATGGTTCAACTATTGATGCTATTGCTAACGCTCAGTCTACTAAAGGACAACGACGTAGACGTTTAAAGATAGAGGAGTCAGCTTTATTGAATAATGTATTATTTCAAGATGCACTTGAACCTGTTGTTGAAGTTCCCAGACTTACAGTTGGAAAACTGGCAATCGTTGACCCTATGGAGTTAAATCAGCAAATTCATTTTTTCACAACAGCAGGATTTAGAGGTTCTGACGAATATCAACGTAGTATTACTATGATTGATGATATGGAAAATTTGAAGGGGAAAATTGTTCTTGGAAGTAACTGGCAACTTCCGTGTTGGTATGGAAGAGGTAGTAACAAAAGTAAAATACTTTCAAAAAAGAAAAATTCATCAGTTGTTGCTTTTGCACAAAACTATGAACAAGAATGGGTTGGTTGCTCTGATGGAGCATTAGTAAATATAAATAGATTGATGAATTGTCGTACTCTTACGGAAGCAGTGATAGAATCAAAGAACGAAACAGATGAATATTATCTTGGAGTTGACGTAGCACGAAGTCAGAAAACATCAAATAACCAATCGTCTGTTGTTGTTGGTAAAGTGAGAAGAAGTGCTGATAAAAGTAGAATTGTATCTATTGATGTTGTAAATATTATTAAAATTCCTAATATATTAAACTTCACAGCACAAGCAATTAAAGTAAAACAGATATTCAAAAAGTACAATGCCAAAGCTGTTGTTGTAGATGGTAATGGTCTTGGTGCAGGTTTAATTGATGAGTTGTCGAAGGAATCGTTTGACCCTATAACAGAAGAAAGCATAGGTTGTTGGGATACAATGAACGATGATAACACACCAGAAATACCTAATTCTCCAAAAGTATTATATAACCTCAAAGCACAAAGTTGTCAGAGTGAAATAGTAACAATATTTATAGATATGGTAGATAGTGGAAAATTAAAACTTCTTGAAAAACGTCAGGATTGTGATTTTGAAGATAGCGAATGGGATAAATTTGACGATAATGTCAGACCGTTTATGGAAACTGATGCCTTTATAGAAGAAGCAGCTAATCTAAAAATGAAGCACCTTAATAATGGTGGAATTACTATTGATAAGGTTGTAAAAAAAATAGATAAAGACCGAGTATCTGCTATGATTTATATGTTATGGTATATAAACAAATTTGCTCAAGAGATAGATAATTCTGATTATGATTATGCAACTTTCATAAACTAAGTATCTAAAAATAATAGAAAGGCGGTGAAATTATGAGTGATATAGAAAACAAAGAACCCTCTTATGAATATAATTCACAATGGAATAATATTGTATATGCAAATATGAATTTCGATTTATTTTCTTGTTATACTCCTGAACAAATCAAAGATATACTATCCGATCCTATTACAAATAATGAGCAAATAAGAAAACTTAGTCGTAGAGTATATAATACAAATCCTATTGTGTCAAATGCAGTTGATTATATAGTATCTCTCCCCTGCCTTTCACACATACTTACTTCAACTGGTAAAAGCAAAAAGAAAGTCAAAGATAATAAGCAAAAGGTAGAAAGTATTTTATGTGATATTCACGACAAGAATATCATACGAGACTTTTTATTTAGGGATTGTCTTGATGGAGCTTGCTATTATTACTTTGATATTCAAGCACAAAGTCCTGATAATACAAAATATGTTTCAGATTATGAAATTACAAGCATTATGGAACTGAACAATTCTGATGTTTCAGTAGCTATGATTCCACTTCCAGTAGACTATGTAAAAATAAGAGGTTATAAGAATAATCGACCTGTTATTGCTTTTAATTTGGATTATTTCAATCAATTCACTAATGAGAAGAAGAAGACAAATAGGTTAAAGTGTTATCCTTTTGAAATTCGTAATGGATATGAAAAATGGAATAATGGTAAAACTGTTGGTAATTGGATTGTTTTAGATAATAATAAAACAGTTGTACATAAAATCAAAAGTAATAAACGTGAACCCTATGGAAGACCTATAACAATTTCTGCCTTAATTGATATTTTTTATAATGATTATCTTACTACTACTAAAAGAAGTGTTCTTGGCGAAGTGAACAATAAAATTATTTATCAGACGTTGCCGGAGGGCGAAAAGGGTAGATGCAGTCTTACAAAAGACCAGCAGGAAAATCAGCATAATACAGTTAAAAGTGCAGTAATGACAAAAAATAATCGTGGAGGAACATCATTCTTTACGGTTGCAGCTGGTACAAAGATTGATTCGGTTGATACAAGTGTTGATATTCTGAATGAAGAAATTGAACCTAAACTTAATTCAAATATTGCAATGGGTTTAGGCTTTGCATTAGGTCTTCTTGATGGTGAAAGTGGAAATTATTCATCTCAGCAGCTTAGTCTTGAGCTTCTGTTTAGCAAAATTTATACTTGGGTTACTGAAATAGCAGATGAATTGTCTTATGTTATTAACAAAAATATAGTGAAAGACAAAAATAATGAAATTAGTATTTATTATTTACCCACAAGTCTTGTAAATAGAGACAAATTTGTTGCTTTGAATAAAGAACTCTATATGTCTGGTAGTGGTAGCAAGTCTGCTTGGATTTCATCTGTTGGCTGGGATTTAAATGCTTATCTATCACTTATGGATATGGAAAAGTCAGAAAAATGGGATGATAAGTACACCCCTCATCCAACATCTTATAATTCATCAGGAGATGGTATTTCAAACGAAGAAGATAAGGGTGGAAGACCCAATGTTGAAAACGTAACCAATGATAACACTTTAATATCACAAGGAAATGATACAAATAATCAGCCTAAACCGAGTACAAGTTGATGGAAAGGTGGTGATTTATAATGAAACTTTTTGAAATTAACAATAAACAGGAAAAAAAGACAGGTTATAAGAGATTTAAACTTATTCTTGCTGAAATTTATGATAAATCCTGTATTGTTGATGAAACAGGCACAAAATATAATGATAATGGTATCACTTGGATAGATGAATATGTTGAAAATGTAAAGGATACTCTTATCGGTTCAAGTGTTACTGTTGAATTTACAGATGATAGCAAAACAGATATTCTTGGTCACGGTGAAACAGGAGAATATAAAGATGGTGTTCCCCTACTTAGTAATGCCACTACGATAGGTCATTTTGATAAGGCTTATATGGACGAAGTTACAGATGATGACGGAGAAACTAAAAAAGTTTTTGTAGGCGAAGGTACATTAGACTATATGAGATATTCTGATTGTATTGACCTTTTATCTGAAAAGCTGTCTAATAATGAAACAATTTACGGCAGTGTGGAAATTGTAAGAACAGAAAATAATCCTGCATTGGTTTATTTGTATGGGTATAAAGATATTGGTAGAATACCAACTGAATTTGAATTTTCTGGATATGCTCTCCTTGGCTGTGGTGTTCAGCCATCAGATCATACAGCTTCACTGCTTGAATTGAATAATAAAAATAATAAAAATGAGGAGGAAATCATAACGATGGACGAAAAAACACTTGGTATGATTACAGATTCCATTAAGGCTACTATTTCTGAGTGTAATAGTAAGAATGAGGAGTTTGAGTCAAAGATTACTGAGCTTAATTCTGCTCTCGAAATCAAGACAAACGAAAATAATGACCTGTCTGATAAAATAGAGAAGCTTCAGAAGGCAATTCAGGATATGGAAACTGAAAGAGAAGGTTTCTATGCAGAAAGAGATGCTCTTGAAAGAGAACTTGGTACATTGAAGGCAGAGAAGAGACTTGCTGAAATGAATACCGCTCTTGCTAATTTTACAGATGAACAGAAGGAGTACGCAAAGGCTGAAATCGAAGCATTTAATGCTGACCCTATCAAGTCCGAAATCAATTCTATTACCGCTAAGATTTATGAGGGTATTGGCAAGGCTACTATTGCTTCTGAGGCTGAAAAGGCAAAGATTATTGCAGAACAGAACTCTAAGAAAATTGACATTTTTGCTGACGTAGATGACACTTCTGCGAATGGTAACGATGATGGTTCTATTTACTAATTTAAGAAAGGTGGAAATTTTAAATGATTAAGGTATATGAAATCTCTCAGATTGAAAAGACTGGTATCGGTGACGGCACTGTAAAGGCTGCTGCTGGTGGTACAAAAAACTTTTATCTTGGCACTGTTACAAATGGTGTAGTTGCTTCTGCCCCTACAACAGGTCTTGGTATTAAGCTCATTGCTAATTATGGTAGGGGTGATGATGCTTATAAGGACTTTATTACTCCTGCTGGTGAGCTTGTTACAGCTTGGGACGTATCTGCTTGGAAGGGTAAGTTCCTTCAGGTTTCTCCTGATAGTATTACATACGGTTCTTCCGAGACTTATGCTTCTATTACTGCTGGCACAACTCTTATGGCTGCCGGTACAGACGGTAATCTCAAGATTGTAGAGAATAATACCGGTATTTCTTCCGGTGGTGTATATTTCAAGGTTGCTAAGAAGATTAACTTTGATGGTAACGGCGTGCTTGTTGAAGTTGTTGTAAAGTAAGATATAAGAAAGGATGAATAATAATTATGGATATGACTTTTGAAATGAACAACGTAAGACGTGATTCTGATGTCACTCTTACAAATGAGATTAAGCCTAATTCTCCTATTGTAGAAATTTTCTCCGCCCTTACAGATGGTAAGGACACGTCTAAATACGGTAAGAAGACAGACGCTGTTGTAAATAGACTCAAGGAACTTGGTGCAGGTATTGCTAATGGTGATCCTAAGTCTCTTGCAGAACTTAACACTATTAGAAAGTATTCTGTTGAGCCTCTTCTTACCACAGAAATTCAGAATCTTGCTGTATTCGGTGATTTTGAAGCTCTTGGATATGACGAGTCTATTGAGGTAGAGTCTTGGAAGTTTATTGGTGACAAGTCTCGTGAGCAGGCACTTAACGCTGATGTAATTTTCCCTGCAATTACGGGTGACAAGTATGCAGTAGGCACAAAGACTATTTCTGGCGGTTGGGCTACCGATTACCGCAGACTTATGCTTGGTGATATGTCTAAGGAGAACGAAGGCAAGAATCAGGTAAGAATTGATATTATCAATAAGATGAAGAAGGCTATTGTAACTAATGCTTACAATGCTGTTAAGAACGCTACTCCTGTAAAGTATTTCTTTGAGGGTGCAGGTCTCACTAAGGCTGGTGTTGATGATGTTCTCAAGAAGGTAAGAAGACTTGGCACAGGTGCTACCGTAATTGGTGATTATGCACTTCTTCAGCAGTTTACTCCTTGGGCAGGTTATAACTCTGAATTTGTATATAATTCTTCCAGATATGGTTATACACAGGGCATTTCCGCAGAAGACCTTAGAGATATTCGCACAAAGGGTATTCTCGGTGCATATAACGGAACTATTCTTGCAGAGATGACAAATCCTTATGATTATTCTTCTCTCAATGCTACTGGCGATAATTTTGATACTATGCTCGATGCAGGTCTTGCCATTGTTGTTCCTACTGGTGGTCAGTACGGTTCTCCTATTAAGTCTTGGACAAGAGGTGGACTGACTACATTCAGTGGTAATGATATAACAACCGGTCATGTACTCACTCGTATGGATATTGAGTTTAACATTTTGCAGACTCCGTATATTGAAAAATGTGCGTAAAAATAAGCATTGAATTGCTGGGAACTCTTAAAACTATTCAAACTACAACGTAATACCTTAAAGGGTATAAGCGTGAATGTTACGAAAGTAGAAAAAATTGAATAGATAGTGCAAGGTTAAAACCTAAACACTTTAACAATGGATAATCAGCAGCTAAGACCGAAAGGTAAAGTTCAACGACTATTCCGTAAGGAAGTACATACAAGCGTATGGAAGTGGTGCTTGCCCTTAATGGGTAAAGATATAGTCTATCCTTTATAGAAATATAAAGAAGTTTAAAACTGGCGAGGATTAGCGTCCCTCGTTGAATAAAAATATAGTGCAACTGATGTTACAAAGGGCAGAGAGTTCCAGATTGGTATGCTTTCTGATACAAACCTTTAATATAAATTATAAAATTTAATGCTGTTAAGGGCTGTCAATCAACAGCCCTTAATTAGTATATATGAAAGGATATATTGTAGATATGGCAAAAACGTCTAATAATGCAAAGACTGTTGAAAATACAATTCCTAATGAAATCCCTGTTGAAGTTACAGAAACAAAGCCCCTTAGTATGGAAGAAAAGATAACACTTAAAAATCTTGCTAATTGGATGGTGGGCTTTAATAAGATTGAGTCTAATGGTGAAGTAAATATTAATGCTGGCGGTTCTGTCCGTGTATCTCGTGCAGAGGTAATTTCTCAGTATGAAAACAGCAATAAGCTTCTGCGTGGTGATGGTGATGGTACTCACGCTACTATTTATATAGACGATAAGGCAACAAGAGATTATCTTGACATCACATCTGAACTTATTGATAAGAATAAGGTAAAGAAGATTTTTGCAATTAATGGTCTTGATGATTTTAGAAATGAAATATATAAAACATTTACTACTCAGGCAGAAAAGGTTCTTCTTATTAAACTCATTAGAGAGTGTGGATTTAATGATTTCAATAAAATAAGAGAATGTGAAGCTCTTTGTGGAATGACAGTATAAAAGAAAGGATGTGGTGAGAATAGCAAGCACTACATATATAGATGTGGTTAATGTTTTTGAAGCCACATTTCAAGAAAAATTTCAACTTAATTCAGACCTTGTATTTCAATGGTTTAGTATGGCAGTGGAGGAATTTTCAAGGGAAATAGAACCTCTTGTATTTGATAAAGGCACGGATTCATTTTTGTATTATGATAAAAATGAAAATCTTATTCCACTTCCTTATTTATACATACAAATACTTGGTTACACAATAAAGCGTTATTATTGTGAACGTCAGTATGATAGGATAATAAAGCGTACTAATATAATTGGAAAAGATTTAACGCTTAATAATACCAGTGCTGATAAAGCACACGCAAAAGAAGAATTGGATTACGTTGATACAAAGATAGCAGAATTTTATGATAAGCTGTTGCCCACTGCTTATAATTGAGGTGAGTTTATGAGTGCAGAATGGTATTTGATAAGTTCACCACATTACACAGAAGGTGCAGAAACTAATGATTTCCGATTTAACGCTGATTTAGGTATAGATGATTTTTTAACAGATACACCACTATCGAGTAAAATTTTTCTTTGCAAAGGTAAATTTAACAATGATGATAAATCATTTGAATTTGAATACGAAACAGAAGGTATTCTGCAAGGAGTGTCTCCTGAAACACAAACTAAAGGTTGGCAACGTCAATTATTAACGAGATTAAAAACAATATCTGATTATAAATATGTAAAGATATATGATGAAGATTATAAACGATGGAATATTTGGCTTATTATGACTATGCCATCAAATAACAAAGTGTATGAAAAAGTTGTTTTGTATTTATGCAATTACATAGCCAAATGGCAAGATGGCGATGGTAATATAATTTATCAGCCGTTTCATGTTGAAAATGCTTCTCAGTATAATACAGGTGAAGAAGGAGATAAAATTCTTACACTTGGATATAATCAGCTTTTGGTTTATACATCATTAGATGATAATACAGTATATCTTAATCGTACAAAACGAATGTTTATTGATTATAATGACATAAATCCATTACCGTATAGAATTACAAGAATAGATACTGTTAGTGAATCCTATGGTGAAAATCGTGTGATTTGTCTTGTATTTACAGAAGATGTTTATGATCCTGATACTGATTCAATCGAAAATTGGCTTTGTGATTATTTTAAGCCTAAAGCAAGTCAGTCCATTAAAATTACATATACAGGTAATCCTATAATTCGTGTGGGTGGGTCTGCTAAAACATTTACTGCTAATACTGCTGAAACTGTTACTTGGTCTGTTGATAATGATTTTAATGGGAATATATCACTTATTTTGAACGGTAATGTTTGTAAGATTAAATGTGTCTTCAACGAGGATATTGTAAATCAGACATTTACATTATCTTGCACAGATAAAAATAAAAATATCGGAATGGTTGAGATCACTATAACGGGAGGTGTTTGATATGGGTAAATATGATAACCTAATTGAAGATTATCGTAATGTCATAACAAACACGCTGTTATCAAATGAAACGATAATTTCACTTTTGAGCAAAGATACTCTTGGTATCGAAGATGCTGATAGCTTGCTTTGGGATAGGATAATCCCTCAACAGTATGTTCCCGATACTATCACTGACACAGGCTCATATATTCTTTATGACGTAGATGAAAATATCATTTCTCGACAAGACAAAACTTATATTGAATTGCCTATTTATTTTTGGGTATTTACACATAGAAAGTCTCCTATTTACAAAGGTAGACTTTGTAATGATATTTTGGTCAGAGAAATAAAGAATATGTTTTCAGAGAAGGATTTACTTGGTCTTGCAAATATTCATTTTGTATCCAATCGTATTCAATATAATATCTCAAATAAATATACTGGTCGCTTATTAACCTTTAGGGTAACGGATTGGTCTGACAAGGTACGATTAAAAAATGAATAATTTCAGCTTATTACACAAATTCACTTATGAAGTAAATGATAATATAACAATCAACATTCCAAAAGTAGGAGATATATGGGATAATGATAGCAAGTATGAAAGATACGAAAAATATTATTTAAGTATGGTATCATTATTTACTCAAACACCTACAGATATGATGATTGAACTTGACGACATGGGATTAGATTGGACTGAAGTTGATGAGTATAGTTTATTTATTATTCTAATGAGTTCATTTTTGTCTGACATAAATAATCCCGATTTTCCCGTCAAATGGAACTCATTATTTCTCAATTTAGATTATAAAGATATTGTCTTAAAAGCAGATGACGCAGAAAATAATTTTGTTTTTGTAAATTCAAATGGAGATGTTATATTTAATAAACAAATATATAATTATATATCCGATTTGCTTTGTGCTGTTTTATTGACAACAAAAAATCGAGAATATGCAAAAGTTCCAGAAATAGATACTCGCAAATATATTCTTGAACGTGCAAGATTAAAACGAAAAAGGCGTTTAGAAAGATTAAATAATAAAAGAGAAACAACCTCATCTTCCGCTTTAGATGGAGTTATTTTATTTTTAGTCAATAATAATGCCTTTAAATATAATTTTGAAACAGTAAAAGAATTGAGTATTTATGATTTATATGCTTCATTTAAGCAGATAAATAAAAACCAAGAGATTGATGGTCTTATGACGGGTTACTGGTATGGTAACGTTGATTTGTCTAAGATTTCAGACTCTAAGTTAAAAAGAATAATTTTATAAAAAGAAAGGATACGATGATTATGGCTAATATTATTACTATGCTTGAAGACTGGACTATTACATCTGTAGAGACAATTGAAAACTATTCTCGTACAGACGATACTTGTATTAATATTCTCGATGAGATCAAGAATGTAAAGCTTTCCAATACAGAAAACAGTTCTGATGTAACTGGTAAGAATGATGCTACACTCTTTACAATCAAGAAGGGTAAGGCTGTTGAAGGTTCTGGTTCTTCGGGTTATATTTCTGGTTCGCTTATGTCACTTCAGACGGGTTCTGATGCTGTAGAGGGCAAGATTAAGTTCAGAAAGAGAGAAGTAATTTCTTTTGAAGCAAATGCTGGTGAAGTAACTACAGTTGAAACTGCTGTTGGTACTGCTGGTTCTGAAATTCTTAGTGTTCTTATTACAGTTAATAATACAACAACTAAGTATGAACAGGCTTCTGCTGCTGATGGCACACATTTCTCTTATGCTGCTGAAGCAAAGAAACTTTCTCTTCCTACTGATGTAACCGATGCAGGTACAATTGAAGTAGTTTATGATTATGAAAAGGAAGGTGCTTCTGTAGGTAACTCTTCTGATACATACGGTAAGACAACTCATACATTTATCAACTGTCTTGGCAAGAATACTTGCGATGAAGTTTACTTTGTACAGATTGAAATTTATCGTTGCGACTGGAACGCTAACTTTGACTTCGACCTTAGCGGCAATGGTGTAGAACACCCATTCCAGTTCAAGAGCCTTGTTGACAAGTGTGGCAATGGCGATTCCAAGTTCTGGGACTACAAGGTTTACAAGAAGGCATAATTATAAAGTAGGTAAAATCCTATGGAAGTAATTAAGCACTGTCTTGTTTGTGGAAAAGAATTTAAAGCTTGCAATACTTGTCAGAAGAATATTCCCGAAATGCTTCAGTGGCGCAGAGTAGTCTGTTGCCCTGAACATTTTTCTTTTCATATGCCTATTATTGAATATCATAATGGTGTTATAAATAAGGAAACTGCAAAGTCAGAATTACAGAATGCTATTGATACCTATGGGAATATTGATTTTTGTGACAATGTAAAAGGCATTGTTGAAGAAATCCTCACAGAAGATGAGGCAACATCTGAATGTGATGCACAGACATATAATACTGAGTTTATTCCTAAATTCACAAACAAGAGCAAAAAGAGAAACAAGTAAATACAGGGAGGACAACCATTTATCGACAACCGTTGAACGTGGTTGTCTTCCCTATTTTTTACGTTATATGGGAAACGTGGTGGCTAATGGTAAAAAAGAAAAAATCTAAATATAATGTTGATTTATCCGATAAAGGTAAAGCAAAACGTACTTATAAAGGTATTGTTTTTGACAGTGAGACGGAAATGAAATTCCTTATTGAATGGATTGAGCCTAAGATTAATACAGGCGAAATCGTCTCGTATGAAATGCAAATTCCATATATTTTACAAGAAGGATTTGTGAATTTTGAGGGTAAAAAAATATTGCCTATAAAATATATAGCAGATTATGTTATTGATTTTGCTGACGGTAGGCAAATTGTCGTTGATGTTAAAGGACAACCCGACACGATAGCAAAATTAAAGAAAAAGCTGTTTGAATATCGATATAATAGCGTTCCTTTTTATTGGTATTGTCGTAGTATAAAGCATGGAAACGGCAATGGTGATAATTGGATTATATACGATGAGCTTGAAAAGAAACGCAAGGCAGAAAAGAAATTAAAAAACAAGTAACAAGGAGAATTTTTATGGCAACAGATATGATTACACTTACATTTGCAGAGATGCAGGCGTTTATTAATTATGTAGTAGATAATACTCTTATTTATGATATGGGATATAAGGAAGTTCTCATTCAGTATTGTACAGCAAAGTTTTATGGTAAGATAGAATTTGAGTCTGATGACATTGCAGAGATTTATGATAATGAATACGAAAAACTTTATAGTGATTATGCAATAAATAAAGGTCAGCTTAAAATGATTGAAAATGCAATCAATGAGGAACTTGACCGTAGAATTAAGCTTCTTTCAGCAAGTATGGTTATGGCAGATGCTAATGATGCTATTGCAAATCTTGCTACTAAGCTTTCTAATTTTGTAAATGCTCTCGGTAATGCTTATAGTGAAACAAATTCAGATGATGTTAAGACGATCGCACAGGCTATGAGCAAACTTAAAAACAATGTAACAGCAGACAGTCTTATTAAGGCTATGGTGGATAATGGTGTTATTAAAGGTAAGAAGAAGGCTACTAAGAAGCCTAAGACTGTTACCGAGGTAGCTGAGAATGAGGAAATTGTAAGGAATATTTCTGTAAGTAAGGGTGATGAGTAATATGTTTACGACAAAGAGAACTATTACAGCGAATAAGGATATTGCTCCACGTTTTGCTAAGAATTTTGTTGTAAAGATTACGCATATCAAATCAAATGTATATTTTATAATGGGAAATCGTGAGATAAATGCCAAGTCAATTCTTGGCATTATCAGTATTAACATTATGAATGGCGATAGATTTGACGTTTGTATTGATAGCTCTGTTTCTCAGGAGTGTGCTGAGAATGATATGGATAAGGTAATTGAACTGCTGATGGGTGATTAATGTGGATTTGAAATCACAGTTAAAGAGAATTGATGTAACTAAGCTTAAATTTAAGAATGGCAAGACTTATAGTCAGGTTATGGTTGAAGAAGCTAATCGACTTAGGGACTGTATTCAGGCAAGACTGGACGAGTATATGAATAGCTATCAGCCTAAGATATATAGTCGCACGGGGGCATTACAGAATTCATTAAAAGTTGATGATATTTTAAATCTTAAAGTAACTGGAAAAACTATGAGTCTTGACATTTATTTTGATGACAGTGGATACCATCGTTCGGGCGATGGTGTCCAAGGCTGGGACGGCAATGGTGAGACTGTAAACACAGCTTATTTGCTCAACTATGGTTATGAAGTAGAAAAGGACGTATGGTTTAAGGATATTCCCAACTTTGGTTATCGTTCTGCTGGTCACTTCATAGAAAACGGAATAGCAGATTTTGAAGCAAGCAACCCGTACGGAATAAAGATAAAAGTACATAAACCTAATGGATATAAAGTATAAAAATAAATATAGTATAAAGGATGTGATTTAATGGCTAAAGATACTGACGGTCTGCTTTTAACGGCAAGCTTGGATATTGACGGGACTTATAAAAAAATAAAAGAAGAAGACATTGCAAAGCTTAATGCTAAATTAGCCAATGATAATTCTGTAAGAGTGAAGATTGTCGGTGGACTTGACTTAAATAAAACACAGTCCCTTATACAATCTCAGATAACAACTATAGGAAAAAATTTAAAACTGAATATTGGTCAGATTGATACAAGTAGTTTGAATACTCAAAATATTACTGATGGTTTAAACAACATTCAGACACAGACAAATCAAGTTGCAAATAGTCTTACAAATCTTGCTGATAAGTTTAAAAGACCTATCAAACCTGTGTTAAACACAGACGGGTTAATCGATGCTGACAAAACTATTGAAAAGGTACAAAAGAAGTTTTCCGAGCTTGGCACTGTTTCTGTCAGAGGCATTTATGGTGATAAGTTAGGTGACGATCAGCTTGAAAAAATGATCGTTAATATTGAAAGTGCGCAAGGCGAAGTGCGTACATTAACGTTCCAAATTGGAGAATTATCTAACGCACAGAAAAAATTAGGTGAAGGAGATTTATTTCATCTTACAAAAGGCACATCAGATAATTCAGGTATTGAAAAACTTATCATATCCACGCAAAAGGCGCAGGATAAAATTAAAGCTTTAAGAACAAGTCTTACCGCCGATCTTGAAGCAATCCGTACTGCATGGAATGATACAAATAGCAACAAGTCTGTTAGATCGACAGCGAATGTTGAGAAACTTGAAACTCAATACGCTAAAGTAGAGCAAGCCATTATAAACCTGAGCCAATCTGACGACACTACATTTGCATCTATGAAAGCAAATGTTGATGTTCAGATCCAAAAGCTCAATCAGATGGTAGCTCAATATCATAACGCTGAAAAAGCAGAAAAATCACTTCAAAATCAAGTAAAAAATTATGGTGATAAGATTGATTCTAATGTTTTAAAATTAAATAATGCTCTGAATCAATCGACTTTTTTAAAGAACTCTTCTAATCCACAAGTAGTTGAAGTAAAAAAACAAATTGCTGATCTTATAACTGAATATCAGACACTTAAAAATACCTTACAAGGAGACCTCACTCCTGATGGTATTCAAAATGTCATTACCAGATTTGATGAATTAGACAAGCAATTCAAGCAAGTAACTACATCTGCAAACACATTAAAGACTTCTATTTCAGCAAGCGACACAATGTCAAAGCAAGCGCAACAAGCAGAATTGCTTACTCAGCGTGTAAAGAAACTTACTGCCGAAATCAATACATATAAAGATTCCAATGCAAAAGCAATGCAAAGCAATCATCTCACATCAAATGGGAAAACCTTTTCTCAAGAGATGGAGGATATGTATTTGCAGCTCTCACATTGTGCAAACAACGATGATTTTCAAAAAATTGCTGCAAATTTCAGAAATATTAAAGCAGAAGCTAAATCATTGGGTCTTACAGGTGGAACTATTTTTACAAACCTTTGGGCTAACTTAAAGAAATTTTCATCTTGGATGAGTTTAACTTCCTTAGTATCTACTTTCGTAATGGATATAAGAAATGCTATCACAGAACTTAAAGAAATAGATACTATTTTAACTGAGATTTCTAAGACTTCTGATTTAACAACTGAGGCTCTCGCGAAACTTGGTAAAACATCATTTGAATCAGCAAGCAAGTATGGCAAAAAAGCAAGTGACTATTTAACTGGTGTGCAGGAAATGTATAGAGCTGGTTTCCAAAATGCTCCTGAAATGTCTGAACTTTCTATACTGGCGCAAGCTGCTGGTGACTTATCATCTGATGCGGCAAACGACTATCTTATAGCTACAAATAGTGCTTATGAATTAGGTGGAGCAATTAAAGATTTAAATGACGTACTTGATGGACAAAATATGATTAATTTTAGTCATGCTATATGGAAACATATAGCGTAATAATTGGCTTTTATCGAGGAAAATCCTGAGAAGGACAACCACGAGGGTAAGTTATGTTATAAAACAATATGGTAAATGGCGAATATAACTAAAACAAAAGATATAATTAAAATCTGTGATGAAAAACAAGTTGTATATGAAAATAGATTTATGAAAAATAAACAGACTTGGGTCAAGTATCATTGTGATAAACATCCTGAATTATTAACACAAGAAAGAAGTATTACTAAATTAAAAAGGTGTTCATTAGGTTGTAGACAATGTATGAAAAATTATATAAGAAATCACGGAAAAACACTTTTTATAGATGATATAGTTAAAAAATTCAAAAAAGAAGATTTACATATTTTAACTGTTTATTTTGATGAGGTATTACAAAGAAGAGTTTTCACTTTTATTTGTAATAAACATAAAAATTATGGAGTACAGACACATGATATAAGAAATTTAAATAAAATCATAACACCTTGTAAATATTGCGCAAACAATTTTAAGAGAGATATGAGTTTATTTAAAGAAAAATTGTTTGAAGTTAATGAAAATATTTCTGTCAGCGGAGAATATATAAACAATAAAACAAATATAAACTGTAAATGTTTAATATGTGGTTCAAAATGGAAGGCAACCCCAGATAATTTATTAAACAAACAAACAGGATGTCCTGTGTGTAGTAAATCAAAAGGCGAATTTAAAATAGCGAAGTATTTAAACAATAAGAATATTGATTTTTTACCACAATATACATTTCATGATTGTAAAAATATTCGACCTTTGCCTTTTGATTTTTATATTCCATCTTATAATCTTCTTATTGAATATCAAGGTAGTCAACATTATATTCCTACTAATTTTTCTGATAGAAATAATATAGAATTATCAGAACAAAAATATCAAAAAGTAAAATGTAATGATAAAATCAAATTTGACTATTGTAAGCACAATAAAATAGCATTGATCGCAATACCTTATTGGGATTATAATAATATTGAGAATATATTAGATAATATATTAAATAGAAAGGAAAGTTTTATAACATAACCCCGTAACGACTAAGTTATGATGTGGTGACACATCATACACGCCAATTACGATAAATAAAGTTTATCCACTACCATATGTCCAATGGAGTGCCTAACGTTAAACGAGGGTAAAGATATAGTCTGGACTCACAATATAATCGTTATATATGAAATGTGAGAATAAGGATTAACGTCCTTATCGCCATATAATAATATGTGGTCAGTACCTTATTAAATAAAGGGAAAGTAACAGAACGAACAAATAATGCGGCAGTTGCAATGCAGGATATGGCTGACGCTACTTCGGAAGCTGCGTCTGTTGCTGCTCAGTATGGAATAGATATTGATGAGCTTTCCGCTCTTATCGCAGTAGCAGTTTCTAAAACAAGAGAATCTGGTTCTGAGGTCGGCAATGCTTTAAAATCCATCTTTATCAATTTACAAGACACGACATCTAAACCTATTCAAGATGCTTTTGCCTCTGTAGACATTTCAATGACTAAATTGGTTAATGGTTCTGAAAAACTCAAAACTCCTATTGAGTTAATCAAAGAATTGTCTGAAGCTTTTACAAGTCTTGAAGAGGGTGATACACGAAGAGCTAATATTCTTAGTGATATTGGTGGTAGATTTTACCACAATGTACAGAAATGTGCATAAAGAACAAATTTAAATGCAGGTAATGAGTAAGAGCCTTACACCACAATAGTGGAGAAATCACGCTATGACGGTACGAAAGTAGAAAAAACGTAAGGATTGTATATGGTCAAAAGCCTAAGTACAGTAACAATCTCTGTTCTTGCAACGAAATACCCTAACGTTATACTCTGACCAAGAGTTAGTTAAGCCGAGGGTAAGCGCTCAACGACCATTCCCCGATGAGGGGTTATGACAATAAAATAAAGGTGGAAATCCCGAATAGTCATAACATTAGAAGTACGGCTTAATCGCAAATGAAGTGAGTGAAAAACTCTTAAACGGAAAAGGTTTGACTGCTGTTGCATAAGCAACGTGGTTAAGAAATGGTCTGAACTCTTATCGAAAGATAAGGAATATGATTAGATTTTGCGAATCTAATTTAACATAATTGAAATATCACGCTAACACATTAGCAGCGATACTTTCTGACTTAGATAGTTATTACAAAATGCTCGATTACTATTCTAAGGGTCAAGGGTCGGCTACAGAGGAAGCACAAAAGACTGCTGAATCTTGGGAAGGTATGTGGAACAAGATGGAGAACAAATGGACGGAGTTTGTAAATGAATTTGCTAATTCCGATTTGTTTAAGTCTTTAATTGAAAGTGCAACTATATTTATTGATACTCTTTCAGATGCTTCATCTCCACTCAATTTTATACTAACCCAAATAGCTAACATAATTGAATTGACATCAAAATTAACTGACAAAATAGGTTTAATTCCTACTATACTTGGTGGGTTAACTCTTAAAAACGTAGGTGAACTAAGTCTTAAATACGCCCGTTCTTATGCTACCACAGACATAAAGCATAGGGAATGTAACACGTTTTAAAATAAGGTTGTCAAACTGCTGGAAAATGCTAAAGCTGTGTGACTACTCATAACAAGGCATTATGAGAGTGAGGAAACTCGGAAACAATAACACAGATGGACTATGCTGAAACAAAAGCTTGATTTTATAATGAAATTAAGTGCTACGGTCTGCATACTATTTAGTAATAGTACAACAATGTATAATCAGCAACCAAGCCCTGTCGTGAGACACGGAAGGCTCAACGAGTAGATGGCAACTGCCTTGCGGTAAGGTAAAGGTGTACTCTAACCTATGGATAACTCCCATAGTAGTTCCAAAGCAGATTATCCCTGCTTAGTTTTGACACTATGATAGATAGTGTAGGGATAAATCTATCCAAATTTATATGTTTGTAAATTTATTGTAAACTACGGTCAAATCGCTTTTATTTTTAATATATAATAAAGTCTAAACAATCACATCTGCAAAGGTATATGATTAAAATTATTTCTATTTTTCTATATTGTATCATCATATGTATTAACATAAGGAAGTGCTATTCACTGTTGTAAAGCTCATATTCTCTACTATACTCTTGACTTTTTACTCCGAATATGTTAATATTATCTCAAATAATTACATTTTGAGGTGGACTATTTGAAAAGACAGATTGTTTCGTTTATGATAGCAATTTCTTTAATTGTTACATCAACATCTCCTGTTATGGCTCATAGTGGCAGAACCGATAGCAATGGTGGGCACAGAGATAATAAGAACAAGAGTGGGCTTGGATATTATCATTATCATTGTGGTGGGCATCCTGCTCATTTGCATGAAAATGGTGTTTGTCCTTATAAAAGCGGCTCAAGTTCTAATAATTCAAGTTCAAGTAAGTCAAACACAGCATACAAGAACGAAAATGTATCTTCTTCCAAGCCTAAGACTGAGTGGATCGGAGATAAATATTGGACTGGCGATAGCTTTGCGAGAGGCTGGCAGAAAATAGGCGACTACACTTATTATTTTGATGATTACGGTGATAAGATGATAGGTTGGGCAAATGACGAAGAAGATAATACCTATTATTTTGACACCAAAGGCAGAATGAGTATCGGTTGGAAAGAAATAGGCAATCACACATATTTCTTTAGTGCAAGCGGCTATATGTGTACAGGTTTGCGCAAAATCGAAGGTAAAACATACTATTTTAATAAAGATGGTGTGATGGTTACTGGGAAAGTTAGATTTGGAGATAATATTCGCTATTTTGGTTCAGATGGGGTTATGAAAAAGGGCTGGGTTAAGATTGGCAATGATACATATTACTTCAAAAACAAAGACGGATATATGGCTACTGGAAAACTTAAAATTGATGATAAGGTTTATGAATTTGGAGATGACGGGCATGTGATTAATGGAAACTGATAATTTAATATATAAATGTCGAATTTTTTTTATGTTTGTTTTCAAAACCATATTGACAAGTATAAAATAATGTTGTATATTAAAATCAATAATATTTTATAGATTATTGATTTACCACAGCATTATTTAATATGATTACAGGATGTGATATATTTGGGTATGCCAGAACCAGTTCTCATGGATGATGCTGAGAATCAAATAAAAAAAATTTATATAGAGGAGGTTAATCATTTAATTTCCTATTACGAAATTTATAGTCATGATATACCAGCTGATATTGTTGAAGAAATCGTAATGGTTTTTCAGACGTATTCTCAGGCTCAACTCTCTTCCAATAATGACGAAAATGACGAAAAGGACAAAATGTATAAATTTGTTCTTTTTAAATGTAAGATAATATGTCATAAATTACGTAGTATGCTTATAGATGTCTATTGGGGGCAAATAAAACTTTTAAAAAAATTTATAGTTCAATTTAATTATAAAGGAGTTAAACTTGATAAAGAGGATTGCGATGATAACATTCAAAAATGTTTTTTTTGGATAAGAGTCCAAGATGACTTCAAAAAAATTGATAGTGAAATCAAAAATTTAAAAAAAATAGAAAGGATTAAGAAAAAAAGCAAATATGATGTATACGATTGTCAAGATACTATTATTGATATGACAGAACGGATATATTCGGAATCTAGGCAATTACTTAATCTATATGAAAGATATATGCCTAAAATAATGAATACTGGTTATAATGGTTCAACATTAAAACATATTATAACTAACGCATATATTGTAATTACCTTTATATTGCCGATTGTCACAATTCTGTTAAATAAGTGAGGTACATTTAAACAATGAAAAATCAAATAAATAAATATTATACCGCTCAGGAAATAAAAGCAATGATACTAAATGAAAATAAAATGCCAAAATCAACAAATCCTCAAAATATGAAGTATTCCTTCATTGTTGAAGCAAGAGGGTCAATATTTGGTAATGCAGAAAGAAAACGTGTATTGCGATGAATATATTTAATTTTAAAAGATTTCGTAAAAAAGATTCATATAGCATTATTTCTTATAATACTATAGCTGAACTAGAACGATTTAAAGAAAACATAAAAAATTGCAATTATCAAATATTGGATGAAGAGGCGACAACTAAAAGTAAGCTGTTTGAGTATTACAATCAATATTTGGATACGATTTATATGCCATTAAGAAATATATTAAATTGTTCTGTGTTTACTGTTGATAACGAAATTCGTGCAATGTTTGGTCATGTCTTAGATTCAATAAGTAATGATGAGGGAGATTACAACATACAGAAAGCACATGGACACTTGCGTAGAGCAATCATAGATGTTTTTAAAATTACTTGTAATAATATTGATTTGTTTTATAATGACTGGTTAAAAAGGTATTATAAATATGATTTTAGAAATACCCATTCAGAATTTTTGCGTGAATTTAGCCAACGCTATTATACTGCAAAAAATCAATATCAAACGGCTCAAGATAGTGAATGCGTTGGCAGTGATAAAATTCATAAAAATAACATTTTGGGGAATTATGCCGATGCTGCTTATTCATATATTGAAATGTTATTATATTATGCCCAAAACGAAAAAAGCATAAAAAAGATGAAACGGGAAGCTGATATTCGAGAAATTTTTATTGTACTAATTAATGTCATATCATTTGCATTAGCAATACATCCTCTTATATAAAGAATATAAAGAAAGACCTCAGATTATACTACTGAGGTCTTTCTTTATATTCTTTATATCTTAGTATCTTATACCATATTCACCGTTATGTATTTGAGTAAGTATTGGCACTGTCACAGGCTGAATACCAAGTCTAACAAGCGACACATCACATTTCCACCAACTTATGGCTGAAAGCTTCTGTACAAGTATCTTACGATAATTTTCAAGATTGTGTGGTGTGTCATTGCTTTCGATAAGATATGTAAGTGCTTCAATACCTTTGATTTCACGGCGTACATATTCCATTACAGAATGTACTCCTGCCTGAACAACATATCCCCTTTTCTCTGCCATAAAATTTGGTGTCTTACTGTTGTCAAGCTCATAGTATGAAGTAATGCGTGACAAGCCCATATTATAGATTACAAACAAAGATTTCTTGCATTTAAACAGCTGAGGGTTTTCTTTGTTGTATTCTTTGAGTTCATCGCCAGTCAGTAAAGAGTAATCTCTGTCTGGCGTTAAGGTTGATTTAATATAATTGTACAGAGTAACTGAATTTATACCATAAATATTTGAGACATCTGAAGCAGTAAGAACAGGTCTGCCGTGGAATGTTTTTTCTATGTAGGTATATGGAAGTGAGGGTGCTTTAGGTACAGAATAATTGCCTGTCTTTCTGATTGATGGTAAGACTTCGTTTGTAACCCATTTTCGGAATATTCTGCACTTGTCTGTTCGAGCTTCAAGCATAAAATCATAGAGCTGAGATTCTGTTAAATACTGTTTCACACCGTGTGAAACCAACGTAATTTCGGCGTTTTCGGCAATTTTAAGTATTCTTTCTTTGTAGGGATAAACGTTTCCTTTAGCTTTGGCTACATATCCTAACGCTTTACCAGTTGAGTAAATCTCAAATAAGGGTTCGCCATTTTCATTTTGAATGACTTCCACATCGTTACCTTCAAAATTCATGATTTCGTTCATAGTGATAACTCCCTTTCAATTTAACTTGACAGAAAGCTCCATTTGATGTATAATAGATTTCAGATAGAGTAATCTGTCTGGGTTGTAAGCTGTTGGTTTCATTGGTAGTGGAGCAACAGCTTATTTCTTTAATGTATCTACTTCATTTTTAACCATTGCAATGCCTTTGTGAATAACCTCTGCTTTTGTGATTTTCAGTTTTTCGGAGCATTCTTCAAGTGTTTTATAAGTTTCTTCCGAAAGTCGAATTTCAAAGCGTTTATCACGTTTTTCTTGCGTTGGTCTTCCTTTTGGGGACATTGTTATGCGCCTCCTTTATGTCCGTACATTTATAATAACATATGTACGTACATTTGTCAAGAGTTTTTATAAAATTTTAACCCGTAAATCTCGAATAAAGGCTCACCGTTCTCGTCCTGAATGATTTCTACATCGTTGTTTTCAAATTTCATAATCTCTTGCATAAATAAAACTTCTTATCAATTTGACTTGACAAAGAAGTATGTCTAATGTATAATGGATTTTAGACAGAGATTTCTTTGTCTGGATTAAAGCACTCGTAATCTCTGTGGTGGGGAGGACGGGTGCTTGCTTTATAAGCTTTGTTTCTCAAAATATTCAGAACAAATAAGTCTTACTAATGAAGCAAGTGAAATATGTTTTCTTTCAGCTTCTTGTTTAAGTTTATCATATAGCTCTTGTGGTATTTTGATATTTAAAGCTTTATCATTCACAATGTCCACCTCCATTCATTACTACAATAATACTACAATTATTGTAGTATGTCAATACGTATTTTTAGTTTTAGCAAAATGCACAAAATTAAAATGCTTGTTTTAACATAATTATATATTATTTTTTATAAATATTGACATTTACTTGTAAATATGCTATTATTTTAATAGTATATCAACAAGGAAGTGTCAATATGCAAAATTTATTAAATGAAGTTAATTCTAAATTACAAGATTTAATTAATGATACTGATAATAACAATGCAAAAGATGTAAAACGTACTAAGAATTATCTTTCTGCATTATCTGAACATATCGATTCTATTAAAAGGGAAAGGAATTTTGTTTTATCTGAAGAGCAAAAATCAATGATAAAACGTGGTAATATTGTTTGGGTGGATTTTGGCTTTAATATTGGTAGTGAGTTTGGTGGAAGACACCCTGCAATTATACTTAGAACATTTATTGGTTCTGATGCAATAACTGTTATTCCACTTGATAGTTCTCCTATAGATCAAAAAATATTAAATAAACGAAAAACAAAAGGATATTGGGTAGAAATCTCTAATATTTATAATATGTCATTCCGTCCCCGATGGGTTAATACGTTAAGAGTTACAACTGTTAGTGTAATCAGAGTTGACTTAACAAAATTATCTAATGCTTATGTTGATCAACAAACATTACTGAATATTGATAATAGTATAATGAAATACAGTTATCATCCAATAGTTAACAAATAATAAATTTTACAAAAAGTTCTTGACAAATGTAAAGTAATGTGCTATACTATTAAATGTAATCAATTAACAGCATTGATTGTAGTTCGGTTTTATACCGATGCGGCTTTAATTAGCCTGTTTCATTGTAGGAAATCACCCATCTGAATAAGGTGGGTGATTTTGTTTATGTTGTCAATATATAATTATAAAAGAAATACCTACTCCAAAGAGCAGGTATTTCTTTTATATGTTTATCTTTTTTACCTTACCACTTATATCCGCAGTTCTTACAGTGCATAGTTTTACCGAGATTACTACTAAACAATCCAACCAAAGCAAAACCAAAAGCTTTTTGAGCTGTAGATATTTTTTCTACATTAGTGCTTCCACAAGTGGGGCATTTGGGTATGTTTTGAGGTGTGGGGGTAGGTTGAGATACGGGTGAAGAAATAGAAACATAACTTTTGTATTTGCGATTACTTGTATTTTTATAAATTTTAATTATTTGCACTTCTTCTTCAGAGAGAACAAACTCTAATATTCTTCTATATTTTTCATTTTGGTACATTTGGTATTTTTCTTTTTCTGATGAACGACGATATTCATTTAAAATATCATCACATTCTTTTTTATCAAAGATTTCAGTACAACCACAAGAACATTTTGTAGCAGTTTCAGGAAGTCCTCTTTTACATTTACTACAAATTTTAGTTGTTTTACTCATATTGTTCACTCCTATAAATATAATGTTGCTTCAAAACTGCAATGTTATATATAGATGGTATTTAAGACAGTTGAAACGGGATTGAATAATTTTATAAACAAATCGTGGGATACTACACTTAAAGACTTAGAAAAAAAGACTTTCAAAAATCCTCTTAATGCTTTTTTAAAAACATTTAAATCTGGCGATAATGAGGCATTAAAGAATTATATTGCAGATTTGGATAAAGGTGTAACCCGTACGAAAGCTTTTACTGATAACTTGTCAACAGCGTCTGCCACAGTTAAACAACAAGCTCTCGAAATTGCTAAATTAAATACACAATATAAAACTGGCGCAATAGATGAACAAACGTATCGTTCACAATTATCTGCAATAACATCGCAAACAGAAACATTAACCATTAAGCAAAAAGCGTTAGCGGCAGTAACCAAATTGGTTTCTTCTGCTTTCCAGCTTGTAAAAGCCGCTGTTGTTACTATTGCATTTAATCTTATTATAACAGCAATTACAAAGATTGTCAATGGTCAAACAGAGCTTCGTGAAAAAATAAAACAAACAGCAGATGAAGCTAAAAAATCTTCTACTGAAATATCTAATCTTTATACAAATTATCTTGAGCTTAATGAAGCTGTAGCTAACGGAACTGGAAGCAAAGAAGATTTGACTTCTGCAACAGATGAATTGCTTAAAGCATTAGGACTTGAAGGAATAGCTGTAGATGAATTAACCTCAAAATATGGTTCTCTCGAAAAAGCTATTTCTAATGTTACTATTGAATCTCTAAAAAGCACACACGATGATTTAGTTGCAAGTGTAAATGTTTACAAAGATGAGCTTTTAAAAACTGGACAAAGTATTTGGGACGGAAATCAATTTAAAACAGCCAATTATAAGATTGAACCCAATAAATTTGATACAGAAATTGATAAAATTATTTCTGCTTTTAAGGATATTGGTAATCTTAAAATCTTTAAAGATGTTGGTTTGTCTAAAAATGATAATGTAACAAACGCAGTGTTCAATCTGTTGGGCGATACAAGCACGGTCGAAGGCATCAAGCAAAATTATGAAACCTTAATGGAAATGCAAGATGCTTTAGTTTCTAAATTTGGTTCTCAAAAAGCAGGAGAATTAAAAATATATCAAGAAATCAATTCTCGTCTCAATGAACTCAAAACAGCTTATGAAAACTATACAGATGAAGTAACAGCTTTAAATCAAAATGCTGCTAAAACTGCTGTTCTTGAAAGTCTTAAAGGTAAAGAGTTACCAAAGACACAAGAGGAATTTAAACAGTTTTATAACACTCTGATTTCTGATGCAACAACGGCTGGAACAGAACTGAGAAATCAATTCATTGGTTCCGAAGACGATATTAAAAATAGCATTAAGTCTGCTCTTGAAGGAATGTCTATTTTTGATGAGTTTACAGCAGAGCCGATCCCAGTTGAAGTAGAAATATTCCCTACTGTAACAACTAATGTTTCTGCCTTAAAACAAAGTTTAAATACCGTCAAGGAGAAAATCGAAGATACTTTTAAGAATACAAATATCTTTGATGAAGCTATTCAGTCTATTCAAGATGGTAAGGCTATTGATTTCAGTGACGTTATGTCAATGATTAATCTTGATAGCTCTCTTGCTGATAAATTTGTTAAGACAGCCGATGGCTATACTATTGCTATAAAGGATTTAACCCAGTCTCGTTATGAGTATATCAAATCTACGAAAGATAGTATTCAGGCAGATATTGATAGTGCAAAATCTTCAATTAGTATAGCTGAGGAAAACATAAATACTTATCAAAAAGAGTCAGAATTACTTACAGAAGCAGCTAAACATAACAGTGATGCAGCTAATCGTAAAAAAGAACTTGACAACGCTATTAAGACAGAACGGCAAAATATCGAAGATGCGAATAACGTAATTGCTCAAAACACATTACTCTTAGATGAGTGTAGTGGAGCAGCGGACAACTTTGCTTCTACTGTAGATAATGTGTCTAAGAGAGTAAAGCTTATAGCCACTGCAATGAAAGATATGAATGAGAACGGATATATTTCCTCATCTACATATACCGAATTGCAGGAAATGGGTGGTAACTTTACTGGATGTCTTGAAGTTCAGAATGGTAAGCTTGTGGTTAATATTGAGAAGCTTAAAGAACTTGAAGCACAGGAATACAAAAACAAAATTTCTGCTAAAGAACTTCTTCTCGCAAGACTACAGCTTATAAATGAATCAAGAAGTGCAAGTGGATTAGATACTTCCTTTATTGATGAACAGATATCTAATTTACAGACTGAAATTGCTGGTTATCAGACAATAATAGATGAAATTTATAAAGCAGGTACTGATTCAGGCGACCCTGCTGCTGTAAAACAATTCAAGAAAGATAATGAAGAAAAGAAACATCTTCTTGAAATGGAACAGATTTCAGCACAAGAGTATTATGATTGGCTTGACAGTGAAAGTCAGCGTGTTTATGGTAAACTTACCGATTATCAAGACGAACTCTGGAAGCACGAGGAAGAAGTTTACAAGTGGAGACAAGAGCAAGAGCAAGAGCTTTTTGACAAGAAAATTGATAACCTTGAAAAGCTTGCTGATAAGGCTCTTGACAGCTATAAGGACGGAGACGGCAATAAGCTTACAATTACAGCAAGCTTTGACTATGCCCGTGACCAGATAAACAAGGCTATTACCGAAACTCAGGCAAGAATTGACGGTATCAGAAACGGTACTATAAGCGGAAATACTGACGATATAGAGGCACTTATAGATGACCTTGACAGTCTTAATGACAAGCTTATCGACATCAATAAGAAGGAAATCGAATCTGAAAAGGATTATATCAGTGAACTCAAAGACGATTATTCCGATATGATGGATGAGCGTATTGATAAGGTTGATGAACTTTCTGATAAAATCGAAGACAGTTATGACAAACAAATAGATGCCCTTGAAAAAATCAAAGATACAGAAGACAGAATCAAGAAAATCAAAGATGCTCAACTTGAAGTCGAAGAAAAAGAAAAGGCTCTTGATGAAGCTAAACGTGAAGATGCTAAGAACAATTACGTTTACTTTGATGGCGCTGGAATGTCTGTTCAGACATCGACTGAAAATCAGCAGAAAGCTCAACAAGAACTTGAAGAGAGCAGAAAAGACCTTGAAGAAGCTTATCGTGAAGAAGAAATCAATGTTCTCAAAGAGCAGAAAGAAGCTGCTACAACTTATTATGATAACGTAAAGGATAATCTTGAAAAACAGAAAACACAGGGTGAAAAAACCTATGAAGCTGTTGAAAAGATTTATGAGCAGCTTGGCGGTGACAAGAAACAGACTTCTTCTAATACTGGACTTGTTAAAAAGCTTTCTAAGTCAGGTGATATATCTAAAGCAATGTCTGAATTGTCTGATACTGAACGTCAGAAAGTTATTGATACAGGTGTTGTCAAGGTACAGCCTAACGGTGATTATACTTTTGATTATTCTGCCTTTGAAAAGTATTCAAGTACGGTAGATGACAATACACTTGCTACACAGGATTTAACTTCTATTCTTAAAGACATAGTTACTCAGGCTGATACCGATAATAAGGATAAGACTGATAATTCTATGGTCGCAGGTGGCTTTAATCTTGTCGCTGACCCCAAGACAGGCAAACTTACTAAGAAGCAAGTTATGATCAATGGTGAAGTTGTTGAGGGATTAGGTTACAAGGTCTATGCTACTTCTAAGGAAGAATGGCAGGAACATAACAACAGTGAAAAGACAAGCAAGGGAAGCTTTGCAGGTTATGACACGTTTATTGACTTTATGAGAGCAGTTAGGGCTGGTAAAGTGGATATTAGTCCTATTACTAATGCGTTCAATAGTAACTATAATCCTATTGTTGATAAGATGAATAAGTCTATGAGTGATACCATTAACAATGTTTCTAACAGCAATGTTAATAACGTAAATAACAAACCTGTTGTAAATCTTACTGTAAATGTTGAAGGTAGTGCCGATAAAAAGACTGTTGAAGCATTTAGGGATGTGGCTGCGAAAGAAATCACGAATGCGTTTAATCAGCTGAACAGAAAGCTTGATAATACTAAAATATAAAAATTATATGCCCTCGCCTGAATTATGGTGAGGGCATTGTATTTTTAGGTGGTGAAATATGGATTATACAAAATCATTAGACACTTTTGTTAATAAGATAACAAATAGAACTACTTCACAAATTAACAAATCTGATTTTGATAAAACCTATATTGGTAAAGTAATAGGTTCAATAAAAGATGATAATGAAAAAGTAGTACGTTGGCAAATATTCGCAAACGCTTCTACTTTTAATGTGCTTGCTGAAAATTGTAACGTGACTGAAATAGGTCAGCGTGTGAGAATGTTTATACCCAGTAATCAGAGAGATATGGTTTATGCAGAGGTTATAACCGACTATGAGTTTGACCATCCGTCAAAAGTAGTATATGACTCCGAGAAATGCACAGTAACGGAGACTTGGCTGCTTTCCGACAAGACAGAAGAGACAAGGGTATTTACTCTGACTGTCAAGGATAAGGGTAGCTCATCGGAAGAAGTCACAGCGATCACTTTCCCCGATGGCAGTGTTATGAACTTGGAGGGATTTTGATGGACGTTAAGGAGACTTTGACAAGATGGTCAAGGGCGTACATGGAGCCGAGTTTGTTTTATGTGCCTGCGAAGAAGAGTAGCGATGATGAATATTACAATATCACATTTCATATGATGGTGGATTATTTTGATACGGTTGATGAAAAGATACTAACGAATATGACCATTAAACAAATGTTTGAAAAATATGAAGAAAATGTGACTACTGATAAGAATAATATCAAGTATGGTTCTATTGGTCAAAATTATAATACTGAGAGTATTTTCTTTGTTGCGTATGATGAAAATGGAAACATAGCAGATTGTTCCCTTTGGCGTGATTTTTTCTCTATTGCTGAGGCAACCTCAACGGAAGAAAAAAACGGATATACATTAGATACGTATTCTGTGACCAAAATACCCGAATTATATAGAACATTGTTTATTGCTAAGAATATTGCTGATGTTAATACTCTTAATGCAGTTTTTGAGGATATGTCACACGAACTGTATTATTGTTTATATATCTTAGCTTCTGGTGATATTTACAGATTTATGCCCGATTATTATGATAATGAAGCTAAAAAATGGGTATATAAAAGCATAAAGGTTGGAGAATATAACTACGCTACGGATAAGTTCAAAATTGAAGACGAAGATACGTATTACACTTTTGGGCTTAATAACGCATCCTATAATTGGTTAACTCCTAATAAAGTTCCCAATAATTTTAATTATTATCATGCTCCATATAAAGATTACTATAATAATTCTACCGTCCCTACATTAAGATTAAAAAAAGGCACTTATACTATAAAGCAGATAGTAGCTTCAACAGGCTGTGAAATCATGAAGCCCATTACAGTAGCTGTTAATGGAGATAGGACAATATATTATAAAACCACCCTCAACGGTGCAATAATGAGGTCTGAGTGTATTGATTGTCAAGACAGTTACCATGAATTATATGCAACGCAGAACACAGGCTGGGATGATAAATGGTTTTTAGATGAAAGTTCAACACAAGGCGGTTGGGAGATAATTAACTACACTTATAGGTTATCTGACAATGCTTTATTGGTAAGACAAAAATGCTGCAATAGTACTAGTAATAATATAAATGGTATCCCAGGCGAATACATGGCATCTACTGGTGAGAAATTTCTTATTACTATTTACTATGGTGGAAAAATAAAGAAATTCTATACAACAGCTGGAGTCTATAATGAAAAGCATCCTGACTATCCTCTAGATTACCCAGATAATACTATTATATCCAGTATGTACAGCACTCCTTTCTATTACAAAAGACCTTTAACTGCGGAAGAAATAAATAAAATGGGAATTAAAGCATACGATGGAAACAGAGGAACAAATGTTAGTTCGGGGTCAACATATTTTTATGATTTAAAATATATGTATTTTGATTACACCGCTCAGTATTCAGAAGGACATTCATACGACGATCATTGCAACGAATATGATATTTTAACAAATGCGCCGACTGCGGGAGAAATAGCAGCAGCTATAAATAAAAAAGAACCTCTTGAATGGTATGAAACTTATATTAAAGAAGGTGAAGCAAAAGAGTTTATAAAAGATGGTGGACACTTGAAATATTATGTTACATATGAAGGTGGAATAACCTATTATATGTATGATTATCATGGACTTGATTTCCAACAAAAACTTTTAAATAATTCTACTTCGCCATTTTGGAATAATTCAGTAATAAATATCGTATTGGATTATTATAAATCAGAAGATGCAGATATAGAGAATATGTCAAAATATTATACAGGCACAGTTTTTTGTTATGATTTAATATATTCTGATGAAACAGAGGATAACTTTCGTCAATACAAAAACTATCATACAATGCTTTCTGCAGAAGTAAAGCAAGACCCTGATTGGAATGAGGAAAAATTCAACAAATTCCAGACTGAAATGCGTCATAGGCTATATGAAGAACAACTTAAATAAAGGACGGTGAATAAAAATGAAATTTAATGGAATTGAAATTTGGGACGATACTGGTCTCTGCTTTTACACAGATGTTGAAATCAGTGAAGATAATACTCATAACAGGGCAGTTGATGTTAAAGTCTCAAAGAATAACAAATTTCCTTATGCTATCCGAGATGGCGAAGCTTCATATTGGACTGGCACAATAAACGGATTATGGCTTGATAATTCAGAGGGAGCTTGTAAAGAAGACTTCAATCTTGATACATCTACAGCTTGGATAGTTGCTCTTGCAGAATGGTTACATAACGGAAAGCCTAAGAAGTTAAAACTTTCTGAGGATTGGATAATGACTGTTGAAATCCAGTCAGAGGTACAATTAAATTGTGAAACCTCAGTAGATGTGGCTTATAATAACAAATTGTCTTGTAGTTGGGTTCAGACAGAAGAACGTTATACATCGGATAATATAAAACCTTTACACTGTCCTAAATGCGATACTACTGTTATACCCACTGCGATATATTGCCAGAAATGTGGCACTAAGTTGGTGAATAGTGTATGAGTGTTGTAGAAAATTTTAATTTACATTATGATATTGCCCAGCCTGTCAAAGAAAACTATTTCAATCCCAAAGAATATAATTCCAATGTTATAACTCACGTTATATTCAGGGTGTATCAATATAGTTCTGATATTGTAAATAGTGCAAAATATGAGGACTTCTCCCCTAATGTTGTGGATTGGTCTTATTCTGCAAGTGTAGATAATGAATCACGTCAAAGTGCAAATGTGACACTTCATGTTCCTAAAGACAGTAAAATGTGGTTCATGCGAAGAGAACATTTACAATACGCAGGTTATGATGATGAATTAGGTTCTTTTATCAACGTAGGTTGGAATCCTGTAATGTACCGCTTGATGTGTGATTTTGAATTGCCTGACGGAACCAAGAACCGAGTTGATTTTGGCTTCTTTATTCCTACAGATGATAAATATGACTATGATGCGACCACAAGCACATTCACAATGTCTTTGGTTGGTTGTTCTGGAAGTTTTAAGTCTGAATATGGCGGTAGCCTTGTTACATCAAGGATAGGATATCTCGAAACGGACAAAGAGGGAAATCAAAGAGAAGTAGGATTTCCTTTAGGTATTCATATTGCAAATGATACACCTATTACATCTGATTTTATACGTCAGTTTGTTGAAAAGAATAATACGTTTTTTAGACAGAACAATTCGGAAGTTCCTGTTAAAAACATTTACATAGATGGCTTAGATTTCTACGATACGGTAAAGTATTATGAATTTGAAGAGGGCAGTTCTGTCAGTGATATTTTAAATAGTATTCTTGAAGATAGTATGCAGAATTACACATACTGGATAGACGAAAAGGATAATCTAAGAATACAAAAGAAGTCTCCCCTATTATATGGAGATTTGCTTATAAACTACAGAGATTATAGCCGATTGATTATTAGTGAAGGAACAAGCTATACTGACAGTGACACTATAAGCTATGCAGAAGTCTATGGTAAAGACGGTAACTATTATGGATATTGCGATTGGGCTATGTATAACTTCGATGTTATTAGAAGTAAAGTATTTAATTGTTCCGAGCTTGATACTGATGAAAAATGCAGAAACAGAGCAAGATGGGAATGTTACAAAGGTCTATACGGACATGAGACCTTTGACATAACTCTCGTGGGTATTTACATTGCTCAGTTTCAATATCCCTCTATGGTTGTTGGCAGAAGCATTGAGTACACGACTATGAATGGTGATACCAATGTTTATACTATTAAAAGCATAGGTTATTCAAATCACGAATGGACTTTGGGATTATCTATTTACAGACCTTATTATACTGATGAAAAGACGGATTTATCTTCTGAGACAAGAAACAAGTATATGCTTGAAAAACCAGTTATATTCAAACATGAAATTGACGGTAATAAAATTAAGTTATATGTAAAATCCAAGGATATAGGAATATCTCTTGTAAAGTTATATATGAGAGCTAACTTTATCGGAGAAAGCGTTGATACCGATGGAACAGCTAATCTTGAGTGGCTTAATGAAGGTGCTTATAAGGTAATTACTTATACTATTCCAGAAGATAATCAAACTTATTTATTTAGTGTACAGTTATATAATCCTCAATATGAAATGTCCTTATTGAGCAACACTTATGTTGTAGATGTTGGAACAGTTGATGATAAATATTATAAGACTAATGATGGTAAGTATATTGAAGTTATTAAAAATCACAAGACCGAATTGTTAGAAAGGGCGGTGGAATAATGGCATATATTTACGATTTAGACCCTATTACAAGTTTAAATGATGCAGATGTATTTATTCTGAATACATCTAATCACGTTGATAAAAAAATCAGTTGGCAAATGCTGTCTAATCAAATGTTGGACAAGGTACATACACACACAAATATGCAAATTCTTGATAAATTCGGTACGAATAGCGAAGGAAAATTAACATGGGAAGACACGGTAGTGGGCAGCGATTATACTCTCCCAGCAGCGACTACATCTGCTCTGGGTGGAGTTAAACCTGACGGCAGTACAATAACTGTTGACGAAGATGGTACTATCCACGGAGCAACAACTTACACGCTTCCAACAGCAAGCACTACAGTCCTTGGCGGTGTTAAAGTCGATGGAACAACTATTACTATCGACAGTAACGGCGTTATAAAGGGCAGCGAAGCGCAGCCTTATACGTTGCCTGTAGCAACCACTACGATTTTGGGCGGTGTTAAGCCAGACGGTGAGACCATTAAGGTCAGCTCGGAGGGTGTAATCACGTGTATTAACGATAGTGCTATCCCAAGCTGGGTCGCAAATACAGCGTATGTTGTTGATAATTTAGTTGTTTACGGCACAATTATTTATCAATGTACCGAAGCTCACACATCAGGAACAGAGTTTGATGCTACTCATTGGACTGCTTTGACAGGTCAGCAGGGTGAAAAGGGAGACAAGGGCACCGATGGTGTCTCCCCTACTGCCAAAGTTACACAGACCGACCTTGGAGCTACCATAACTGTGACTGATGCTAATGGCACTACGACCGCAAATGTATCCAACGGTACATCTGCTATGTTGTCGGTATCGCAGACGGAAACGGGCTGCACGGTAACTGCGACTGATGGCTCGGGAACCACGAGCGCTACTATCACCAATGGTACAAACGGTACTAATGGAGATGACGGAAAATCGGCGTATGAACTGGCGGTAGCAAAGGGTTATACAGGCAGTGAAGCTGACTGGTTATTATCACTGAAAGCACCTGTACCGTCTATCGACTCAGACACAAAACACTGGCTAATTGGAGAAGAAGACACAAATGTAATTGCCGAGGGCAAGGTCGATATCAATACTGACTGTGCTGTTTTATACGCAACGCTTCCTGCATCCGGCTGGAGTAATACTGCTCCTTATACGCAGACTGTAACAGTAACATCTATCAGTGCAGACAATATGCCTATTGTGGACTTGAAATATTCCGACACAGAGGATAACTGGGACAGTGAGGAAAAGGCATTTGCCTGCCTGACTAAGATAACAACTGCTAATGGCAGCATCACGACAGTTTGCCGCAAAGAAAAGCCGACTGTGGATTTTACCATACAGATGAGGGTATCAGGTGATGTATCGGGTATCAATTTCGCTTCTAAGAGCGATCTGGAAGCTATAAAGACCAAGATATCTCAAAGTATTACGCTGAGTGCTGCAAGCTGGGACAGTGAGACTAAGACCAACACAGTATCTGCAACAGTGGATACGAGCAGGCTAAACACGCCTATTCCTGACGCTGTGTCTCTCAAAGCGTATGCCGAAAATGGTGTTTATTTATCGGCGGAGACTGATACAGCGTTTGTATTTTCTTGCAGTGAGATACCTACGGAGGATATTACAGTTAAGATAAAAAGTGAGGTAATCGCATGATAGGAAATAATACATATGGCGGTGGCGGTGGAAAGCAAAAAGGTATATACCCCATTGACAGTTCAGGATTGCCTACAGGTGATGTTATTGTACCTGATGGGGTGACAAGTCTTAATCCAAACATTTTTTACAACAATAAAAACATCACAAGTGTAAAATTGCCTACAACCTGCGTAAAATTTGATGGGTCGTGTTTTTCTGGTTGTACTAAACTAAAATCAGTCAATATACCGGATGGTATGCCAAGCATACCGAGTAATTGTTTTTATAATACAGCTGCTCTATCTACGGTTTATATCCCTGCAAGTGTTACATCTATAGGTGTTAGTGCTTTTAATTATTCTGGCGTTTCTAATATCACACTTGCAGAAGGAACGAAGATGTCGTTAGGTTCAAGTTGTTTTTCCCGAACAAGTGTTACTAATGAAGATGTGACAAATATACTCAATCATGCCGGCTCTTTAAGTAGTTATGTGTTTGATTATACCACCACAATTACAGAGATAGTAATTCCAAAATGCTGGTTTGGTATGTTCGGTAATTGTACGAACTTAAAGAAAGTAACTTTGACTGGAGCTACAAAATCCAGCAGTGAAACATTATATCATTTTGGACAAAATGCTTTTCAGAATTGCACTGCATTGGAAGAATTTATCTTTGACATACCAGAGGATAAACAACAGGTTCAAAAAATAGCGTATGGAGCGTTTAATTCGTGTACAAAATTATCTTCTTTTACTATTCCTAACACGGTGCAAGAAATCGGCGATTATGCTTTTTCGGGATGTACCTCTCTAACAACTTTAAACATTCCAAGTAGTGTAACTAAAATTGATATATACGCTTTTAGACAAAGTGGGGCATTAAGTAATTTAACTATTGACGATAATGCGTTTTACTCTCTTGGAGGTTATTGCTTTAGCGATAATAAAAACATTACGTCTGGAGAGTTAGTAAAAAAAATACTTACTCACGCTACTACTCTTGGAACTAATATTTTCCAAAGTTGCAGTTCACTTCCAGCAGAATTGGAAGTGCCTAAAATTTCAACAGGAACTTTTTATAGCTGCACTTCTCTTGTAAAAGTGAATGTAACAGGTTATCTTGATACACTTAGTATGGGAAATGAAGTATTTAAAGGATGTTCAAAGCTGGAGGAAGTCACTTTGGCAGAAGGCGTAACTACAATAGGTGTGCAAGTTTTTTATGACTGTAAGGTCTTAAAGAAAGTATATTTACCCTCAAGTATTACAACTGCAACTAATTCAAGCTTGACATCTACAAATAATTCTTATTATGTATTTTATAACTGCACAGCTCTTGAAGACGTTCAGGTTGGCACGGACTGGAACATGAGTCTTCGCCTTAACGTATCCTCTAATCTTACGGTAGAAAGCATGGTTGCTATGTTTAACAACCTGAAGAATCTGACCGATGAAACGGCAAAGACACTTACTCTTGGCAGTACAAACCTTGCAAAGCTTACAGATGAACAAAAAGCTATAGCTACTAATAAAAACTGGACATTAGCGTAAAGGTGGGATAACATGGATTGTTTTATTACACGAAGAGGATATGTAAACAGTGGAGGCAGTTCAAGCAAAGTTACCCCTGAAAAACTGGGTTATGTATCGGGGGCAAATGCCTTTTTTGACGGCAGATGGAACACGCCTTACGGACACGTTTCCGATGGTGCATCGTGGACTGATTTGGTGCATGAAAAGAGTGCCTATCGAGTTTCTATGGGAGACACTGAAGCCAAGGACTACATTGATATAGATTACTACATTAAGCCAGCCGTAGCCAGTGGCGGTATTGTCTTGCCGATAGATATGTCAACTTACAGCAGTTTTACCGTAGAAGCTGTGGTGAAGATTGTTTCTTTGGATAGTTACCAGAGCGATATAATCAATACCTATGCAAGTGACAATTACGGCGGGTTCGGTATTACAGCGGAAAACTCTACAAAAATTACGCTTCAGGCATACTCAGGCGGTTGGAAAAATATGTCTTCGACCTATACTAAAGGTGAAATTGTCTATGTGGCAATGACATTTGACGGTAGCTCGCTGAAGTCCTATATAAATGGAATTTATTTATCTGAAGCAAGCTGTACAAATAAGATAACAAATACTTTATTCCCGTGTCTTGGCGTTAAAGCAGGAGGAAAGAATGAACACGCTGGCGGTCAGAGCTATTACTACAGGGCTGCTATTTATGATAAGGTGCTAACTGCTGATGAAATTACTCAGAACTACAACAGGGACGTATATAGGTATGTTAATGGCAATGCGGATGATATTGACAGTGGAGAAAAACCATCTGCTACGGTTGAAAAATCAACTGTTTCTTTTACTGCAAATATAACTGCCACATCAAAATATATTGTGGAATATAAGACACTATATGATACCGTCCCTGCCTTTGAATTATACATAAATGATGAATTAAAAGGCACTTATGACACCGTGACCAATAATACTGTAGTCATAGATTTAGCAGACCTCGCTTTGTCTATTTCTAAAGCAAAAGTAGTCATTAAATCAACATCTTACTATGTTGGAATTTCACGAGTATATTCCGATGGTTTTATGAGTATGACAGCTGACACGACAACAACCGATGAGGGTGATATAATAGCCTCCGCAGGTAGCTATCGTTCAGGCTGTAATCCATATTATGCTTTTGATGGCTCAACGAGTACAAGTAGTTACTGGTTGGCAAATGATAAGACTACTCCAACATGGCTGCAAATACAATTTCCAACAGCAAAAACGTTGAAAAGCTTTGTTATGTATAAGGCTCATACACAATATGACGATTGCGTAAAAGCCTTTACTCTGCAAGGCTCCAATGACGGTTCTTCCTATACTGATTTGGGTAATTATGTTTTCTCTGAAAATCTTATAGAAGTATTCAGTAAAACATTTGAAGTTAATAATAACACTGCCTACACGACTTATAGGTTCTATATCATGTCTGCAAATAACTATCCGATGATAAATGAAATATCAATGTTTTTTGATGAAGACATCAACATCATCAACGAGTTGTCTATTGTTGATAGTTTGCGGTGAAGGTGAGTATATAATGAAAAAGCGTAAGATGGAATTTTCTAAGAAATGGCTTATAGGCTGTATTTGCGTTAGCCTATTCTTCACGTTGGCTTCATACGTTCTGGCGTGGTTCGACAAGAACGCCGTAGAAACACTTAGCATAACGATCATTGAGACACTGTGGGGAACTTCCGCAGTGTCCTTTGTATTTTATGCGGGGCTTAACGGCGTGAGAGCCTATACCGGCAGCAAGTGGGGCATTCCAACAGATGAGATGGACAAAGCAATTACAGATGAAGAGCCGGAAGAGATAAACTATTCAAACCGATATGACACCGATGATATGTCGGTGGAAGATATTTTAGACGAATATGACAGGCGGTGATTACATGGAATTGATTGCAAAAGGTGCAGATATCTCTAAACACAATGGAAACATTGACTGGAACAGAGTTAAGAAAACCGAGGTTAACTTTGTGATTATCAGAGCTGGATTTGGTTTTAACACGGTTGACCCGATGTTTGAGACCTACATTGAAAATGCTATAAAATGCGGACTTGATATCGGGATATACTGGTTTAGCTATGCAGGAAGTGTGGCTGATGCGAAAAAGGAAGCAGAGTTCTGTCTCAAGACGATATTGCCCTACAGAAAGAACATAAATTATCCTGTGTTTTTCGACTGGGAGAACGGCAGCTACAACTACGTAAAGCGAACATACGGTATAACACCTACCAAAAAGCTTGTGTCTGATATGGCTGTAGAATTTATGGACACTATCGGACAGGCTGGGTACAAGGTTGGCAACTACAACAGTGTAAGTTACCTGAACACATTTTTCGATGACAGGGTTAAAGAGAACTATGACACTTGGGTAGCTCACGTAAGAGACGCCAACGGAAATCCTCTGGAAAAGACAAGCTACAAAGGCAAGTATGTTATTCATCAGTATTCATGGGTCGGACGACCGAGCGGTTTCTCCTCTAAGACCGATATGGATTACTGTTATAAGGATTATACCGGTAAGGGTACAGTTGCAAAAGCTGAGACGGTTAAATCGTCAAAGTATGTTGTTCCCGATAATATCACATTTAAAGTACCGACATTTAAGAATGTGATAACGACTTATCCGCTGAAGAAATATGGCGAAACCAAGCTTTCTGACCATTTCAAGGTCAAGGAGTTTACCAGTAAATCGGGCAGTAAGGTCTATTCGGATAAAGTCAAAATACATAACAAGCTGATTGAAATTCTGGAAGCCCTGTATGCAAAACTGGACTGCTCGATGATTATAGTCAACAGTGGTTACAGGACTGCGGAGCATGACAAAGCGGTCGGTGGTAACGGATTGGGATATCATGTTCTCGGAAGAGCAGCGGATATTGTCTGCTATGACAAAAACAAGAAGATAATCGACGCTAAGATTGTGTGCGTAACGCTGGAAGAGATGGGCGGAATATACGGCATAGGGTATATCAACAGTCGGGCTGTCCATGTGGATACGAGACCCAAGGCTTCTCAGTGGTATGGCGATGAAACCAAGAGTGGAGCGCCCAGTATCACGAAGTTTGGATACAAGTCTTTCCGTGATTATTTCAAGATGTAACGAAAGGAAGTTTTATTATGACAATCGACATTACAACTATCATTGAGCTGGTTATTGCCCTGCTCGGCACAATTATTACCGTTATTGTAATACCTTGGATCAAGACTAAGCTGAACAATGAGCAGTGGAATACTCTTAACGAGTATGCAGTCGTGTTTGTAAAGGCTGCGGAAATGCTCTTTAATGGAACAAATCTTGGCAAGGATAAGAAGAAGTGGGTAATTGAGAAGCTCACTGCAATCGCAGAGGAGCATCATCTAAAGTTCTCGGCAGATGCAATAGAGGCTGCTATTGAAAATGCGGTCAAGAACATGAACGACATACTGGAGATCACGGACTATAAGCCTGAAATCTCGGAATGAGGTGGGTTATGGAAAACCTCAATTTAGATACTATCGCTACATACTGCGGAAGTGTCTCAACTATCATTGCTTTAGTTATTCTTATTGTAAAACCTATTCGTACAAAATTTGTCACTTGGATAACCAAGACAAGTGATCGGGACGGTATCAATGCTAAGATTGATAACCTTACAGAACTTGTACAGAAACAGATTGAACAGAACGAGGAAATTAATACTGAACTCAAAAAGCAGAGTCTCGCTTTACAGTGTACTTTAAGGAACAGCATTCTTATTATATATAATTCAAGAATGAAAGCAGGATATATAACCTTGTATGAAAAAGAAAACCTTGCAAAGCTATATTCTAATTACACCTCACTTGGGGGCAATTCATTTGTGCATAACTGCTATGATGAACTTAACGAATTGCCTGTAAAGAATGATTAATTGCATATACAAGACTGCTGTACTTATTGTATAGCAGTCTTATTTTATATAATGAAAGGATGGTTTTATGGCTGGAAATCTTTCCACAAGAAGTGGTGACTATAATACAAGTATATGTAGTTTTTATGTTGATACAGAAGCCGAGATAGCACAACTTCCTACTACTATTAAAAAGGCAAGTGGAACATTTGCAGGTAATCCAGATTTTGATGTATTTCCTGCACTTAGATCAACGTGTATTGTTGGTAATTATGACGGTGAAACCGAGGTATACATTCTTACCTCTTCTGGCTGGAAAAAGATATGAGGTGAGTAAATGAATACATTCAATAATGATGAAATGTATACTATTCTAAACAAAAAGATAACAAAGGGTAATGGAAATATTAGTTCTCTTACTGAGGAAGTAAATAATCATATTACCGATACAGATATTCATGTAACAGCAGCTGATAAGACAAAGTGGAATGGGTATGAAAGTACCAAGGCAGACAAAACCGACATTTTATCACAGACTATCGCAGAAAATCATAATAATATCTTCCGTGGCGATGATCTGTTCGCCAAGGGATATACGATAGATGACATCTGCGCTATGATTAGTGACGGAAGTTTTTCTGATATCTATATCGGTGACTATTTCACGTTGTCGGGAGACATTGCGAATGTTCCCTGTTTCGTAGAGCAGATCGGTGATGATGGTACAAAATCACTGGTCGAATCGACCCAGACTGTCACATACAATACCAAATTTCGCATTGCGGGATTTGATACATACCTGAATACAGGCGATACGGCATTTACACAGCATCATGCTGTTATTGTGCCTGATGGGGTTATCGGTAACAATCGAATGAACGGCACAAATACAACTACTGGGGGATATGTTGGCAGTTTCATGTTTGCATCGGTATTACCTATGTATGATACACATTTTTCAGCAAAATTAAATAATCACCTATTGTCACATCGTGAAATTCTGAGCAATAGTGTAACTGGAAACCAGGCAAGTGGCTGGGCGTGGGCTGATGTAAAAATCAATCTGATGTCTGAACCAGAGGTGTATGGCAGTAATCTGTGGGGAAACAAATATGATGCAGGTGTAAATTATAGGCAATTTCCATTGTTTAGAATTGCATCAAAATATATTTGTAACCGCAACTGGTACTGGCTAAACACCATTGCTGGAGGAAGCGACTTTACGGCTATGACCAGCAATGGTAATGCAACCCGCAATGGGGCTGGGGTTGCACTTGCCGTCCGCCCCCGTTTCTGCATAGGCTGAGGAGGTACGACAAATGGATACATACAATGAAATCCAGCAGAAAATTGCTGACTGCCGCTGGAAGTTGTCAGATAGCGCCAGCCCCATAGGCGACTGGAAAATAGCCAAGTGCTATGAATATGCGTTGATGGGGCTGCCTGCACCGTATGACATGACCGAATTAAACGCCAAACGTCAGGCGGTAAGAGACGAAATTAACGAGCTGGAAGAGAAATTGAAAAAATTTGATATTCCTGTGGTTAGGAAAGAGGAGCAGCAGATGGGGGTAATTCTCAAATGATAGTATATAAAAACAAATGGTTTATTATCAATATGGAATACCCAGATACAGACTGGCTCGGAGATGCCGATTGGGTTGTTTCAGATGATTCGGAACTTGGTAAGAAAATAGTATCCTATGCTCCTAATTTTGATCTTATAATCAAGGACGGCAAGCTTATTGATGTTAAAAAGGGTAAGATTACTAAGGAAGAGCTTGATGGTATCAAGGAAGATAAAATTGCACAGTCTAAAAAAATGTTATCTGAATGGCTTGCAAGTCATCCGTATCTGTACAGCGATGGCAAGTATTACAGTTGCACCGAGGAGAAGCAGTCACTCCTGAATGGAAATTTAGCATCTTACGAAAGAGCCAAAGTAATAGGTGTTGAGTATCCTCTGAAGTGGAATGCAACTACAGCAGAGTGTACCGAGTTCGGTTATAATGACTTACTTGCTTTGAGTCTGAGCATTGCAGCTTATGTTGCACCCAAGGTAAGCAAACAGCAGTCAATAGAAGTTCAGATAAGAAATTGCGAAACTATTGAAGCTGTAGATGCGATAGAGATAAGTTATGATTAAACAAATAATCAAAAATAGTACGATTTTTGTTGCCTGTGGAATTGTTTATATTATAATCGAGCTATTATACCGTGGCTACACATCACTCAGTATGTTTTTTTGTGCTGGTGCTATTGGACTTTTAGCTTCGCTTGTAAATAATCTTTTTTCATTTGAGATATTGCTTCAATGGCAGTTGGCTATAGGAACTGGTATAGCTACGTTTTGTGAAGGTATCACTGGACTTATGCTTGTGATGATATACGGATATAACCCTGTATGGGATTATAGTAGATTGCCATTTACATTCTTTTGGGGACAGTGTAATGTGTTCTTTTGTCTTATCTGGATAATATTATGTTTTATAGCTATATTACTTGGGGATAGCATTGAGTATTATTTATTTGATGGTAAGAGAGCTTATTATAAGGTGGCTAAGAATAAAATATGGTTTTGGTTGCCTAAGAAAAGATAATTCTATTTGAGATATAATTTTAGGGATAACGAAGTGAATTTCGTTATCCCTATTTTTTACGATTTTCAAAATTAATATGACAAAGCTGCCCTTTCCCACATAATTAAGCAAATCATTGTGGGAAGATTTTTAGTGGGAAATTAGTGGGAAATTGCACAATATTTTCATTGTTTCATTAGCCTTTTCCTTTATTTATGCGTTTTTTAAAATGTGATATCATGTTGAGGCAAGGAAAATCCCCCTTTCTGAATAATGGCAGAGGGCGGCAGCATCTTGTGCTGTCGCCCTCTTGATTACCGAACAGCAA